AATGGTCAGACCTATCTTATTGACAATCTTTTCAACCTTTATCGACACGACTCTATCAACAACGACAACGATATCTCCTCTATCGGCACTTTCGACCACAACAATCAAACCATTACCCTATTCTAAGTTGTAAGGGAACCTACGGTTCCCCTAAGACCCCTCCCTTAAAGGGTATTAGGTTGTTAAACATAAACATCAAAAAAATACTATAAAAATAGTTTCATTTAGTTTAATGAAACCATTTTTTATTTGATACGATAATTTGCACGGCTACGTGATGCGCATTGGGACGTTGTTATTGCGTATTGTTCTACGCATTCGACCATTTTTTTTACGACTTAAAACACCACTCCGACGACTCAATCTGCGATAGCAAAATCTAGATTTTCTCGAATCGCGTCGCACATTCACCTTGCACGTCGGCAATTCTAAATTATCAGTTGTTATTTCTAGTTTAAGAACCATATATAATTTAGCATTATATAATTTGAAACTTTACTTTTCGTTTACTATCATATTCATCTCCAAAATAATATAATTTGAAATTTGCATCTGAATAAATACTTATATTTAAATCGGTTATTATCTTTCCAAATGTTCTCAAATCATGCAAGTATATCGAATATTTAAACATTCCGTCCTTGTCTATTACTTGGTCAAAAACCACACCAGGATGTATGGCGGCAACTATATCCGGGTTATTATAGCACATGGTCATTAAATCGCAATCAGTTTGGACCTTACGTATAGACTTAGTTTTCTTATTTACGTATTCGATTTTGCGCGTCCAATCATTTACAAATTTGGATGCGCTTTCGCTAATTTCTGAAATATTCATATGACAAATGAAAATGGTCTGGTTCAATAAATCCACCAATCGTCGGATTGGGCTAGTGATATGAACATATGAATCTGCCTTAAGAAGTTGGTGACTAATATTCTCGGTGTTAGAGAACACAACATATTTGCAAGATACATCGTTCCAATTACGTATAATTCTACTCATCTTATTGTCTGTGTTCTCTTTTATAATAGCGGTTCTAAAAATTCCATTTTGAATTAGTGCGAGTTGTTCGCCACACTTACTGTTCATAAAAATCATCCAGTATTCGACTAAGTCATGACTATCGTTTATGTCAGGCTTAATTTTCTTGGTAAGTTCGAGTATGAGTTTATAGTTTTTATTAGAAAGTAGTTTGGGTTCTTCATATGCAAAATTAGAATGGACTTTAATTGAGACATTTTTAAATTCAGGTTTAGATATAAGCTGTCCATTCGAATCCAAATATACGTCCATACAAAATGCAACCCGCGTTTGTTTTTCGAGTAGACTGCATAGATTTTCAGATAAAACCGCGGGAAGCATTGTTCTCTTCTTATCGGGCAGATAGATAGTCGATACTCTATGTTCAATCTGGTCCCATAATTTGAGCTCTTCCATAAACACAAATACATTTGCAATATAGATACTTACTTTATAACCATCTCCATCCTGCTGAATGCTGAATGCGTCATCTATGTCAGTACAACCATGTGGGTCAATCGAATAAACAAGAACATCCTGACGGTCCTCAATGTTGTATTTTGGATTTTCTATTATACGACTAACAATGTTGCCATTTAATTTAATTAGTTCTCTCATTTTGCCTGTAAATAAAGCAATCGAATCATGGATATCCTTACAATACAATTTATATTCGTAATATGCGTCCATTACGTTCACATCACCAATCGTTTCCAAAATCATACCCCTCGGGTGTTTATCATTCCAGTGCTCGAATCGAATTACAACGTATTTATTTTTTACATCCTTAGAGAACCCCAATTTAATGTCATATGGAACCAAGAATGCGGGAAGTTCTCGATTATCAGGGATACATTTATATAGGTTCCTCTTTCCGTTCTCTGTTTTGCCATACGTCCTATTCCCATTTAGAATAAGCACGCCAGGAATTATTTCACCAGAGCGGATATACGAATACATCAACGTTCCCGACTTATCAACTACATCCGATGAGAACATTTTAGAAGTTTTCATTTGGATATTTTTGAATGACTCATTATCTCGCTCTGGAATAAGTGAATCTAATTCATAGAACTCAAACTGTCCGTTTTCTACTATTATCTGATACATGCATATAATTATACATACATGTGTCTATATAGGTTTACAATTTATTATCTGACTATAACATTTGCGGTTATGCCCGTCTTACTCTTAACGGCCATCTTATTAAAGGGGCGTCTCGTAATATATTCGTCGGCAGGCGTTCCAATCATTTCCAGTTTTTTAGGGTAAATGATGTTGCTCTTGTCTTTCGCTCCATAGTAAATCATGCGCATTCTGCCATTTGAACGACAGAAACTATATTTCACCCCATATAACTCGGCGGCTATTTTGCAGAACTCAATGAATGAAACTGGACGTTTTGCGGGCGGAGGAGACCTACTCTTAACGGTCTTATTATTAACAGAGTGACATTTACCAGTTTTAGGCGGGCAGCGCCTGGTTCCATTTCGGCATCGAGAGGACATTATATATTGTATAAAGATAATTGTCCTAAATCAAACAAATTTAAACTGTATATCAGTATTTATTAATATAACTCCTGTTCCAGACCAATGCGCATATTTAGTAAAGTCATACTTTTCGTCCGTTAGTCCATCCCACAATCGTTGCATACATTCCTTAACCTTTGGGTCAGGGTGTCTAGTTATATCATCCAATATAATTATTCCACTAAACTTCAGCTCTTTCAGCTTATCAATCAGTTGTCGTTCGAAGGTTTCATAGTGATCGACATCAATCATAACAATTGAGAGTTTCTTTACAAAATCCTCTGTTAAATCCTCAAACACGTCCTTCAAATGGAACTTAATATTACTCTTTGTAAACAGTTTGTGGTTAATATCATCAATATAATCATTAATATCATAACTAATTACTTGATTTGAATTATTATGCGACAGGGCGACAGCGCTTCTGCCGGTGAGAGTTCCAACATCCAATATTACCGAATTATTAAAAAATGTAGATAAATATGAATACAAACGATATTCTTGGTCGCCAGATTTATTTACATAATAGTCAGAAGTAACCAAGTATTCGTGATTTTTTAGTTGAAAGGTGTCAAGTATTTCATTAGAAATCGGTATAATCATTATATATTATAAAACAATATGTGGTTTAAGTAAGTTATTATCGAATTTATTTGTTTGTTAACTGCTTCGGCGATTTATATGTAAATTTATTATAGATTGCGCCTAGGCTCAATAATGGCATAGCAAACGGCCAGTAAAATCCGGTAAATACTCCCAAAAAGGTACAACCAGTTATATTTACAAAGGACGTAACTGCTGAATTGCGGTCGTATTTATCAGAATGACATAGTTCTCCCATAATACCAGAAGAAAATCCTACAAATGTTGAAAATATTAATACCGGCACTCCAATATTTCCGTATATACGTTCGATTGTTTCCAACTCGTTACTCATTTGTATGTATAAACAAATAAAAATGTCTTTACATTGTAATATAAGTATTTTTAATGAGTTGACGTCGCAAATATGTATGCATATTATATATAATGCGTTTAGATTTCATATTTTCGTATTGGATTCTTATATGGTTTATCGCATACGTTGTAAAATTTACAACATTTAGTCCAAAGTTTGCATTTATAATCGGAATAATAGAAAATATAGGAGTACTTATGCTTTTAATATACAAGAATGCTAGTGTAAAGTCAGTTTTATATTTTTTTATGGTAGTTATAATAACAAAGTTATTGCCACTTTATTACATGCGTAATAATACAATTAAACATGAAGATGTAATATTTACATTGGCGCTTTTTGTATTATATAATGCATGGTTGTTTATAAACAACACAAATTTTATAAATATTAATATGAAAGCAGTAGATTCGATGGCTCGTGAGCGACACGACATGCCTATGTTAAAATTATTTAATTATATAGAAACGAAGATTGCTCGCAAATAAACCATACAAAAACATTATTATATACAAGTATATAGTAATGCCGCCCCGGAAGAAGGTTAACTGCATTAAAACCAAAAAAACATTTGAAAAGGGAGAAGCCGAATGGTTATTGATATTAGAATCGCCATCAAAGTGTGACAAAATAGAGAGTTTCTTAGGTTCTCAATATAAGTGTGTTGCAAGCAATGGTCACATCAGAACAATCGACGGACTAAAATCGATTGACATTACCAACAATTATGCACCAAAGTTCTCTATAATACCAAGTAAACAAGAACACGTAGACAGACTACGCGACATAATCGGAATGTTTCCGAAATCAAATATAATATTGGCTACCGATGATGACCGCGAAGGTGAGGCAATTGCATGGCACATTTGTGACACATTCGACTTACCGGTGTGTTCTACGCATCGAATATTATTTCACGAAATAACGGAATCCGCAATAAAGAAGGCACTACAAAATATGAAAACCATTGATATTAACTTAGTTCACGCGCAGTTTGCACGACAGGTTCTCGATATATTGGTCGGTTTCCGTGTTTCGCCGGTGTTGTGGAAATACCTATATAATAACAAGGATAATGGATTGTCTGCAGGTAGATGCCAGTCACCGGCACTTAGACTCGTATATGAAAACGAAATGGATAAAAAAAATGGAGTCGGCATTAGTAAAACATACAAAACGGTTGCTCGTTTCTTTTCGAGAAATTTAGAATTTAGCCTTTCCAGAGAACTTGACGAAAACGAGGTAAGTGGATTTCTATCAAAATCAAGTGGGTTTTCTCATAATTTGAGTATAGGTTCTCCCAAGGAGTCGGTGAAAGGTCCATCGACACCATTAAACACATCTGCTTTGTTACAACTCGCCAGCAATAATCTGCGTCTATCTCCGAAAGACACAATGGCTCTATGTCAAGTGCTATATCAGGACGGTCACATAACATACATGAGAACAGAGAACAATAAATATTCAAAAGAGTTCTTAGAAGTAGCAGGTTCTCATATATCGAAGACATATGGAGATAAATTTATAGGCGATTTGGTGAAGTTAGAGAACAAAAACGAGAAAAATCCGCACGAAGCGATTCGCGTAACCCATATTGATATGACAGAGTTGGTTGGAAAGTATGAAGGTAAAATAGTATCGTTATATAAGCTACTATGGAGAAATACTATAGAAAGTTGTATGTCAGATTATAAGGCGTCGCTGGTCGAGTGTAGAATCACCGCGCCAGAATCATTGCACTATACACGTGTTATAGAAATACCAATGTTCTCTGGTTGGAGGATAGTAGCCGACAAAATCGACGACGCGAGTGAGGGAAATGGCTTGTTACATTATTTGAAATCCCTTGCATCACCAATTGTTTCCTATAATTCGATAGAATCACGTCCAGTGTTTCATAATAAGCATTCACATTACACAGAAGCTAGCTTAATACGAAAACTAGAAGATATGGGAATAGGTCGACCATCTACATTTGCATCGATTGTGGATACAATACAAGACCGAGGATATGTAAAAAAACGAGACATAGAAGGAGAAAAAATGTTGTTCGCTGAATATAAACTAACAGGTAATCATATTACGAAAACGGAGGTTGAGAAGAACATAGGCAATGAAAGAGACAAATTAATTATAGAGCCTATTGGCGTAATGATATCTGAGTTTTTGGTGTTACATTTTGACATATTATTCTCTTACAATTACACGAGTAATATGGAGACGACGCTTGATAAAGCTACGAAGGAGAACTGGCACGAAATTTGTCGGGATTGCGACACTGCAATACAATCCATGATTGTGCCCGTAAAAAAGGCATCCTACAAAGTGGATGATACTCATGACATTATATTTACAAAGAATGGTCCGGTTCTCCGAGATAATGCCACATCCTCTCTTAAATCGGTAAATCGAGATATGGCATTCGACGTAGACAAATTAAAATCAGGCGATTATACTGTTGGCGAGTTAGCGCAAGTAAAAGAACGAATCATTGGAGAATGGGAGGGCCATGAATTGTCGATTGCTAATGGCCGCTTTGGAGTATTTGCAAAATGGGGATCCGACAAGAAAGGCATCAGCTGTATTAAAAAACCATTTTTAGAAATAACTCTCGATGATGTAAGACCGTTACTGGTAACAACCAAAACTACGGATAGTAATATATTACGTGTTCTGAACAATGAACTTAGTGTCCGAACTGGAAAATACGGAGCATATGTATATTACAAGCGCGATAACATGGCCAAACCAGAATTTTACAATATAAAAAAATTCAAAGAGAGTTTTACTTACTGTAAAGAAGAAACGTTGATACAATGGATATGCGATACGTATAAGATAAATATATACGAATAGAATATATGCAGCAAATAGAATTAAGAAAATTTATGTTATATTATGCGTTAATAGCGCAATTATTCTTTTGCGTCTATCTATTTAACGATAAATTAGAATGGGTAATGTTAATCGGTTCATTCTACATATCCATCTTATTTGCGTATGGACTTATTTCTGAACTATATAACTTTGAAGTAACTCCGAAATTTATAAGCGATTCAGAAATTATCAAATCTTTGGGAGAACTATTCAATACAATCACGGCAAATAAATTTAATATAATGCCTTATTTAAAATACATACTGGTTATTCCAATAATATTACACTTGTCATCTATCAAACTAATTACGAATAACAAAGGTAATAAGAAGATGAAAAAAAGCAAATCAAAAACTAAATTATTGAATAGTGCAAAAATATTTATATGTATAACAACTATATTATTTGGAATTATAGCCGTATTTGGCTTCAAACTGAACATAGAATTTATCAAACCGATAATGGATAAATTAGAATTCATGCCGTCATATGCCACCCCATTACTATTGTTGGTTTCAATTATTGAGGTAATGCTAGCGTCGATTGTATATCAATCATATTAGAACTTAAAGTTTTAGTTCTTTTATTACATAATGAAATTTTACGAATCACATTATGAAGATTATATAGACTCGATTAAGGAGAACAATCTACATCCAGAATTAAAAATAGTATATGACAACCTACCAAAGACTATAGCTGAATTCGGAAACATGATAATATATGGTCCTACGGGAATCGGCAAGTATTCGCAAGCACTCAACATATTGCAAAAATATAGTGCCTCCAATCTAAAATACGATAAAAAAATAACAACTCAAACTGAAAAACAAGATTATACATACCATATTAGCGACGTTCATTATGAAGTGGATATGGCGATGCTGGGATGTAATTCAAAGATATTATGGAGGGACGTTTATATGCAGATTGTAGATATAATAACTGTAAAAAATGATAAGAGTGGCATCATTGCATGTAAGAACTTTCATATGATACACGCGGAATTACTAGACATTTTCTATAGTTATATGCAACAGCATAGCGCAAGTATATGTATTCGATTTATTATTATAACTGAACACGTAAGTTTTATACCTAACAATATAATTCAGTCATGTAACATTATAAGCTTACGTAGACCTACACACAAACAATATTCAATGATAACCAATAGTCGTTTTGATTACGACTTTATAAATAGACCTAATAATAATACAAATGGCAATATTTTAAATACAATCAATGTGAATGAGATTGTAAACTGTAAAGAAGTCAAATCATTTGCCATAATAAAGGATGGAAAAATACCAAAGGATATATTTAATGTAATATGTGATAACGTCATCGAAGAAATGAAGAATCATAATAAACTGTCATTTGTAGGGTTTCGCGATGCAATATACGATATGTTGATTTACAATTTGGATATAACGGAATGCATTTGGTATATCTTATACTACTTCATTCAAAATGAAAAAATGCGCGACGCAGATGTATCTGATATACTCGATAGATGCTATATGTTCTTGAAATACTATAATAATAACTATCGACCAATTTATCACTTAGAAAGTATTTTGTTTTATTTTATAACTAAGATATACCATTATGAATAATGAGATGGCTCGCTTAGCGCTAGATATAGACAAGTACGTTGTGATAACTCCGGAGATATTGAAAAAGCAATATCGAATAAAAGCTCTCATGTATCACCCAGACAAAAACAAATCACAAGATGCAAACGACCAGTTTCGACAAATACACGAAGCATATCAATTCCTATCACATAATAACAAACCTCCAGAGAACCAGACATATGTCGATTTATTGAAAGAGTTTTTGCATAACAATTCACCGATTGTTCATATAATAGTAAACAAGCTGACACAATTATGTGAAGAAAAGGCTGTTAAATTTATAGAGACCATAGACAAACAGATATTAATTGATATATACAAACTGTTAGTATCTAATAAGGATATATTACATATACCAGATATACTGATAAATGAAATGAAGAGAATATTAATAGCAAAGACAAGCACTGACGAACGTATCATATTGAATCCTTCGTTAGAAGATTTGATGCTAGATAACTTGTATAAATTGGTAGTAAATGAACAAACATATCTGATACCACTTTGGCATCATGAACTTGTATACGACAATTCGGGTAGCGACTTGTATGTCAAATGCAACCCAATATTACCTGACCACGTAAAAATCGATGAAATGAACAACCTTATAGTTTCATTACAATACAATATATATGACTTATTGATTGTGGATGCTGTCAATGTTCTCATTGGCGGGCGTGAATTCTCATTTCAACCAAAAGAACTGAAGATAATGAATCGACAACAAATTGCGTTCGTAGGAGTTGGAATATCTCGAATTAAACCAAAGAATGTGTATGACGTATCAACGAGAGGTGACGTTGTATTAGATATTAGCTTTAGCGCGTGATTTATGAGTGAACGACCGTCGCTTTCTGCGTGACTCTTTTTTGAGTGTTCTTGGTGGCGATTGTCGTTTTATTATAGAATAACTGGGATGTGAGTTATCTAAACCTAAACTTAGCGTTTGAAAGGAACGTTCCACATCTGTCTTTTCATATTTGCCTGTCATATAAACGACTACAATAATTCCAAAACATGACTCTTCTATTAACTGGTTTAAATCAATTGATGTTATCGATTCGAGGAAACGGAGATACTCTCCTCCGCCGCCACTAGAGTCAGAAGATGAAGATGAAGATGATACCCGTTTGCGTATCTCGCCGGATATTTCCTGTTTGATGGCGGAAGGAATCGCAGCGTTACTTTTGGCGAGAGTGACCGGTGCCTTTGTAACGAGTGGACGTGCAATCGCTTTTTTTGTTATAGGAACCGCCCTAGCTGCTGAACCATCATCAGATGATGAAGATGAGGATGAGGATGATGAGGACCAAGACGGTAAAGGAGATGGCAATTTATTTTTTACAGTATAAGATTGAATATGTTTTCTTACAAAATCGAGTAAAGGGCCATTTTTTATTTCGCGTATATGTTTGCGAGCATTTTGTATTTCAAGCAAGTGTCTACTACGCAGAACCGTTTCATCTCTAGATAAATAACCCTTTATAGTATTTATGTCTGCTCCAATTTCAGGAAAATCATGCGCAATGGTTTCTCGTGTCCGTTTTATAACCTGTTGAATTGCTCTGTTCCTTGCAAAAAATAATTCGAAAACGTATTCTGGTATAGGACTATCCGGCTGAGTTAACAATTCATATATCCAGTCGACATTATAACAATGATTTTTCAAAATGCCTATAACGTCAATTAAAATATCACGTCTATCAGGCGCGTATATAAATGCCATTGTTTTTTCTATAAGCTGCTTGTCTTTTACGCCTGTGCGTTTTGCAAGACCGTAGTCAATCACTAACGTGCGATGTCCACTATACCATTTTTCGCTTGTGTCGTCGCTAACAAAATAATCTGTGTTTTTACATACAAGTGAATTTTTTACATGATAATCATTTTGTATATATCCATGTTTTATGTGCATTAGAATTTCATAAAGATGCATAGATATTAGTTGAAATTTTCTGTCGCGTTTTACTATTAACATGTCACGATTTAACGTGGAAGACGGAGCATCTATGCCTATATGTTCCATTGCCAACAATCCAACGCGTCTATTAAGAAAAAACTCTAAGTATTGTTGAGTATGTTCGCCAATTAAATTTTGCGTTAGCAAAATACCTATATCAAAATTATTGTCATAACATAAAATAGTTGGCGCATTTGGCTCAAAAAAATTACAAGTTGACTTTACGATTGATTGTTGCATCTCATATTCGCGTCTAAACTCCCATTGAGATACATCAGTCAAAAATTTGGATATATAACTAATTGTCTTAGTATCATCTCTTAAAACGCACAATTTTATTATAATTCGTTTTATTTTAAGACCGAATTGATTTGGACGAAACCCATAATAAATGCCCGGTGCGTCATCATTGCATTCTAAAATAAATACAGTGCCGCTACCTCCTTGTGATAAATATTTAATACTAGAGTGTTTCAGAAACTCGAGCAAATTAACTTTATCATCGCCATCTTTATAAAGTCCTATTACTCCGCCGACTTTACCCATATACTATAAGCGAACATATTTTGCTAATTGTTCAAATATACTTAAAAGGTATTTTTGAATATGGTCTATGACTCCGTCTGCTGCCATTTACCAGAATGCTATTTTGCATAATAAAACATCACATGAATATTTCGTAGAACATAAGCGAGGTAGTAATAAACTCGCTATCATCATCGACCCTAGATACGATGCGATGATGGAGGCAGTTATACAAAATTTTATGTATTACATGAATCCTTGTGGTTGGAACTTATTGATAATGAGTTGCAACCTTCACCGTCAGCAAATTACACAGAGATACCCCGACTGTTTCTTCAGTCCGATTGAAAGCGAAATGATATTTTTCGATTCAAATAGCGTGCCAAACATAAGCGTTGATTCCTATAACAAAATACTAATGGATATGAATTTCTGGAAAAGTTTGCCGGCGGATAATATTTGTATTTTTCAGAAGGATTGCATTATGTTCAAGATGTTTCCGGAATATTTTATGCAGTATGATTTTGCCGGAGCAAATTGGTATACTAAGGATATTTCACTATTCAATGAAGGTGTGAATGGTGGGTTTTCTCTTCGCAATCGTCAGGCTATGATTGATTGTCTCGATAAGATTACATTTGATTCGATAGAAAAATATAGGCAGGATGCGCTGATTAATACGTCTGCGATTTTCCGAAATATCAATCGCGACTTTTTACGTCGGCCACTAAAGCTGAATGAGGATGTATTTTTTACATATGCATGCGAAATGTTGAACAAACGAATGCCTGACGTGATTCATCGTTCATTTTTGGCAATTGAGGGTATGTTCAATCCCGATACTTGTGTATATCATGGTTGGCATTATAACTACCACAATGCAAATATGGCAACGATGATGCTATTTAATTCTACATTATTTTCTAATTATTAATATATAAAATGAGCACTCGTAGTAGTCGTAGTCGTAGCAGTAGCAGTAGCACTCGAAGCAATCGTCCTACATTAACATTTGGTGACGTATATGACGGAAACAGAAGACTGCCTTTAAGTGAAGTAGATAACTTAAAATCAGATTCTCCAACTAGCCGTTATTATAAAAAAACGGTATTTCCTAATGCCGAACATGGATTGCCGGAGTATAAATATTGGCGAGGTGATTATTGGCAATCTCCGAAAGAGCATAAAGCTGCAATAGAATCATTTAAGGCCGAATTAATGGCAGGCAAATCTATAACTATAACTCGCAACGAGAATGGAAAATTTAATGCGTGTACTGCTACTGCATGTGTTATGTTGACTGCTGCAGCATTATTTGCGGCAGTCAAATTTGCATCTGGTGGAAAAACTAAGAAACGCAATGTAAATTTGCGTAAAACTAAGAAACGAATATTTAGGTGAAATCAATAAAAAATAATTTTATTTTTATTGATTTTTTTAGACTTGATTTTTAAACTTGATTTTTTTTGATTTGATTATTTACTTGGCAGCAACTACCTTCTTCTTGATTACCATCTTCTTGGCAGGCTCCTCTGCGGCAACCGGAGCAGGAGCAGGCTCTGCTGCCTTCTTCACGACGACCTTCTTTGCCGGAGCCGGCGAAGGCGCAGGAGTAGGAGCGGGAGTAGCCTCTACCTCCTCGTCACTATCCTCGGCGGTAGTGTCGACTACCTTCTTCTCCTCCTCCACAGCATCCTCATCGACGGCCGCAGGCTGGCTCTCAAGCGCCTCCTTATCCTCGCTAGACAGATTGATATGGCACTTTCCATAAACGCTGTCGCTCACCCTCGGCTTGACAACTCCCTGCACCATCTTCCAAGTGAGACCCCAACCCTTTCCACCAATCCAAATGCCTCCGCACTGAAGAACGCAAGCAATGTTGCTGAGCTTGGGGACGAAATCCGGCGGCGTCTGCGTCGGGTCCTCGCTCGGGAAGATGAGGTTGGAGTTAGTGTCGTAGAGCTCAACTGCCCACTTATCGTTGTAGCAAGGAACCTTGGCGCGGATGCTGGGCGGCTTCGTGTAATCAATCTTCTTTGAATCCTTGTTCTTGCTATACTTGAGGAACGGGAAGAAGGTGTGCTTGCAAAGCTCACGCGACATCGACTCTCCCCACCAAAGCTCGGAATTCGCCACCGCATCATCCAAAATCTGATTCTCGAACGCCTTGAGCTTATCTAGGAACGCCGTCGTGGCGGGGGTCTTGTATTCATCATTCGGGAAATTGAGCGAGATGCTGAACTTACCATCGGACTCTCCCTTATCATCAATGAAATCCGCGATTCCCCAGGTCATCATAAGAGGAGTAGTGAAATGAAGCGACCTACTGGTCTGCTTGCTAATAACATTAATCGACTTTCCTCCCTTTTCATTGACCTTGGGCGGCATATACTTGATGGCACTGGTATTCCAGTCGGAAACAGAGAGAACAACGGGCTTAGACTGAGTGAAAGTAGACATCTTTATAACAGAAGAGGACTTGATTGAATACTATAACAACACTCTAACCTTTAAATCAATTTTCCGAACAATAAATCGAGTTCGCACCATAAATCGTGTGTTTTAGCAATAAGTTCCGTGTTGGATTTACTTTACAACACAAAATATATAAACATAGTATAACTAGTGAGAGTATATGCAGACTTTTTCCAAATTTGTAGATTCTAACACAAAAGTGGAAGCGCCATTAGACCACAAACGATATTTCGCAGAGAACATCAACCTGTCAAAATACAAAATCCCCGACTTGAAACGAATTGCAAGAGAGAATGGGTTATTTGTGTCAGGAACAAAGACACTACTAATCGAGCGAATACTACGAAATTTTTCAATGATTCGACATGTGATAAAGTGTCAGTCGCGAGTTAGGCGAAATGCCGTGTTGTCGAAGATAAACATGAGAGGTCCTGCGCTCAAGGCAAAAGACAGAGAAAAATGTGTAAATGACACCGACTTCTATACACTCGAGCCAATTACAGAAATAGAGAACGTTGATTTCTTTAGTTATAAAGACAAACAAGGCTTCATATATGGATTCAGTCTAAAATCTCTGGCAATGATGAATGAGACGCAAGGTTCTCTGATAAATCCATACAATCGCGATGCTTTTGGAGATGCAACGCTCCGTAATATAAATGCACTCATCGACAAACCCAAGACTAAATCTTTAGACGAAATGGAGTTTGAAACGTTCAATCGGTTGCGTGAACTTCGAAATGAAACTGCTGATGCACGAATTGAAAAACTATTTTACGAAATCGACCGTTTAGGCAACTACACATCGTCGACTTGGTTCTCCCGATTGAATAGAGAACAGTATATTTATTTATTCAAGCGAGTGAGAGAACTATGGAATTATAGAGGGCAGATGGAAGATGAGACGAAACGTTTAATTTGTCCTTATTTCGAACCATTTCAGTTCCGATTGAATAGATATTTGAGTTTTATGAATAATGCCAGAGAGCGGAATTTAACCGATGAGGAATGTCAGAAGATATGTATCATAGCATTTGAGAATTTAATTTATACTGGACGCGATGATAATTTAAAAAATATAGCGGTCATGCATATATTGTCGGTAATTACTTTAGTATCTCGGGAGGCGAGAACTGCTATGCCATGGCTGCATGATTCGATTGTTTATTTAATGAGTCTATAGGCGCGTATTTTATGTAAAAATAATATTATGAATCAAAAATGTTTAGTGCACTCCGTGTTATCATGTCATTGTATACAATAATAAATATATTTATGGTATAAACTACTTAAATAATAAAGGTATAACATAGTATAAGCCGAAATGGTCAGAGCCACTAAGTCCGATAAGCAATCCGCTACCCCCACCCCTGCCACTCTCCCTGCCGCCCCGACCCAGGTCGAGGTTGCCGCCGCTAAGCCTCGTGCGCCTAAGAAGGCTGCCGCTGCCCCCGCGGTTGCGCCCCCGGCGCCCCCCGCCCCCGTTGCGACTACCGCCGTCGTTGAGGTTGATGCCGCTGCTTCCGTCGAGTCCTCCACTGCCGTTAAGGTTCAGGAGTTCGGTGCCAAGCTCCAGCAGATGGCTGGACTCTTCGCTGCCATGAAGAGCGATTACAAGACCCTCGAGAAGGTCTTCTCCCGCGAGCTCAAGAGCGCGCAGAAGAACTCCAAGAAGAGGAAGTCCTCTGGAAACAGGCAGCCCTCTGGGTTCGTCAAGCCCACCCGTATCAGCGACGAGCTTGCCAAGTTCCTCGGAAAGACCGTTGGAACCGAGATGGCGCGCACTGAGGTGAGCAAGGAGATTAACGCCTACATCCGCGAGAAGGGTCTCCAGGACAAGGAGAATGGACGCAAGATTCACCCCGATGCGAGCCTCTCCAAGCTCCTTGCGCTCACTGCCGCCGACGAGCTCACCTACTTCAACCTCCAGCGTTACATGAAGCACCACTTCATCAAGGAGGCGGCCGTTTCTGCGTAAATATTTAAATAAGTAATAAATAAAAAATAAAAAAATGTAATCGAGCATAATAAATTATATTACAAGAAAAAACTTGTAACATAATACAAGCAGAAATATATTTAATAGTAAATAGCTTAAATAGTATATGCATTATAATTCATAATGGATTCTAACATCAAGAATACAGTGGCGGTTGAGAGTTCTGACTTCGAGAAGACTGTTAAGACGTATGTCGAGAAAAACAAGCCTTATGTATGCCTTCTAACTCCGTGTTATGGTGCAGTTTGTTTCATCGAGTATGTGACCTCACTAATTGCTACTATGAATGTGTGTAGTTCGGTAGGAATTCGAGTAAAGGTTGAATTTTGCCGAAACGATAGCCTTGTGTCCAGGGCTCGCAACAATTTAGTTGCGCGAGCGCTGGGCGACAAGGAGGTTACTCACGTTCTCTTTATCGATGCCGATATTATTTGGGACCCGGTTTCGATTATGAAGCTACTTGTCGCTGATAAGGGATTGATTGGTGGCATTTATCCTCTCAAGAATTATTTCTGGGATAAGCTAAGCACAGATACGGGAATTACAAAGACTTGGATTGATGCGAAGAATGCTTCACAGCTGAAGAATCTTATTACTGACAAGGACTTGATTCAACACAAGCTACTCAATTATAATTTGAACTTGCTCCCTACCGGATTAATGATTGAGAATAACATAGGAAAGGTGAGACACATTGCTACAGGATTTATGATGATTAAACGTGAGGTTTTTGATAAGATGTTTATTGCATTCCCTTCGACTAAGTATACGGATGACGTGTCATTCCTTCGTCCGGAGGAGAACAAGTATGCTTACGCGCTATTCGATTGTGGAGTTGAGGATGACCATTACTATTCCGAGGATTGGATGTTCTGTAGTAGGTGGAGCAAGATGGGAGGCGAGATTTGGGTTGACATCTCTATCAATCTCACTCACATTGGTATCGAGCGATACAATGGAAATTATCTGTCACAATTGATTTCCGACCGTTAAACATTTAGACCAATAATATATATTTATATAATATAAATGCAAAACTGGGGTGTCGGAAGATAGTTAATAAAACTATATAAATATATTATCTATTTATATAATATAAAATAAATGCAGAAACCACAGAATTGGGGATGGGGCATCGGAAGATAAACATTAGTATCATTTGAATTATAAATTCATATGATAATCATTAGTCAACCTCCGCAATATCCGGATTAGGGGTATATTGCTTTGGACTGAACGAAGACATTTTCTCATTAAAACTGGCAATCTTCTGATTGAATTCATCGGCGCTTGTGTCCACGTTCTGCTTCTCTAACCACGCAAATTCCTCATCTAGAAACCGCTTGGCCTCATCCCTCGATGACTCGGGAACCTTATCCATATCATTTTTGGTTCCATACAACATGCCTTCATACTGATTCTTTGCATCTACGCGCTCCTTTCGCTTCATATCCTCTTCCTTATACTTCTCCGCATCATTAATCATACGCTCAATATCCTGTTCGCTCAATCTACCCTTATCATTTTTAATAGTAAGAGACTTTCCGGCTCCTTCACCAACCTTGGCGCTTACAGTGAGAATGCCGTTTGCATCAATGTCATAGGTTACCTTAATCTGAGGAACTCCACGAGGAGCAGGTGGTATTCCATCTAGAACGAACTCGCCCAACTTCTTATTATCATGTGTGAACTGGCGCTCTCCCTCAAAAACACAAATATTCGCACCAGGCTGATTGTCCGCATATGTCGAAAATACCTGCTCCTTCTTACAAGGAATCGTGCTATTTCGCTTGATTAGAACAGTCATGACATTTCCGGCCGTTTCGATTCCTAGACTTAGAGGAGCAACGTCGAGTAGAAGAATCTGCTGTGTCTGTTTCGTAGTTCCTCCACACAAAACGTCGCCCTGAACCGCTGCACCATACGCAACACACTCATCCGGATTCACCGAACGGCACAGCTCCTTGCCGTTGAAAAACTTACTCAACTCCTCCTGTAGCTTAGGAATACGAGTCGTTCCACCTACAAGAACAATTTCGTTAATCTGCGACTTACTAATCTTTGCATCCATAAGGACCTTCGTTACCGGCTCCATTGCCTTCTTATAGAATCCTACACAAATATCATCGAATCTGGCACGGGTCAACACAGTATTGAAATCAATCGAATCCATAAGCGCATCAATCTCAATCGTGGCATTCGTTGACGTGCTCAATGTTCTCTTTGCACGTTCGGCGGCGGTCCTCAATCGGCGAATTGCCCTTGGATTTTCGATAGTCTTCTTATGCTTCTTGCGAAACTCCTCCTTCAAAAAATCCACAATCATTGTGTCGATATCCTCGCCGCCCAAATGTGTGTCTCCCGCAGTGGCCTTCACCTCGAACACTCCATCGTCAATCTGCAATAGAGATACGTCGTGCGTTCCTCCTCCACAATCGAAAATGAGAACATTCTTGTCTCCAGTAGTCTTCTGGTCTAGACCATATGCCAGCGCGGCGGCAGTTGGCTCATTGATGATTCTCTCTACATTTAATCCAGCGATGGCCCCGGCATCCTTCGTAGACTGACGCTGAGCATCATTGAAATACGCCGGAACGGTGATGACGGCGCGACTCACCTTGTGTCCCAGAAATGCCTCTGCAGTTTCCTTCATTGATGTAAGAATCATAGCGCTAATCTGCTCGGGCGTATAATTAGTGCCGTCGATTACAATCTCAGGCGAATCGTTCTTTCCGCTAACCACCTTATAGGAAAGATTAGGGAGCTCCTTCTGAACATCCGGGTCATTAAACTTGCGACCAATCAAGCGCTTTACGTCAAAAATCGTATTTAATAGATTACTAGTTACTTGGTTCTTGGCCGCGTCGCCTACAAGACGCTCGCTATCAGCAAACGCAACCCACGAAGGTGTGGTGCGGTTTCCCTGACTGTTTGCAATGATTTCGACATGTCCATCACGCATAACGGCGACACACGAATTTGTGGTCCCCAAATCGATTCCAATAACGGTATCCTCTTCGCCTGGCATTATATTTGTTTAATGTCGTTTATCTTTAAGCCGTTTTATAAAAATCGCAATACAGTATATATGACAAAGACGCGATGTGTCTCTGGTTGCAAAGGTTTAGACACCGAAATTTGTGAAAAAGCTCCGCGCTGTTCTTACGCAAATGGCGAAAAACGTCAATTTTGCCGTTTAGGTCGAACATTTAAGATGAATAAATCTGACTGTAGTGTCCGAAGGAAGACAAACAAGAATCAAAAGGCTGCAACAATTCAGAAATTTATGAAGAAAACCACGTATAAACGCAGAGCGGAATTCTTAAAGGCCATGTGTAGTGATTCTGGTTTCTGTTACGCTATAGGTAAGAATCGTGCAAAGATATTCGATTTCTTCAATGGGTTCGTTAATTTCGAGTTTGTCAAACCACCAGTCATTGCCATAGGAAACCCGTCGTCGAACGGTTTCGTTAAATCCATACAATATGAGCGTCTCGGATATTCCGCAAATGCGGTTCTCAAATCATCAACCAAATCCACCGCAGACAATTTGGCATACGAATTTCTAGTTGGGATGTTTTTGAATCGCATGGGCAATCGGTTCCCTTGCTTTGTTCAGACATACGGCCTATATTATTATGAGTCCGAACAAGCATGGCAGCATGCGCGCGACACAAAACGCATGACTACGAATATACTGAAGGATTCATTAGAATTGTATAAGCGATTGAACAATTATAATCATGATATCAAAACTGTAATTAACGAAGACGCTTGTAATAATTCGAAATATGCTGCGCTATTGATTCAACATTTTAATAATGTGCAGACGTTCGGTGATTTATTATATTCATCGAGTCAATATGGCGAAACATGGGGTAATTTTACACTGAAAGATTTGCCGTATATTTTATATCAGGTTTACATGCCTCTTGCTGTTATGACAAAGACGTTCACTCATTATGATTTACACCATAATAACGTGTTGTTGTATGAGTCGTCTCCTGGAAAATATATTAAATATTTTTATCATAATGGAAGTGAGACTGTTACGTTTAAATCGAAATACATGGCTAAAATAATCGATTATGGCAGGGCATTTTACAAGGACAATGAAGTCAAAAACGTGTCCTCCACCGATGTTCTCAAAACCGTTTGCACGATTGATGATTGTAATGAGCACGGTGAAGATTGTGGTAATAGGTCTGGGTTCAGATATTTAACGAACATGATGGAGCCAGATACATATTTCATGAGTAGTTCCGAAGTAAATCCAAGTGCGGATTTGCGTTTCTTGTATCTAGTGCGTAAAGCATTCCAAGAACATGGTGTGAATGCGGGAAGTGGAGATTGTGGTCCTGCTGATTTGGAACTAGAAGCATTCGAACCGATTGACCAACTCATGGACAAGATTTTTTATGGTAATGGATTGTACCGTGGTCAAACAAAATATGGAACTAAACCAGTGAAGACTTCGGGCTTGCCCGATATTGTTGAAAATGTGGAAGATGTCGAGGAGGTGTTGCGCGATATGTTAATTGGTAATTCCGCTTTGCGTGCATTCAATGAGATTGCATACGAAAATATGGAAAAGATATGTGATATTCATATCTATGCCGATGGCGTCACTAATATGAGAATACGCATGGCGTAATTGTTGTTCTTTAAGTAGGAAAATCAATAACTCTTAAAAGTCTTGGGAATGGGTACATTATTAATAGGTTGTTTTGAAAATTGGACATTTTTAAAATGTCCAAAAATAAATATACAAGAAACTCTATAAAACCAATTTTTCGAAAAAATCGGTTGTGAGCACAATGCTTTGATTTCCATTTTTAAAAATATTATTTGTTAGCATAATATTTTTTGCGTAAAATCTTGCTTACGATAAATCTGTTCCATATATATAGAACATTTTAGAACAAAAATGTCGTCAATTGTCGTAACTAAATTTAACTGTGAGAGCTGTGACTATAAATGCTCTCGAACTGCCGATTGGAACAAACATTTATCCACTCGTAAGCACACAAATAGAACAAATAGAACAGATTTGTCGCAAAAGTCGTCGGCATGTAAAAAGTGTGGAAAGGCATATTCCGCGAGGAATAGCTTATGGTATCACGAGTCAAGATGCGCTGTTTCTCAAACAGTCGAGTCTGATAATGTTGTAATCATTAATAAATTACTAGCGGACAATCAGGAACTTCGAAATTTCTTGGTGGAACAATCGAAGTCGACTAACGAATTGATGAATAAAGCACTGGACTGTTGTAAACCGACATCAACAAATAATACAACTATCAATACCAACGTTAATAACAATCAGAAATTCAATATCAATCTGTTTCTTAACGAACAATGCAAAGATGCATTTAATTTCACTGATTTTGTAAATAAAATTCAAATATCCTATGCTGACTTGGAGAACAACGCACAACTCGGATTTGTTGCTGGAATTTCGAAGATATTCCTTGATAATTTAAAATTACTCGACGTTAACGAGCGACCGATTCACTGTACTGACGTTAAACGGGAAACCATGTATATAAAAGATGAAGACAAATGGAATAAGGAGTCAGATGACACTAAGCTACAAAAGGCAATCCAAACAGTATCCTATAAGAGCATTGGAAAACTGATGGAGTGGAAACAGGAGAACCCAGATTATCAGAACGCGGATTCCGAGTTCTCTAAGAGATGTTTAGATATGCAAAGACAGTCACTGGCAGGAAGTGACCGTGAGGTTTATTATCCGAAAGTCATCCATGTGCTCGCAAAAGAAACGATGGTGGATAAGTAAGCTGGTTGTTCTTTAAGTAGGAAAATCAATAACTCTTAAAAGTCTTGGGAAGGGGTACATTATTAATAGGTTGTTTTGAAAATTGGACATTTATAAAATGTCCAAAAATAAATATGCAAGAAACTCTCTAAAACTCGATTTTCTTGAAAAATGGTTTGAGAGCATAATGCTTTGATTTTGGTTTTTATTTAAAAAGTTTGTTAGCATAATATTTTTTACGTAAAATATCCTCGCCAACAAATCTGTTCTATGTCTATATAACATTTAGAACAAAATGTTGGCAAAAGTTGGCGAAGATTTTTACTGTAAAGATTGTGACTATAAAGGCTCATGTTTATCAAATTGGAACAAACATTTATCCACCCGTAAGCACACAAATAGAACAAATAGAACGGATTTGTTGGGGAAATCATTTGATTGTAAAAAGTGTGGGAAAGAGTATTCGGCTAGGAATAGCTTATGGTATCACGAGTCAAGGTGTTTAGGTCCTCGTTTAGTTGAGTCTGATAATATTGCAATCATTAATAAACTACTGGCAGACAATCAGGAACTGCGAAACTTCTTAGTAGAACAATCGAAGTCGACTAACGAATTGATGAACAAGGCATTAGATTGTTGTAAAACTACATCAACTAATACAACTATAAATACTAGTGTAAATAATAATAACAATCAGAAATTCAATATAAATCTGTTTCTCAACGAGCAATGTAAGGACGCATTTAATTTCACCGATTTTGTAAATAAAATTCAAATATCCTATGAAGATTTGGAGAACAATGCACAACTCGGATTCGTTGCTGGGATTTCGAAGATATTCCTTGATAACTTGAAACAACTCGACGTCAATGAGCGCCCGATTCACTGCACTGACGTTAAACGAGAAACCATGTATATAAAAGATGAAGATAAGTGGAACAAGGAGTCAGATGATACCAAGTTACAAAAGGCAATTCAAACAGTGTCCTATAAAAGTATGGGAAAACTAATGGAGTGGAAACAGGAGAACCCAGACTATCAGAACGCGGATTCCGAGTTCTCTAAGAGATGCTTAGATATGCAAAGACAGTCACTGGCAGGAAGTGACCGCGAGGTTTACTATCCGAAAGTCATCCATGTGCTCGCGAAAGAAACAATGGTGGATAAGTAAGCTGGTTGTTCTTTAAGTAGGAAAATCAATAACTCTTAAAAGTCTTGGGAAGGGGTACATTATTAATAGGTTGTTTTGAAAATTGGACATTTATAAAATGTCCAAAAATAAATATGCAAAAATAGATTTTCATCGAAAAATACAAGTGTTAGCATCATGGTCTGATTTTGTATTTTTATTTAAAAAAATGACAGCATAATATTTTTATAATATTCGAGATTGCGGAATTTTAGGAAGTTTTAATATCTAAATATAATCAATATTATTGGATGTTTTCTGGTGAAAAAGTTTCCGTATTCCGCACATGCGAACTATGTGACGTAAAATGCTCAAGAAAAAATGATTGGGACCGACATTTATTGACTGCTAAGCATCACAAAAACAGCAAATTAGATGTTTCCGCAAGTTCAAATAAACCAGAATTTCGATGTGAAAAATGTGACTATGTATGCAGCAAATTATCTCTATGGGAAAAACACATTGAGACCAGGAAACATAAGTTTCCAAAAATTCCGCAAAAATACGAATGTTCAAAGTGTAAAAAGGTATATGACCGATATAACAGCTATTGGGCGCATTCGAAAAAATGTGATGTCTGTATGCCAACAGACAATATATATGATGTTGTAAATAAACTGTTAACCGAGAATAAAGAACTACGAAATTTTATAATAGAACAAGCGACTGAACACAAAAAGGAAACAGTTGATATTATGAACAAGGCATTAGAATGTAATAAATCAATTAATAACACAACTATAAATGGTAATGTTAATAATAACAAATTTAATATAAATCTGTTTCTCAACGAGCAATGCAAAGATGCATTTAATTTCACAGATTTTGTAAATAAAATTCAAATATCATACGCAGATTTGGAGAACAATGCACAACTCGGATTCGTTGCTGGAATTTCTAAAATATTCCTTGATAATTTAAAATTGCTCGATGTCAATGAGCGTCCAATTCACTGTACTGACGTAAAACGGGAAACTATGTACATAAAAGATGAAGACAAGTGGAACAAAGAATCTGATGACACAAAGCTACAAAAGGCCATTCAAACAGTGTCCTATAAAAGTATGGGAAAACTAATGGAGTGGAAACAGGAGAACCCAGACTACCAGAACGCGGATTCTGAGTTCTCTAAGAGATGCTTAGATATGCAAAGACAGTCACTAGCAGGAAGTGACCGCGAGGTTTACTATCCGAAAGTCATCCATGTGCTCGCGAAAGAAACAATGGTGGATAAATAAAAAAATAAATTAAGCCTAATGTCTAGACAAATACAAACCCATATGGTTTCAAAATCGTCTTCATTCTGTCAAGATTCGGCGAACGAATACACGGCACAATCTCGCTCTTGTCTGTGATGTAAAACATATCATATACTCGAGACAGCGTGTCGTAGTCAAACTCGTGCTCAGGTTGTTCTTTCAGCCATTCGCGAAACATACGGTCGCCGTCAGGTTCATCAAGTTTGAATTGTCGAAACTGTTTCATCATCTTATTCACATCATTTGTAGGTCCATTCAAATTATAATCCGTGCCAGATAAAATCATAATCTCGCGGAAATGCTTCATATGGATTTGTAGTTCTCTCAGAATACCATTAGTATTATAAAATATAACTGTATGATTCAACAGACTGATGTGTCGCATAACTCGCGTGCAACCATACACAAACATGTCCATGTCGTCGCTCATGCAAGCCCATGCTTGCTTGTTGATTACCATTTTCGCACACATATGGTCCGCCTCTCCCGGAGCATCATAATACTGGACACCACATGACTCCATCAACGATTTTACCTGGTCGATATCCTCCCGTTTGATACGAATAAAACGCATCCTTAGCTTGTCTAGTTCTACTGCAATTTCCGTCTTTTCGTCTGGAGCAACAGTTTCTAGCTTCTGTTTCAACTCGTTGTATTTGGCCTCTGCTGCCTTCTTGTCAATATATCTCTGTTTCAGTAATTCTTTCTTTTCCTCGGGAGGCTTGCCATCGAAGATGAATATGGGTGTTATCCCGTAATATCGGAAAGTAGTAATCATCGAATACATATTCTCCATTAGCGCATTACACCCAATGAATTTATACAAGTATATACTTGTATCAATTACTATAGTTTTTCCGGCAAACGAGCTCAAGTGCTTCTTGCCGATGGATTGATTGGAGCAGTTATTTAACAGGTAACGATTCAGATGAGGGATGCCCATTTTGAACTTTTAATACCATAATCTAACGGCTAGTTTATGTCATTCAATTTTCCAATTCAAATACAGTCATGCGTAGCGTTTTGCGGGCGAGCGTATTCGATAGTTTATTATATATAAACCATGGTTCCATTCTCTGTGCAGATAACATGAAATCTTTATTGGTAGACAACGAACGAATCAGTTCACAAAATTTGTCTACGTTGTGCGACGTTTTATTGAAATCCAGGAGAACCTTGTTATTTTGTGAACACCAATCAATGAACTCATTTTTATTGAATAAAAGTAGCGATTTTATAATATAATATGACAATACATGTGTATCTTCTCGATACAGTCGGCGTTTACTCTCCATGAACAGGTCACTATACTTCATATTATTAAAATCCAAAACCTTAACACATTGGAACAAGGAGAACCTGGCTTCTGTTTCCAAAATACGGTCTAATTTTCCAGCCATAATGCCATAATTATCCTTTATTTTCGTCGAAAAAAATGTGAGGAACATCGAATGTATAATTTCTGCCCATGTCTCGCAATATGTCTCGAATAGACGAATGTCGGCGTTAACCTTGAATATTGTGCCAATCAGCGCATCGGCATTTGTATTCTGCATTATAGAGAAATCCAGCCCGAGACAATGGAAGGATTCGTGTATGAAAACCTTAAACCATTCTTCTTCACGGAATATGCATATGTCCGTCGATTCAGCGCAAGGGGTGGTATACGCCGTATTTACATTCGAACGACCAATAACGGAACCAAATCTAGGTAACGTCTTAGTATGGTCTGTCAAATATAAATTTATATTCAAACTACGAGAACATTTGGAACAAGCGTAATTGCTCGCCAAATGTAACCAAGTAAACACACACTTAACATAATTTCGTATGGAAGATAGTGGTTTCATTGAGTGTATAGTTAATATCACGTGTCGACGTTTTAATCGAAATTGAATGGATTGCACGTGTCTGCATTTTCTTATATGAGGCATTAGTTCCGTCGGCGCATAGTCGATATCGGATACTATTTGTGTGTTCCTCTCGATGCGCGCCGTTTTAAATGCAGTGTTCGCCATATTCATATGTTGATATACTTCTAACAGCTTTGATTGATTCAGCGGTTCTACATAAATATCTTTAAAGGTTTCATTCACAAAAGATTGTAAATTTTCAGAATCTTTTGTATATTTCATCTATAGTATTATCTCATACTTTTACCTGCGAGATAATCCCTAACACGCATCAAATCGTATCTAACAATTGGTTTTTTACCACGAGTGAACTGTTTCAATGTCGCATTCTTGGTAGCAAGTAGTGTATCTCGCAAGTCAAGATTCTGTTCGAATTTCGCAACTAATGCATTGCGTCTCGTCGTTACACTACGTTCTGTAAAATAATCGCTATCCGGTTTTACATTTGGCGGTTTCAATTCGTGCTTACCTTTACCACCAACGATTTTGGCTAAAGCCGGGTTTTTCGATATAGGACTATCGCTATCCAGTGAGAATAGTATGGAAAAATCCGGGTATGTTTTCGAGTATTTGCTACCCTCGATGCCGTTATCCACAGATATCCACCGCCGCCTATCCATTGTGAATGGAGCCATCCAAGCGTCGTCGAGTTTGTTACGCCATTCCGGAATCTCGGACAGTGTAATATACTGAAATATCTGGTCATTGGGAATGTTCTCCCCACACCCGAAACCTGGCATAGTTTTGTCTTGAGAACTAGAATTGAAATTAAACACAACATCGCGGTCATATTCGACCCCATAGTCTCTGTCGTCTTCGGCTTCGACCTCATCTAAAGATATTCCCATACGCGATTTCAGGTTTCGAAAATCCTGTATGTAGTTATAATTACCGGCATTCATCTCCATACATTTATTGATTATCATCATCTTAACATCATATGGGATTTCCCTATACATAAGAAGTTTCTTATCTTTATATGAAACTATGTTATACCTATATCGCGCAAGTGATACAATAATGTAGAAATTCGGTGCAAATGTGCGTTCATCATCCTTACCGCAATCCAACACACTATCATACGCTTGGTCCTTGTATGCATCTTCGGAAAGGATGATAAACTTCATGTGTAATGCGTGTTCTAGAGCGGTTATAGACCATTTTTCTGCGCAATATTTGTGAGACCGAACAAAATCCTTATACTTATCAACATTGGTGATGCCTTGCATTTCATTAAAATTTGGGCTCAAATTGCGCTTTACAAAATTGGCATAATCACGAGATTGCTTGGATAGGTCAGCAATTGTTTGTTTCGTCTTTTTCGCTTCTTCAATGATTCGGCGTTTCTCGTCGACATTAATATCAACAGTTTTTATACGTTTTTTAAGTAGGTTCAATGTTCTCCGGGAAGCCTCAATTGTCCTTTCTGTTTCATTTTGGATATTGTCATACTCGATGCGTAGTTGACACTCGTTTTGAAAAATCTCTTCGGTTACCTCTTCTGCCAATAGTTCTCTTAATTGGTCTACGGTTATCTTTTCGCCAATTTCGGAGAAGGCCTTCACGACTACATCGAACAAGCAGTTATTCGTATCGTGAATTTTATAATTCTTGTTTTTCATAAGCTTGATAATCCAATCATCGCTAGGTGCAAGGTTGTATGACTTACGAGTTATACTAGCGTCCTCCTTAGTTTCTTCGGGTAGAGTAGGCACTTGCTTTTTATGTATATCGGCGGAGAATATTGATTTTTTGGAAACAGTCTTCTGTTTTGATTTAGTTTTCACACGGAATAAACTATCTTCAGAATCAGAACTGAGGTTCTCTTCTTCTTCTTCTTTTTCTTCCTTTTCATATTCTTCTATTACTTTCTGCATGTTTTGTTTCGATTTCTCGAGTGATTCTAAATATTCCTTATTTACAAAGCTATATAGCAAAATCATGCTAACATCCGGAACGAGCTCACCATCCTCATAAATGTCGAGCACTTCATCTTTTTTAATTTCGAGAACACCAATTTGACTGGCTATATTCTGTTTGTTTAAAAAATACACAGGATAATATAAAATACCTCGAGATTCGTATTTGTGCTTGATTTGGCCGAATATAACGGGTATAGGGTTCTCCTTATCGATGTCAGTAAATAGGATGTCATACTGAAATGATTCGAACTTTTCGTCATCTGGTTCAATTTCTGTTGTTTCATTATACCAGACACTCTCCTTCCCCTGTACTTTTATTTTCGACTGCATTTTTTTAACTGGTTTATTTAGTCTCTCCATTTTACTATACATATAATTAGTATTTTTATATGTATTACTGCTTAATTAAACTTCCGTATCATATCTATAATATCGGCGGGGTATTGCATTTCCTCTAAAATCAATATTCCACCCTTAATTTTTGAAATACCCTTCCGCATCTTATATGTGTATTTTATCCGTTCATCACTCGCAACATCAACGTCCATCTTATAATTTACGATTCTGGGAGAACCACGTAATTTCTTGCAAAGCGCCACATAATGCGTGGTTAACATAAAGTCGACGTTGTTCTTCGCAGTCAAATATAATAAGAATGCGCGCGCCGATTTAACAGCTTCCGTTGGATTGGTTCCCGAATACAATTCATCATATATACAGAAATGCCTCGACTCCTTGTTCTCAGGGGCATCAATAATATCTATAATTTCCTTGCACCGCCTAGACTCAGCTTGAAATAGACTATCGCGACCAGACGTGTCAGGTATATTCAAATAGGAATGGATGTGAGTGTATGGTTTGAGAACGCACGACTTGTAGAATCCAACACCAAACTGCTGTGTGAAAATGATATTTAGAGCGGTCGTTTTCAATATGGTTGTTTTTCCGGACGCATTTGGACCGGTGATTAAAATATTGTCTTTGATATTACAGTCATTGCAAACATACTTTTCGTCGACATACGCTGGGTAATATTGTTGTTTGAACTCACAACGGTTCTCCGAATCAAATGTGGCGAATGATACGTCGCCCAAAACGATACGATTTGAAACGCCCGTAAGGTTACTAACAAATCCCTCAAATCCGATGGAGTAACGGAATACGTCATCATATTCAGCATTCGAATGGAGACGATAATAACACTTCAACATATATCCGATTTCGGATATTTTAGAGAACCCTGCCCGAAACGGTTTTATACTGGATAACTCCTGTTTTAATTCGGTGAGGATTTCACATTTGTCACGTATAGTATTGCAAAACTCACGATATGTCGGCAATTCTGAATTGAGACTAATAAACAAACGCATATTTTGAATCGAGTGGTCGACGTATTCGTGCATTTCGGACAACTGAGTATTCATGCGATTTATATTTTTATAGTATCGCACGCACAAATTATAATTCTGGTAAATTTGCAATACGTATAGGCCGGTAGTAAATAATAGATACATCAACTTGTCCCAACTGATTGACTGTAGGTTATTCAAAACATTGCCGATGAAATGGTGTTTGGCTACATCCTTGAGAACCGATAGATATGTTGTGAATGTAATCGGAACACCCTGTATTTTCAGGAGAACAAAGGGAAATATGAAAAATATAACCGGTATAATGAAACTCAGAATGGGAGACGACATATTAATTACCGAAACAGTCTGCAGAAAGAGCGGAGATTCATTCAGGTATTTGAAATAATCCCATTCCACATACGAATACTTCTCTAAAAAGTTCGCGTCATTCTTTGTATCCTTCCATATCTGCAAAACCTTGTCGCAACTGATTTTGTCCGATTTCGAAGTCTCTAAATAGGCGGGCATAGATTTCAATACTTGTTGTGTATCGCGTAGAAAAGGCACATTAGTCGTATAGTGTTTCGACCATTCCACTTGCATATTCTTCGCAAACTGGTGTTGTGGCGTTAGAATGTGATAATACATATTTCCGCTTAAATCGGACCCAGATAGCTCCAAATCCTCGCTAACTTGAGACGATAATACATGAACATCGGTTGCATTGAGGTAGTGTATGGGTAATTTAAATCCATGATGAAGCACAGTTGGCTTTGGCTCAGATTTGGGTTTGGCGGGTTGTAACATGTCCTTTAAATTCATAGAGAACATTTTACATGTTTTGGATATAATATAGTGCGCGTATGAACGCATATTACTAAATCAGTTTATCAAAATTTGCCGGCAATTCATCAATTGAAATATTATAATGTTTTTCAAGTCTACGCATAAAATCGATGTCGTGCTTCGTAACGAAATTAATGGCCAAACCCTTGCGACCGAATCGCCCAGACCTACCAATTGCGTGTAAATACGTCTCATAACTCCGGGTCATATCAAAATTAATGACGGTGCTCACCTGCTGCACATCGATGCCCCTCGCAGTTACGCCAGATGAAATCATAACACGGTATGCACCCTTTCGAAAACTCTGGAGCGACTTATCACGTTCGGACTTATCCATAGAGCTATGGATGCAACAAACCGGAAATCCATCTGCCATCATAGTCTTGTATAAATCCTCTACACGCTTCACCGTGCTTACGTAAATAATACACTGCGATAACTGCAGAAATGCGAACAAATCCTTCAATGCATCGTATTTAGACTGGTCGTCATTCATCGCCACATAATATTGCTGAATACACTCGAGAGTAAGCTCTTCAGCCTTCATAACAATGCGCACTGGGTCGCGCATGAACTTCTCACTCAGTGCCAACATTTCATCGGGCATAGTCGCACTGAACAATGCAACCTGCACATTATCACTTAGAAACTTAAAAATATCATACATTTGGTCCTTGAACCCCTTGGATAACATCTCGTCAGCCTCATCGAGAACGAATATACGAATCTTATCCGTAAGTAGAGACCGTCTACGAATCATATCATATACGCGCCCAGCCGTTCCGACAACCACGTGCGGGCAGTTATTACGCAAATCCGTAGAATCATCTGTAACGGATGTTCCGCCAACCAGTGTTTTCACGACCAAACCATCCATGGCGCTACCAATCGCCGAAACAACCGTCGAAATCTGCTTAACAAGCTCGAATGTCGGCGCCAAAATCAGAGCCTGTGTGGTCTTTGACGAAACATCGATTCTCTGTAGTGCACCAATAGTGAAGGAGCCAGTCTTACCAGTTCCCGACTGTCCTTGCCCGATGACGTCGCGCCCTTCAATGATGGAAGGTATAGCCTTTTCCTGTATCGGTGTCGGTTGCTCAAACCCAAATCTATATATACCCCTTGCTAAATCCTCGTTTAATTTAAATGATTCCCAAGACATATTCTAATCTAAGTATCAAGATTTATTTATATCATTAATAAATAATATAAACATTTTATGTTATAAATGAATAGACGAGCATGACCACATATTACACCATCAACGATTTCACGAGTAAGGTGTATGATGGGTTTAAGTTGAAACTTCCCGAAGATGTTGCCAAGATTTTAACATTGCTATCAGATAGTCTTACTGTAACAGATGCTGCCAGTGATAATACTGGTGTAAACAAGAAACCTGTCCAAAAGAACAACAACAGACAGTATCCACAGAAGGTCGAAGATTGGAGCGCGGTGCGGTCTCACAAGGTTACAAAAATCGCGGAGGTCAAAGAGGGAACGGAGAAGACTATCAAGGATATTCGAATCGCTCTGAATAAGTTTTCAAATAAGAATGCTGATACCCAACATCAAACTATAGTTGAACTTATCAACCAGGTTATATCGGAAAGTAAGGAGGTTGAAGAGGATACGAAGAAGGTAATTAATATCATCTTTGATATTGTTAGCTCAAATGTATTTTATTCGGCATTATATGCCAAGTTATATAAGGACCTTATTGTTATGTTCCCTGCATTCGGCGAGAAACTCACTGACATAATTACGAAGTATAAGGACTCATTTAATCAGATTCGCATTGTTGACCCAAACACGGATTATGATGGATTCTGTGAAAGTGTGAAGAATAATGATTTGAGGCGGGCAATGACTACATTTATTATTAATTTAATGAAGAATGATGCAATGCCGGAAATCGACGTGCTTGACATTATCATTTATCTAGAAGAGCTTGTAATGAAATTCGCTGAAGAGTCGGACAAATCCGGAGTAATTGAGGAGATTACAGAGAATATTTTTATTCTTATAACTGAAAACAAGAAGACGTTACATAAGTCAGATATTTGGACCAATGTGATTATTCCGAATATTCATACGATTTCTAAGTTGAGAAAGTCTGACGCTGCCAAATACAAGAGTATGACGAGTCGTTCTACATTCAAGTATATGGATATTATCGATGACTTAAACAAGAAGTAATGCATATACAAACTATTATTTTATGAATATCATAATGGTTTCGCCAGTTTCCCTGTGTTCCGTTACATGGACGTTCTTATTAAACATAGGCTGTTGACTTTTTAACTTGAAATACTTCATAGTTACCATATTCATATCTTTCAACAAATTAAATTCATTATTACTCCCATATCCAGAGAGAATGTAACAGAGCTTTCCACCGGGTGAGAGAACTTGGTGGCATAATTGGATTGTCTTTTCCCAATATCCTGCCAACCATTCCTCATATGTTTTATATTTAGTAGTGCTCTGGTTTGTTCCAGGATACATCTCGAGACGATAATATGGCGGGCTAAAGAACACTACATCAAAATGATTTCTATATTGGTCAACAAATTTTGACGCGAGGAGTGATTCCGACGGGCTATTGTATATTTTAACAGATTTATTTGGATAATACTCGCTAGCGAACTGTGTAGTTTTCTTACAAACACTGGTAATAACGTCGGTTCCGACATACTCGACGACTCCAGGGCACTCTAAAAACCCATAACAATACGAACACCATCCAAGAGTGGGTGTGAAAATGCGCGTTCCTCGGAGAACTGACTGATTTAATGAATATACTAAATATGGGTTCATAATTGACGCACGGAAATAGAACGAAGAGAAAACGCTCCCTAAACGTCCATTCTTCATATAATGCACGGCGCTCGGGGTAAGTATTTTATAGTCAATTATATTGCGGACATATAGGTCTTCGATAACATCAAAAAACGTCGGGTTGTTGTCCATTCCCGACTTTGTATCTTTCAGAATTTCCTTATAAAACATATTACGAATTACGTTTTTATATTTGACTAATGCGTTATTATTCATCTGCTTATTCTTCATTGGTGCATCGGTAATAGCCAACGAATCTGGAATTTTCAGCGACGTTTCATAGAATCGGGTCAAGTATTCATTTCGATTATGGACGTTTTCGAATAAAAGCTTTACATCAGCAGCCGTCAATTTGTCTTTAGTTTTCATATATTCCACCAACGGAACTATACGCTGTCCTATCTTTACGGTGGGTTTATGTGTGCCATTTGATTTAAATAACGATAATAATTTATCGTTTGTGAGAAATAACATTTTATGCCGCCTATACTGTATGGCGGTATAAAATAATTGGGTTGTTCGTTTTGTGTTATAACACAAAAAAATGGGTAAAATTGAAACCTTGTTTTATCTGGTATGTTTATGTCACTCGAGTCTAACACAATCAATAACAACAACAACATGTCTACTTCCTACTTCGGCTTCTATGTCCCCCGCATGCTCAGCGAGTATGATGAGACGCGCGTCAGAGGATGCGTCTCCAGTGTGTTGTGCATCGGCGAGGTGATTCGCGTCGACTTCGTTCCGATTGAGGGCGAGCCCCGCTTCCAGAAGGCGTTCATTCACATGGGGACGATTTACGGCGGACACCAGTCGACTGACCACATCATGAATGAGGTATTCAATAACGACAAGGGCGTCCGCGTTTACCCCAGTCAGTTTGGTTCTTCTGAGTATTGGATTCTCTTGAAGAACAAGAAGCCAGTCTCGGAGACCAAGCTCAACATCCACCAGATTGCCGAGAACGCGAACATTCTCCAGTCGGTCGTAGAGGCACAGGCTCAGGAGATTAAGACGTTGCGCGAGCGCTACGAGGTCGACGTCCGACGTCTGCATCAGACGATTCACACGATGCTGTTGCCCGCTCCCGACGCCACCCGCTTCCGCCTAATCAACTACATGAAATACGGTGTGGAGTGTGATACCGATTACATGGTGCCGAATGGGCCTAACGGCGACTTCATCACCGCCACGCAGGACTTTGTTAACAATGGCCTCGGCGAGGTGGTATGCGCTCCCGAGCACATGTAAAAATACAAAAATCCGCAATGAAAAATATAAATCCAAAAAATAAAAAAATGGCTTCGGCCACTTTTTTATTGGTACATTGTAGACCGAATGAAACGCGTATCATTTAACGACGAAACACAAATTTTCATAATATATAATCGAGAATATATAATGGAAAATAATCTAAAACGGGATTTGTGGTGGAATGAAGTAGATTTTTATAATTTTAGACTTCAACGAATCGAAGAGGAGATTTTTTTATTTCAATTTACGGATATATTTAACGGGGACTACTAACAGCGGGACGGGGAGGCCTACGACGAACATCCGAACCAGGTCCAGACCTTCCCGGAGCCTGCGGAGTCCTCTGTGCGGAGACAGGCCTAGGGGTAGAGCTCGCATTAATGCGGTGCGTATCGCACATAAGCAGACCATCCTTGACACCACTCACATCGAGTGCAACATACTCATGCTGCTCACTCTCCGACTTTCCGAGAGCAAACTCGACATACTCGCCCTGGACAAGATACTTATACTGCGACGACTCACCCCTGAGAGAAGAGAAATGCGCAAAGATATCCTTGTCCTTGTGAGAACCATCACAAACCGTAATAAACCCAAATCCCGACTTGCTGTTAAACCACTTGACACGTCCGGTAATACGTTCACTGCTCATTATACACTTACAAGACGTTTATCTTTATATATATTTCGTTATATCTATTTCGAGTAATAATTTATATCGTATATTTATATAATGAAACTTTTAGGAATATCTTCCAGCAAACTTGCGCCAATTGCATTCCTGTTCGCGATCTTGGTCGCCGCCCTTATTTTGAGCAATGTGGATTTTTTCAAGGTTGCTAGCTCTGCTACGCTACCTTCTGTGAGCGAAGGATTAACGGAGGGTGCCGACGAGGAGGAGGAAGGTATGGAGGCCGAGGAGGAAGGTATGGAGGCCGAGGAGGAAGGTATGGAGGCTGATGAGAAAGAGAAGAAGGAGAAAACACCGGAGGAGGTTCTCGCTGCGGTCGAGGGGTTTGAAGGATTCGACAAACATAAATCGGTCAGCGAATATACCAAGGCTTAAAACTAACGAAGAACTTATTCTAAAAATAGCTCCATTAAAATATGATAATTCGGTTCATCATTATATTTTAGCTCATAACAATACTTCATATACATCTTAATCGCCCCATCCAAGATTGTATTTAGCTTATTCCACGATTTTTCATTCATCCTTAAAATATTATTCGGATTTAATACGCTGGTGTCTACATGAGAACTTTCAATGTTCGTGTTCTCCCATGGTAGCTTACCAGTCTGCATAAACATATACATATAACCCAATGACAAAAGGTCGTCCCTACGTGACATAGGTTCCGAACAATGCGTATAATAACTAATGTATTTAGGAGAACCTACGAAATCGCGTTTTTCAATATATTCTCCGTTGTCATCGACGAATACGTTCGCTAGTCCAAAATCAATCATATATAAATCGCCACCCTTTATCATAAAATTATGAGGTTTCACATCACGATGCAAAATGTGACACTTGTGGATGCTCTCCAATATATCAATGCATTTGATTATCATAGACGATAACTTCCTGTGGTCTAACGTTCCCTTACGAATAATATAATCTTGCAAACTACATGAGAAGTGTGTCATAACTAAACATGTTCGATTCATATGTTGTCCAAACCAATAGATGCGAGGTATATACTTAACATCATTATAATATAAATAATTCAACACTGTCACTTCGTGTCGGAGAACCTTGAATTTATTGTCGGACGGTTCCACTTTAATCGCTACATGTTCATCTGGCGCGCTAACCTTTCGCCCATCATATACAATACCGAATTTTCCATGACCTAATATAGAATCAACGATGTATTTATGAGAAATGACACTCGAAATCATTATACAATAAACAGGCATTATTTCTATTTGGTTTTTTTCGGCGATAAATGTATAATGGAAATCGAAAACGGCATAGAATACATCAAAAAACCCGTTTATCTCGCTATGGCGTTTACACTATATGCGTTATATTTTTCAATATACGTTGGAGTATTCTACGTAAATCCGAGATATGTTGAAACATTGAGTTATGCCATCCGATTATTTGTTTGCTCAATATTGGTATTCAAATTTCACCCATTTCGAGAACATAAACTCAAGCATTACGATAGCCAAATAATATTTGCCAGTGCCGCGTTAATACTAACGGACATGGGAATAACACAGTATGCAGTGAGAACAATTTCATCGAAGGCTAATATAAAGATATAACATTATTATTATATAATGGACATCAACGCAATATTTGAACGCGTTAGCAAGGACACATCGCTTCTAGCACAGATTGATATTGACGAATTACTAAAAAATGTAAACGATGAAAAAACAGACTATCTAGACAATAAAACATTGGATGATATACTCGATGAAAATATTAAAGCTGTAAAGAGTATGGGACTCGTCGGTTCGAAAGTCGCCGATATCTGCAACCGACTCGCGGGATACAGATATGTAGAGAACATTTATGAAATACACAAGGGAAAACATATACGCTGGATACGACACGATAACAAGAATCTGACAAACGGTGCTATTGTTCTTGATGTCAAGTTTCTAGATAATGGATGCCATGTTCTATGTAGGAACACACAACACCGATTATTCCAAATAAAATTCAACGATTGTTTTATGTTTCAAAAGTTATCTACAGGAGAACAATTGATACTTATGGCGTATGAACATGTGAGGAAGATGTAGACCGAGCGCGCTTTCGTGTAAATTTGCCGACTGAATAATTGCGCATTTTTTGGGTCCGGTTGGAGCTAGTGGTAAGACGAAAGAATTCTTGGATATGAAACATGAGTTTTTGCGAAACTGACCGATCGATAGCAATTTCTTCGTCACTTTTTGAAATTGTATTGAAATTCGAAAATTTATCCGTTAATAATCGCGAAAATGCGCTCCGTGTAAGATTGCTGTCGGATATCAAATTCGATTTGCAAAGTCGCTCAATAATATCCTTTGTCAACATCACATGATTGTATGGTTTCGGTTGTATATAGTATACGCATCCGCCAGTCATGTTATCAAAATACTTATCATCTATAAAGCAAATCTCACTCGTTTTTGGTAGAAGAGAACATCGAATTAAGTCTCCGTGTGTTTTCGAATGCGTTGTTCTCTTAGGTTCAACTATACAATCATTTATTTTGAACGCGCAAATCAACTGGTCGAATAATCTTGGAGTATTTTGTTTTTTTTCCAAATATCGTATTATCATAGTAGTCCATGATTTTGGAAATCGATTGTTCGTATAAATAAACAGTTTATAGCAAAACCCCTTCATTTTTTTATAATGCAAAAAATCGAGTATATTCAAGATTCCGTATCGCAAAAATTCTGGATATAAGTCTAATAATTGGTTAAACGATTCTTGCGTCTGTTCGAATGCATCCATTTCACATAGAGCACTCCATAATATTTCTAAATCGGAAAATGAACCTATCGTCTCATCCAAATCAAATACTACAACCTTTTTCTTATTTGATTTTATACCAGACGGCTTTTGGAATAATTCGCCTTTATATATTTGTATCTGTTTTAGCATATACAGTATGCTTATCTTATATTTACTATAGTATAAATATAAGAATGGTTATGCGTGGTCGTTCATCTGCTTGTATTGCTTCCACGAAATGGGCTTAGATTCAACATAAACTGGCTCCTCCCTTTCGGCATTCTGGTCGATTGTATTGCATCGCTTTAGTGCAGAATCAACATACAATTCCTTCAATACCTTACCAATCATAACTGAACCCTCGTGTTGGTCCACTTTGCCATCCTCAATCTGCTTTAGGACATCCAGCATATTACTCATAATATTCAAATCTATCTCGTCCTTGTATACCTTATTGAATATATCAGTATATCCATTGAACAAAAACGGGCATTGAGACTGACATAACGCTAGAAACCGCTCTGGTTCATTCTTCTTAACACGCGCATGTTTCTTCTTCAAATTCTGAATTTTTACAATATCATCGCGAATTTGATGGCTATGCTTTAGCGAGCGAATGTGTTCCGTATTATCAACGCAATCATTCTGGTTAATTAACTTCTTTAGGTTCAAACGCTCTTCGTTGTTCATAATATAATAATAGTAGAAACCTTTTTATGTATTTTATTTGCATATAATATAATGCCGGTAAACAGCTACCTGTATATTGAACCAAATATAAGCAAATACAAAACAGGTGTTACGTTAGTAATAGCAATTATATTAATCGCAGTTTTAATAATGCATTATATGCACATATACGTAAACTGGAATGACCGGACTGTGAAGTGTAAAACAGATAATATGTATATAGCATACATAACTGGCAATATCAAGAAATGGATGAAAGATTGTGTCCGGTAATAATATAAGATGGGAGACCCTGAGAGAATAACATCGACATGGTTGATTAAAAATGATTTATTTTTATCAGTGTTAATTATTTTGCTTTTTATACTATTATGTAATTATCTATACACAATTATTGTGGTTAATCGTTATGGTGTAGCATTTAAACCAAAAGTATACTTAATAAACCGCTGCACAAAGTAGGAGTCGTCGCTAATGGTTTAGTAAAAGTAATATTTTTATCTTATATTTATGTATACAAGATAAACATGAATATCAAATACGTAATTTTAGGGTGTGTCCTTGTCTTATTTATTCTAATTGCTACAGGAATATCTTGTGGAGCGACGCCTTATAGTTCGAGTGCAGTGTATGCAAAATATGAGGGATTTGAAGCTTCTACATTTAATGCTAAACTCACAGAACTGGTCGCAGGATTGAAAAAGCTACCCAGCGCGGATTCCAATGAGAAGCAAATTGGAATTATCGAACGTGAACTTGCAAAACAGAGTTATAGTATGACAGCAGTAATTGAGAACGTCAGAGAAATTGCGCTGAAAGTAAAAACAAATCCGCAAACGCCCGGCGTGGGAGATGCAAAAGCCGAGGAATTAACTCGCGATTTTTTGACTTGGTATGATTCATCTCTTACTGTAACCGCATCTGATAAATTGGCGAATGTTGTCGCTGATGCTGCTGAGAAGACAAAAAATGACGCTGATGTGAAAGCCAAAGCGGATGCTGATGCTAAGACTAAGGCTGAAGCGGACGCTAAGGCAGCAGCGGATGCTAAGGCAGCAGCGGATGCTAAGGCAGCTGAGGATGCGGTGAAGGCTCTTGTGGACGCTGCGGCAAAGGATAAGGCACTCAATCTAGGAAGCCCACCTGTTCCTCCTACTGCTGTTCCTCCTACTGCTGTTCCTCCTACTGCTGTTCCTCCTACTGCTGTTCCTCCTACTGCTGTTCCTCCTACTGTTTCAGTTAAATCAGGATTCACGACGATTTCTGCATCGGATTATAAATCATCTGAAATAATTGACATATTTAGCAGTGCGACTGGAAGTATGACGTGTTCTAAATTATCATCTGGACTAACTAATTCGCTCGGACCTCTTTGTTTGTCAAAAGAACAATTATACCTTTTACAATCCAGGGGCGGAAATTCGACTGGACGCGATTCGCAAATAGGCGCATGATTATTAAACCGATGAAGATTTCTTGAACGCATAGCGTTCATATGCGACTTTGTCGCAAGCGTCCCGTTTGGAAACTTATCGGTCATAATCCTTAAGAAAAAAATGGGACTTCGTGCCACTTTAATTCTTCAATGGTTTAATATCTTATTATTATGTATAATAATAATATGAAACAGGAACAAATCATAATTATAGGCGTAGGGGTTGCTTCTATGCTATTTGCATACTTATTAAAGGGAAATATACTGGAGGGTATCGATGATAAACTAGATTACTCGCACTTACTTATGGTGCGCGAACAAGTATATCAATTGATTATGGCATCATCGTTAATAGCTAAAAATGATAAGATATCGGCAAAAGATAGAGACTCTGCAAAAGAAAATATAGACTCCGTTAGAGGACAATTGCTCGAGTGGTATAATAAACGCGTAAAAGGATTAATTGACACTGAAACAAAAACCTCTATTTCGGAACTAAAAAAAACGTGGACAGAAAATAAACCACTTATTACTAGTTCTCAAGATGGATTAAATGTGTTAGACGCTCAACAAAAAATTATTTCGCGCCTACTAAATGCCGTTATCGGCAACATGGATTCTATAGTGTGACCCCACACTTTGCACAATATTTAATATTCATACCCCTGCTTGGCGTTATATCGATATAATCCGTTATAACATCGTGCACACAATGTTTCATTAAAAAATGTTTTATTTCATTGTCTATTTTTTTAGTTTCTGGTTCTATAGCCAACTCATTCCTAAGTTCGATTAATTTTTCTACCAAGCGTAATTTTTCGCTCATGTGTAGTTTATACATACATACTGTTTAATACACTTCGCGATGTATATTTATCGTCACTCTTGATTAGAGCGTCGACGTCCTTCTTAGTCACAGTGAAAGGGAAGGTGACCTTCAAATTGATGTCCTTGGTGAACATATTCTCCTTCGAACCGACCAGACGGAACAGGTTCAACTTGGTGTGGATAACCTCCAAACAACGCTTCAGGTTACGAACTCCGTCCTCCGACTTGGTAAGTGAGTCGTTAGTGATAATATACTCGAGAGTCTCGTCGGGAATCACAATATCCTCCTTCTTGAAATTGACCTGCTCGCGAATCTTCGGCAGCAGGTAGTCATTTGCAATCGTAACCTTCTCCTTAGTGTTGTAGCCCTTCGTCTGGATACTATACATGCGGTCCTTAAGAATCGGGTTCACCATTGACTCATCATTATAGCTGAACAATAATACTGCACGCTGAAGGTCGAAATCCACATCCGGGAAATACTTGTCGTGAAACTGGTCGTTCTGAGTAGAATCCGTCAAATGAGTAAGGATACCAATAACCTCGCGACCCTTCTCACCCTCACCCACCTTATCCAGCTCATCAAAGAGGATGCACGGGTTCATCTCTTGTGTCGCGCTCAATATCTTAGTGATGATGCCGGGGCCACTACCCTCATATACATACGGACTACCAACAAATACCGCCTCATCTGTTGCACCTCCCAGAGGAATCAGACAGAAAGCGCGGTTCAAAATCTTACTGATTCCATACTTGGCAAGCGTGGTCTTTCCGGTTCCCATCGGTCCCTTGAGAGCAATCGCGGTTCCCATCGCACTGGGGTTGGCAATCCACTGTCCAATCATCTGTAGGATTTGCATCTTGGCATCTACGAGACCATACGCACACTCATTGAGCGTATTCATCGCATTGTCCATGAAGCCCTGGCAAGCGTCCAGTCCGTGGGCCATGTTGACGTCCAGGATGGCATACTTTCCGAATGGGATTCGCATAAACAGATCTACCCAGTTCTTCAACTTGAAATACTCCGAGTCACAGGTGTCCATGGACTTCAACAAGTTCAGCTTCTGCATCACTGTCGCCTTATACTTCGTCGGAATTTTCGACTGGAGAAGCGCGAGCCTGTAGGGACGGTCAATCATTATATGCGCGTTGATTTCCTCCAAGTCCTTCATGATCTTGCGCTGCTCCGTGTTGGAAAGCTTCTTCTTGAAATACTCCATCTCACTCTCAGACTTCTGTTTCGGCGCATTTACCAGCTTGTGATAATCCTTGGTATTGTCAGAGCGCGTCTTCTTTACCAGTTGCTGGATAGACTCCTTGCAATCCGCAAGGGACTTCAACAACGGCTTGCTTTCGGGCTTCTTCTTAAGCTTCTCAATAAGAAACTTCTTCGTCTCGACCAGGTCCGAATATTCACTGTCGAACGCAATCTTCTCCTTGTCCAGTTTATCTTGCTCCTTCTTCAGCTTCTTCTCCTTCTTCTCCTTGGCCTTTCTGTCGACCTCGGGGACATCAACTGCGACGTAAGTCTCTTTCATGAACATCTTCTCGTCATCGCTGTTGCACTCCTCGTCATCGTCATCTTTGAGGGCATCCTCATCCTCATCCTCGTCTCCGCCGCCGAATCCGAAGATGATATTGATTTTGTTATTTTCATCGTCATCCTCGTATTCCTCATACTCATCCTCTTCATACTCATCCTCTTCATACTCATCCTCTTCGTCTTCCTCAGAACTTTCCTCGACAATCTGCTTCTTACCCTTGGACTTGCTCTTCTTCTTCTCGAGCTTGTCCTGCTTCACCTTTTTCTGAATATACTTAGATGGGAACATTTTAGAGGCAATCTTACGAACCTTCTTGCGAATCTCCTCTTCATCTTCATCTTCTTCCGTGTCGATGTCGGTATACTCCGTCTCAGTATTGTCCTCCTCCTCTTCCTCGACCACCTTTTTCTTTTTATCGGTTTTCTTATTTTTCTTAGACTTCGGGACATAGTCGGAGTCAGACTCCTCTTCGGTCTCAGTCTCTGTCTCGGTGTCCTCGCTACCGATGCTCTCATCGTCGGAATCACGGGTCTTCTTCAACCTCCTGGCAACGGCAAGCTTCTCGTTTCTAGTGCGAACCATGTTATAATATCTGTTTGAGAGTGAAATGTGCCAATTTTAACACATTAAATTCATAAATCAATTTTCCTAAAAATTTGTGTTGTTGACAACATAAAATATTTAGACTATAGCGAATCTGAAAATTTTTCGAATGCGCATTTTTTAACACAAAATTGAAACAATAATATAAAAGCGTATTGTATAATATACCAGCCATGTCAAAAATTATTGCAAACGACCGTGTTGCGACTTCCAGAATCATCGGGATTCAGTTTAGTATACTGTCTCCGGATGAAATCCGAAAAAATTCGGTAGTGGAAGTCACGACGCGCGACACCTATATTAATAATAAACCCGTCATTGGCGGGCTCTTCGACCCCAGAATGGGCGTTTTGGAACCCGGAACCATCTGCCCGACTGACGGATTCACTTACATCGACACCCCTGGATATTTCGGACATATTGAATTGGCTCGCCCCGTCTTCTATACACAACATTTGAAAGAAATTTTGAAAATATCGAAGTGTGTCTGTTTCAAGTGCAGTAAACTATTGATTAACAAGTCTCAACATGCTCATGCACTGAATATGGCCCCGCGTCACAGATGGGATTATGTATCGAAGTTGGCGACAAAGGTGAAGCGTTGCGGCGAGAAAACGGATGACGGATGTGGCTGCAAGCAACCGGATAAAATCAAAGTGGAGGAGATGGCTACCGTCTTTGCTCAGTGGGATAATATTGAGAATGAGGCGGGTGAGAGCGGACCGGTGAATATGAAACTTACGCCGGAACTGATTCTCAAAAACTTCAAGCGCATTTCCGATGAAGATGTCCACTTCCTAGGTTTTAGTCCGACTTGGTCTCGTCCAGATTGGATGATTTGTCAAGTATTGCCGGTTCCTCCACCCGCTGTGAGACCTTCCGTAAAACACGACGCCCAGCAGCGCAGCGAAGATGACCTGACTCACATTTATAGCAATATCATTAAGACGAATAAGGAACTTCAAGATAAAATCTTGAATAATGCGTCGGCGAATGTGATTGACGGATTGACGAGACTTCTACAATACTTTATTGCGATGATTGCGAACAATAAGACGAAGGGTGCTGCGCCACTCGCTCAGAGGTCGGGAAGGCCATACCAATGTGTTGCGACTCGTTTGAATTCAAAGGGTGGAAGAATCAGAGGAAACTTGATGGGTAAGCGTGTTGATTACAGCTCTCGCTCCGTTATTAGTGGTGACCCAAATCTTTCAATTCGTCAACTCGGAGTTCCAAGAAAAATTGCGATGAATATTACAAAGCCGGTTACGGTAAACAACATGAATCGCGAGTTCTTGACGAAACTCGTGCAAAATGGCCCGGAAGTTTATCCGGGCGCGAAGATTCTTGAGCGCAAGAATGGCAGTAGCATTTCGCTGAGATACGTTGACAGAAACTCGATTAACCTCGAGAATGGTGACACTGTTCACCGTCACATGATGGATGGCGACGCGGTTCTCTTTAACCGTCAGCCGTCTCTTCACAGAATGTCTATGATGTGCCATATTGCAAAAATTATGAGAAAAGGTGACACGTTCCGCATGAATGTCGGTGACACGAAGCCTTACAATGCTGATTTTGATGGGGACGAAATGAATATGCATGTGCCACAAAATGTGTTGGCAGAGACGGAATTGCGCCACCTGGCGGCCATTCCTTATCAAATTATTAGTCCGGCTTCAAATGCGCCGATTATTGGTATTTATCAAGATTCATTACTTGGTTCCTACCGTTTCACGCGTCCTAACATTAAATTGACGCCTCGATTTGTTATGAACCTGTTGATGATGTATTCCAAGGTGGACACAAAGGCGATTCGTGATGGGGGAAACAAGCTCACTAGCTTCGATGTGCTATCACAAATTATGGCACCGATTACGCTGAATTACAAGACGAATCTGTTCGGCGACGGAGATGAGTATGCGACATCCAACAACGTATTGGAGATTCGCAATGGTAAGTTCATTCGTGGACAGATGGAAAAGTCCGTGTTGTCATCGACGTCAAAGGGAATCCTACACCGGGTTTTCAACGACTTCGGAAACATGGCTTGCTCAAACTTCATCGACGATTTGCAAAATGTGATTACGGAGTATATGAAATCGAGTGCGTATAGTGTTGGAGTCAGCGACCTGATTGCCGACAAGACGACACAGACGAAGATTATCCAGGCGATTACGAAACAGAAGCTGGAAGTGCAGGCGCTCATCGACAAGGTTCATCTGGGAATTTTCGAGAATAACACGGCTCATACTAATTCGAGTGAGTTCGAGCTACAGGTCAATAACATTCTGAACAAGGCGCGCGATGAGTCGGGCAAGATTGCGAGGGATAGTTTGAGTAAGGATAATCGTTTCCTTATGATTGTGAAGTCTGGGTCAAAGGGTAACATGTTGAACATTTCGCAGATGATTGCTGGATTGGGGCAACAGAATGTGGATGGAAAGCGCATCCCATATGGGTTCGAAAATCGAACACTACCGCACTATAGTAAGTATGATGATAGTCCGAGCGCTCGTGGATTCGTAGAGAATTCTTACATCTCCGGATTAACGGCTATCGAACTATTCTTCCATGCTATGGGAGGGCGTATTGGTTTGATTGATACTGCGGTGAAGACTTCGCAGACTGGATATATCCAGAGGCGATTGATTAAGGGACTAGAGGATTTGAAGGTGGAGTATGACATGACCGTCCGTAATAACATGGGTCGCGTAGTCCAGTTCGCTTATGGAGATGATGGAATCGATTCGGCTCGTGTTGAAAATCAGACCATCCCACTCGTAGGGATGAGCATCGAGGACATTTATATGCACTATGATGTTGCCGAGAATAGCGAGATTTACACGAAGCAGGCAGCGAAACGCGCCAAATCACAAGCGAAGGCAACGCAGGAAAAGTGCGTGAAATATATTAATATGATGATTGAGTCTCGTAGTGATTTGGTAAAATCGGTATTCAAGAATAAGAACGAGGATGGTGTGAAGATTCCCGTTTCGTTCGCGAACTCGATTGCCAACATCCAGGGACAACTCAGTCTCAATGCGAACTCTATCGTTGACGTTACCCCACTTGAGGCATTTGACATAATCGAGGAGTATTTCGCCAAGTTGAATTCGCTAACTCTAGTGAAGCCGGGTAAGTTGTTTGAGATTCTCTACTATTATCATCTGTCTCCCAAGAGCCTGCTTATTCAGAAGAGGTTCCACAAGGCCGCTCTGGTAATGCTATTGGAAATGATTGTCCTAAAATACAAGCAATCTATCGTTAACCCGGGAGAGATGGTGGGAGTTATTGCTGGTCAGAGTATCGGTGAGCCTACTACGCAGATGACCCTAAATACTTTCCATTTGGCTGGAGTCGCAAGCAAATCCAACGTCACGCGTGGTGTGCCGAGAATCGAAGAGCTCCTACGCCTTACCAGTAACCCGAAGAATCCGTCACTTACGATTCATTTGAAGACTATGGATGAGATGGACAAGGACAAGGCAGTCAAGTATGCGAATATGATTGAATACACGAAATTGGCGGACGTTGTTAAATCTATCCAGATTTGCTTTGAACCACACGAGAGGTCTACTGCGATTGAGGCAGATAAGATTCTCATCGAGCAATTCTATGAGTTTGAGGACCTCATCGACGAATGCAATGGCGGCGATGATAAGCAATCTGATTCGCGTAATAAGTCTAAGTGGATTATTCGTATGGAAATGGATGCGACGACTCTACTAGAGAAGAATATTACAATGGACGACATCCACTATGCGATTACGAATAGCGCCTACGGCGAGAATATCAGCTGCGTATTCTCCGATTACAATAACGAGAAGCTCGTCTTCCGCATTCGCTTGTTCGACATCAACAAGAAGAAGAAGATTGTAGCGAATACGCTCGACCAGTCTGACGAAATCTATGTGCTGAAAAATATGCAAGATGTCATTCTCAATGGAATCATTCTGCGTGGAGTTAGTAGTGTCGATAAAGTAACTCCCAGAAAGCTACAAAACATGGTAGCTATGGAAGAGGGCAAGTTCAATCGTAAGGATATTTGGATTCTAGATACGACCGGTTCAAATCTGTTGAATGTCCTGGGTCTAGATTTCATCGACTACATCAGGACCTATAGTAATGATATCCGTGAAGTATTTGACGTATTGGGAATTGAGGCGGCAAGACAGATGTTGTTTAATGAGATTTCCGAGGTAATGGAGTTCAGTGATGCGTATATCAACTACCATCACTTGAGTCTTCTCTGCGACAGGATGACTATGACTAAGAACATGGTGCCTATTTTCAGGTCTGGATTACTGAATGACAACATCGGTCCGATTGCAAAGGCAACATTCGAGGTCCATACGGAGGTTCTGTTAGAGGCCGCTCGTCACGCCGATTTCGACCATATGCGCGGTGTATCGGCCAGCGTTATGTGTGGACAATACGGAAAGTATGGAACTGGGTCGTTCAATGTGATTCTGGATATGAGAGAGATGGCAAAGCTTTCTGACGCTGTTGCTGCAAAGTCGACTGATGTCGACAAGATGTTTGGCGTAGATGCAAACAGTGGTGACGGGTGTGCGAGTAGCTCTATCAAGATACGCAACAATATTACGAACATTAAGAAGTCGGATGCAATCGTTTGTGATGACGATTATGACATGGGACTATAATGGAAAAATTGAAATTGCAAACCGCGTAGAAAAAACAACCACAATAAAAGCAACAACATGAAGTATCTCGACAATAAATTCGTTCAATTGACCCTCATCTATTTGGGATGGATAGTGGCGCATTACGCGGCGGCACATCTATACGCCAACATTTGTGTTCCTACAACCCTCTGGGGATTTATCATGTCGCCTATTTCAGTTGCATCTCCACATTGTCAGGGTCTGTCTTGGTTTATTTATAATAGTGGTTTGACCATATGTAATATGTGGCTTCTGTTAGGCGCATGGATTGTATCAAAATTAGTTATATTCGGAAAATAGTTTAAAAAATCATACAATATTGTATATTATATGAGTTGTATAAATTATATAACGGGAGGTAGATTAGGCGATTTTTTTCAACAATTATCGGTTGTATATGAGTATTATTTGAAAACAGGAAAAAAGGGTATTATTTATTTGGATGATACCCTCGGAGATAAATTTCGTTTTGGCGCAGCGAAAGCCCTCGAAGATATCCGTGAAATCATTGCGCTGCAACCATACATTGAAGATGTCCGATTACATAACGGCGAACAATTTGATGTAGATTTAACATTATGGCGTGCGCATATATTTCGTAGTAATTCATACAGTGAAGTTATGGAGGCAATATATAAGGTTGAATATGGTAAACGTAAATGGTTACTAAATATACCGATTGACACGAGATGGAGCGACATAACTGTAATTAATACAGTAGATTATAGATTCCCAAACCGAAAAAGCGATATTGCATTTTTTAATACATTGGATTTATCGAAAACCATATTTGTTTCATTTTCAGAGGAACAATATAATATTTTTGTTATGAATATTCCACTTCCAATTCAAATTCCGGTTTATCGTCCAGCAGATTTAATGGAAGTTTGCATTATATTGAATTCTTGTAAATTAATGGCGGGTAGCTTGTCCGCATTTATGACATTTGCAACGGCGCTACATAAAGATTGTGTATACCCTGCGGATACCGTGAACTTAATGTATAATATGGACAAGCATATGCCGATGATAAAATATACAACGCCGGATGGTTCAAAGAACTAAACGGTTGACATAGCGCTGCGATTTATCTGGGTCTGGTTCTGCTATTTCATATGTAATATTTCGTATATATTCATTTACACTGAAGACATTTGTGTCATTTAAATACGCGGAATTTATTGCAGAATCCAACAATAATATCTCATTCGAGTTGATTTTATAATTTACATTACTTACATTCAGATAATATTTCGGCTCCATTATGAATGAGCGAACACGATTGTATCGAACCAACTCATCCGCTATTCGTATGAAGTATCTTACCGAATTATCTTTTCCATTGATTAGATTCTTCTTTGGCAATTCAATTGGGCATTTTGTCTCTTTGTCGTATAAACATTGATACCCAGATGACTTGGAAACGTCTCCAAAAACCACATCTTCTTTGGTAACCATTTTTATTATCCTTTCGATTCGGTCGATTTTTTCGTGGTATCCATAATCCCTCTTTTTTATGATTCTATGAATATTTAGTTTTGCCTTTCTATTTTCGTAATAACTCAATAGATTCCGAACTGCGCTTCGAAATAAATTATACGCATTACTTTCTATGCTTAATTGTTTGATGGTATCAATTCGGTTCTCATCGGGCGGTTGGTTTGTAGTTACCTTCTTATCGGCAGCGAGATAGTCGCCGCCATTTATTGGTAGCAGTTTAATACCTAATTCATTGTCGATTTCGATACTTGCTTCTTTGGTAATTGAATCAGTAACCTTTATAAATTGGTTGAATACAGTTAGAAATCCAATAACATTATTACGGTTCATGACCTTTCTATTTGGGATACAATTGAATGATTTATCCATTGACATCAATAGCTGTAGCGTAGTCTTATAGTCATTCCATATTTCAGGATAATCGACGAATATAAAATACGTGTCGTTTATTGTAGCTGATGGCGCACAAGGTAGAAACATTGTTTTTTCTCCAATCGGCAATTGAAATCCGACCGTTTTAAATTGATAATTCACAACTTGATTCAGTTTGGATATGTCGTAATTCTTTTCGCGTAATTCGTTGATGGTTTCTATTGCACTTAGTGCGCGACCTTTATATGAAGCATTAGGAATACTGTATTTTGGTTTACATGTATCATTTAACTTCCTGATTCGTGCAAGCGCCTTCGCCATATCAACTCCCTCTATTTTAACATCTGCAAATAATTTTGTTATTATTGTATTATATTTGTCTTCCATAAATTGCAGATACACTGGTTCATAGAATACGTCTTGTTTTATTAAAAACAGCGTTTGTTTTTTATCTGACATCCATTTGGAGTCAGAATATTGATTTGTAGGGCAAACTAATTCTATGGCGCCGGAATCCTTATTTATTTCGAAGATAACTAGGTTAATTCCATCTGGAAATTTGTCGGGCGGGAACAATAACTCATTGGGTTTTGTCATTATATCCCACATATACGTATGATCTATTTTGGATGATGGGTCATTAATGAATTTTATAAAATTCTCATATGCATTGATGATAGTATCTCTTGTTTTCACTTGAGATTCATTTGAAGGGTTTATCTCCTTATAAAACATTGTGTCTTTATATTTTAAAACGTCCGCTGTATTTGAATCTGGTCTAAAAATAGAAGCAAGTGTGTTATTGTTATAGGATGTAAAATAATCTAATGTTACTGCATCAGATATTATTTTTCTCATTTCTTCTATAGTTGGAGTTTGTTTCACATCGTCATTTGTGTATGCATATATATCTGCGAAGCAAGCAAGAATCGATTGTATCGTGGACAATTCTACACCATATCTTTTCAGACAAGGGTATTTTAATTTAGAAACTAGCTTGTCATCATCCTCAACGCACTTTAAATTGTCTACTTCGAAAAAGTCTTGGACTTTTAATGGCAAGACTCCCCAACGGGTTTGTTGAATTGGATACTTATTACTTGCCGCCGTATACTGTGCTTTGAAAATATCAACTTCTGGGTCTTCTTTCTTTTTATCTTTGTTTTCCTTTTCCTTTTCCTTTTCCTTTTCCTTTTCCTCTGCCTCTACATCTACCTCTGCCTCTGCCTCTGCCTTTTCCTTTTTATCCTTTTCCTTCTCCTTTTTGTCCTTTTTCTTTTTGGGTTCACCTTTCTCTTTCTCTTTCTCTTTCTCTTTCTCTACATCCACATTGACAAAATCACCTAAGTTTGCATCATCACGTTTGAAACAGCAGGGAAAATCATATTTTGACTTCAAATTCTTAATAAGTCCCGGAAAATGTGGTATATATTCACCTTTGGCATCGAAATGTTCCTCCGGATGAGCAAATTCATATATATAGGCACCATCGGGAACAACTTCTGATTTATAAGGAATAATAAACTGTGGTTGTAAGAAGAACTCTTCCGAGTTGCGAATAGCCTCCATAGGTATTGTATCTTTTATGTCATTCGGTTCAAACGATAATTGATATCCAGTCTTTTCGTCAATAGAACGTATTCTACATTTCTGTTCAATCGGCTTATCATCTTTGAGAACCAATTTACCATCCTTCATTAAAAATTTCGTCCATTTTTTGCCACTCAATGCAACTACGTCTTTTTTCAGAATAAATATTTGTTTCGCAGCCTCTTCCTTTCTACCAGATAACTCTGATTTTTTAGTGTCAAATAACTGTTTTACTTGTTCTTCAGTTAACGTCGTGAGTTGTTTGACTTCTTCATCCGTCAAACTACGATTCTCCTTCAATGACCAGTATCGCGGACAAATATACCAAAATTGCTTATCTGGGTCCGCACTAAGTGATATAGAGCTCAAATAAGAACCCTTCATTGGTTCGAGTAAATTCCATACCTTTTGGAATTCGGCATCATCCTTTTGTAGTTTAACTACACTACGTTTTGCTCTCATTATCTTTTTGACAGCAGATTCGAACTTGGCATCAGTATCGGGATACGGTTTCTGCATAGCATTGAATATTGCCTTATTCGTCGGGTCTGCTTCTGTTACCTTGAGGTTATCAATAGATTCATCTAGTTTCGATTTATCTATGCGTGCAAATAACTCCTTTGCATTTAATTTGTCATTCTTTTTATCAACATCCGCATCGTCATCTTGTTTAAATATTTCTTTCTTCATGAATAACTCAAACTGAGGTTTGGCCATAGGGACTTGCTTAAGTGCTGATATCTGTCTATCGATTTTTTCTTGTTTGGCAGATATGGCATTTTTTCTTGATTCTAGTAACTCGTCCTTACGTTTGATAATATTCTCATTCCAGGATGCAAGAGTTTGAATATAGGGTTTAATGTCATCTGGTGCTTTTATTACCGCATTCGTCAATAGCTCATTCCAATCCGTGAATTTGCCATTTGCTCGGTCAGTATCATCGATTTGATTCTTCTCTTCTTCATTTAACATAACCGGTTGGCGATTGACTTCACCTCTACAGGTTCTCGAGAACTGATTTGTCTTTTCGCCCTTCGAGTATTTAATCAGTTCCGGATCGCGGTCTTCGATTCTCTTCTGGAACGGATTTGGATTCTTTAGTTTGAATCCATCTGGATTTATTTCCGGAGCGCCACCATACATATCATCGGTGTCTAAACCATACATATCGTCATCGTCATCGTCATTTTCGAATTCTTTGTCTATAGTCTTCTTGAAAAACGTCTCGTCCAATTCAACCGGTTTTTCCGTTGGTAGAATAATAGTGTCGAACACCTTCTTTTCAACTTCATTAAAATTCACCTTTCGAGAACATAACGTCTGCACATTTTTCATAACAGTTGTAGGTGAATGGAATATTCGCAAAATACTATCCATGTATATTTTCAACAGTGGAATGTATTGAATCGACGTTATATTATCGATAGTTAACACTAATAGGTTCTCTGATGCGATTGATTTTAATGACACGGGGAATCCAGAAGTCTCGTTTGTTCGATTATCCGTAATCGTATATTTGGTATAGAATTTGATAACATGGTCTTTTGCAGTTTCCTCATCTAAGCTGAATTCCTTAGCAACCATACCGACGAGTTCTTCAACCTCCACATAATTATTGTTTTTTTCCATAGTAATAAATTCATCTATAGGACTCATTTCTTGGAAATTTGCAACACGTTTGAACCGAAACTTGGCGCCATTCGCTGAATTTATATTCGAGTTTTCTACGGTAAATAGACTGGACAGGCAACTTCTATACTTATTTAAATCATAATCCGAGAGTTTGTTTATTTTTAGACTAGATGTATACTGGAGCTTATAAATCTGTATAAATGAATCTGTTAGATTTGTGAAGAGCCGTATGTCGTATCCTATCGGTTCTATAAATTGATTGATACTTTGAATCACTGGATTTAATCCGGTTTGCAATAATTCTTCCAGTTGTTCTGCTGTCAGTGGGTTCTCTAAATTCGAATGGATACGTAAACTTCCGTCTTTCTGGAAATCTACAAATAGTTTTACTAGTTCTCCATTGAATATAATGCTGGTGTATAGCGATATTTCGCCAGATTTACCAGTTTCCTTTGATATTTTTATTATTTCGGATGTTTGCAAATACGGTTTTCGACGTCCATTTGTGTATGTTTGTTTACTATATAAACGAAACATGTTTGCACGTCGGAATCCTGGATTGTATTTTATAAATGGTATGTTCTCTGTCGCATGTATGTTCTTGAAAATGGAATCGAGAGGCAATAGGTTTATGAAATCCGTCTTGATACCAATATCGAACTGAATGATACCTTCTTTCGTATACGCTAGAAATGGATTCGCAGTCTTTATGTCATAAAACATTTTCACAGTCTCGTATAGTTTAACTAGGTCATCTGGTATATTTTGTCTTGATTCTGCTTTCAGTTCCTCTTTGCGTTGCTCTAATTCGGATGAATTTGTAATGTCGCTAGCGAATAGGAATGGATAATACATACTGCACATGTCCTTCTCACTCAAACTATTATTCCTGGCATATTCGAATACGTCGGATGCTAAACATACATATATTGTTGAATCACGCAAAATACCGAAATCCAATAGCACAGAGTTTTCAGTCGAATATAACATTGCGTCCGGGTTATTATAGAGTGTTGAACACTGGAATGGGTTCACAGAGAACAAGTGATTCACACTATCCGCGAACTGTCTACCAAGTATTTTTTTGATAGGCTGTTTTTTATATACATCGAGTAGGTCTTCATATGTATATTGAGTCTTCGTTAGTTTTTCTCGTTTTTCTGTATCAATCAAGAAATTGCTTATGAAATGCTCCATAATATCATGCGTAAACGGATATTTTGAGCTATCATTCTGAGTAATTTGATTATAAATAGTCAACACGTAGTTTGCATCTCGTTGAATCTCCTTTTTATCTGTGCTTGTCGTCTGTTTGAAATAAGCAAATAGATGCAGTTCCTTGTAAGATACTTCGTTTAATCCTAATTCAATAAGAATTTTGTTCTTAATTGTTTGGATGGTATCATCTAAGAAAATTCGCTGGTCTGACATAGTTAATTCACCTTTATATACATCTGGTCGAACAGAACCAAACACCAGCGTTCGCTTAACATCGTTATCGTCCGGATTCAATATACAAACTTTGAAATCTTCCGCCATCTTATTATATACTTACACTATAACTTTGTGTTAATAACTCACAAAATTGAACCAAATCTGAGACATTAAGTAAAAATTACATCACCAACAAACCAACCAAAATGCCTTCCAACGATTTCTTTTACGAGGATGATGTCAGCGAAGTAACCCAGTTGAACGGAAATCGTTTCAGCGTATTATCATATTACTTTGGATACACATATATCGTGGAATACATCCATGCGCAGCGTAGGTTTATCATTCTCGGAACGGACAACCCAGATTACTACCCCTCTCAGTAAAAACACCTAAATTTATTTATATAATTATATTATTAATGATTGTTACATTTATCGGAAACTGCCAAACTTTAGCTATTTGTTTTTATTTACAACAACTGTCAGCAAATGACGATATTGGATGGGTTATGTATAGCGAAGATTTTTTACCAAACGTAACTCAATGGAGCGAAAAAATTAAGAATAAAATATTGAATATTGATGACGCTATCGAACGATTAAAAATAAGCGATTTTATTATATATCAGGAAATAAATATTGAAAAGTCTATATTTTCTAATTTTAACTATTTACAAAGCGTTAAGCAAGAACGCTGTCGTTTGATATCAATGTCGTCAATTTATATAGATTTTGCAGATTGGCATGCATCTCTAAGAGAGATGAAGAAGCGTGAAGATTCGAATAATGTGCTAATAAGAGTTTCGGACTTGATTGAAGCCTTTCCTGACGAACCTACAATGATAAGCGTTGTTCATCCTAGCACATTTTTATTTATGAAAATATTGAAGGAAATATGTTTATTAATTAACATCCCGTTTTTTTCTGACGATGATTGCACAATTTTTTTGGAATATAATAATTATATTGGATTACCAGATTAAATCTTTGAAAGGTCCCATTCGGGTTCCATGAACAATTTCTGAATTGGAACATCAAATGCAAATGCCGGTATATTGCAGAAACTCGACAAATTACAGCTCAAGATTTCATTCGCACGTGACATAATTACCATATCAATAACAGTATCGCGTAGACCGTGCGCAGCTTTGCTCCGCAAATCACCTGTATGTATTTTATTATTATCCCAATACGCAATTTGTGGGCATAGTTTCGAAATGCGACGTCCAATTGATGCCGAATCTGTTAACAGTATACACTTATCTTTTATACTGCGACTTATTATAAGACGTTTAAATTTATCGGCTATTTTGGTTGCTGCGTTCTCGTCATATACGTCATCATGTATAAATACGTCGCCCAATCTAAGATGAATGACCTTATAGCCTTTCGCTACATCCACTCCCAGCTCTTCGTATACATGCGAGAGAACACGTTCAATCATATCCGATGGCATAAGTAACTTTCGCATGAACTGTTTACAAGTATCAGATAACTCCGCAAATACTACAAACTCACCAAGGTGATTCGTCGCATAAAATGAGTTTGTGAGAACTGAAAACGATGTGTTTCTCTGAAATAAAACACTCAGATTATTGATTATATCGGGATACGACAACGGACATATACATTCATGTATTTCGGTATCCTTGTTATTCACTGTATAGTGGTCCCCAAATTTCAAAAACGAAAATATAGGATGAGAATTGTAGTCAATTAACAATTCGAAACCACATGCTTCTGCAAAATAAAACAGTGCTACTGTGCCTCGTAAAAAATCGCCGAATCCTGGCGGTTGTGGGTTCGTTTTACATTTAGTCAAATAAGCGTGAGTACAAGACGGCATTCCAATATATATAAATACAAGTGGTTTGTATTTATATTTATATTTATGTTTACGTTTTTATTTAATATCATAGAATGGATTGTCGGATATCTTCATCGAACAATATTCGGCAGGTTTCTTCTTATAATCCGCAGGTTCGTGAATGCCCACCTCCTTTGCATTTTGCAACATGAACTTAAAGTTCTCCCAGAACTCGCTCTTGTGTCCAATCGATTTCGTCATTATGTGCGAAAGCTCGTGTATGGCAACAAACATCAGCGTATGTTCGTCAATTAAATTTGTGACGTCATCCTTCTTGACATTTAAACAGAACGCCAACTTTTCGCCTTTGTTCTCGCTATATGCTGTATATTGACTCGTTGGTAATGTTTCCATTATTTTCTGAGGGTTATATCCCTTTACTAGACGCTTCACTGCTTCATTATCAGGGTGCTTTTCCGCCATATAGTCGACTAGCTTCTTGCACTGAAGCGATGTCTTAGCAAGTAGGTCGGAAGCAGCCTTCAGATTTGCTCGTTCGCGAACACAATATTTATTACCATCCACCGACGATATAATGCACTTCAATTGGAAACTATCGGTATCAAAATAGATGTATAAAGATATTCCAATGATGAATATTACCAATATATATCCTAAAATGTCCAGTATTTGCATGTATATATTAATGTTGATACATTAATTTTATGGCTGCCTTCACTTGATTTGGCTTAGGCGTTTTGCCACCAATTAAACAAACACTCAAATTATCCTTCCTGAAATACTTGCGCGCAACGGCTTCAACTTCTTTACGTGTCATATTTTTGTAATGCGCGTCGTATAGTTTCGTATATTCATAAAACGGTTCATCTGGATACTCTAAGAAATGTGCACCATTGTGTTTGCATTTCAGTGTATTATTGTCTAATTCACCATTCATCATTCCTTTCAAATAACCTTTTGCGAACTCGAACTCTTCCACAGTGACGCCATTCTTCAGAATATCATTGATGACGTCCAACATGAGTGGGAGAACACCTTTTTTCCCATTACTATTTGACATTACTTTGGTGCTATCTGTTTCAGCATACAGAGTAAGGTCTCCATAAATATCATAATATGTGACATAAGCACTTGAAGTGTAGGTAAGTCCATTATCTTCGCGTAATTTAATAAACAGGCGCGAGCTCATTGGTCCACCTATAAGAGTCCTTAGCACTATCGCGGCATATCTATCCTCACGATTTATTCTAAATCCCAATGATATGTGTGTTGTCTTATCTGTTATCCTCTCTTTTATATAATACGCAGTATCAGATTGAGGCGTAATACACCGATTTATAGTATTGTGGTATGGCGCGCTATTTTTTAGTTTCGCGAATGGCGACGATGCTAGCATGTGTTTAATATGTGACAACGAAAGGTCTGACACGATACTAATTGACATGCGGTTCGGCTGGTAGAATAATTTGTATAATTCATTCATGCGTGCGCATTCCATTTGCTTTTCGTGATATACCAACGTATCTATAGGATACGCAAATGCGCTACCATTATATAACATTTCCTCGCTACGGTCAACTAATTCGGTCTCAGCATTATCGCTGCTTTTTGAAGATTCCTCAATGACTATTTTGTCCTCCATAGCACAGTCGTTCTCCCGAAATAGCGAATTGAACAACATGTCGGCAAACAGATTCATTAGACTTTCAGTATAATTACTATCACATTTTGTAACATACCTTGTATAGCGCTTATCTGTATACGCGTTTATATATGCGCCCACCTTATCATAAGTGCGTTGTATTTGTTTCGATTCTTTTATACGATTTGTTCCTTTGAAACACATATGCTCGATAAAATGCGCGGCGCCTCTCGAATCGTCAGTCTCATATGCAGAACCAAAATCTATAAATATTTGCATATTTGTAACAGGGATACTACCATTTGATTTTTCGTATATTAGTCGGAATCCATTTGGATATGTATATGTTGAAACAGGCATTATTATAATATGATGTTATAATAATAATTTTATTTAACGCTTGCAGTCACCAATGTCGAGGGGAACACGTCCATAATCGGGCTCAATCGTGCTCTTGTTCCAGGGTCCAGTATCCGAGATAGGGATAATCGGGTCGGAGCGCTCCTGGAGATTGGCGTTGCGAAGGCTCTGGCCAATCGTGTCTAAACCGATGTGGACACCGGCCTGGAGGAGGTCAGGCATGTTAATGTTCGCGCCATTGAGGTTGTTCAGCGTCGTCCACTTGCTGTTGACATCCTTAGGGAGGAGGTCGACGGGGTTAGCCGTCGGCGAAAGCGTATACTGGTTCTCCGAGGAGACCGGTGTAACGTCCGCAACCGATGTACTAGTAGTGGGGACCTTCTTCTCAGAGCCATCCTCTAACTTCTCAAGTCCAATGGTCTTAGACTGGGAATAGTATAAAAGCGCAACCCCCAAGGCAATTGCGATAATTAAAATTGCAATACGCTTGGGTTCGAACCAACTGGAGAGTCCTTTCATCAACTGTTGAAAATTTGTTAACATCCTGTTTATATAAACGGTTGATAAAATTATTTCCGAAAACTTGATTTTATTTGCTAAATAATTATGCGGGGTCAAAATCAAAATCGTCTTCTAAATCACTTTCATCATCGTCGTATAAATCCGTCAACATGTAAGTATTTTTAATATGTTTTGCATCTAAATAACTGGCTAGAGCTAACTCTTTTGCCTCTTTGGCTTTTCTTAAAGCTTCACGATACATTTTGTAATATACGTCGTCGCGTTTCTTCAAAAATACCGTTTCATCCGATTCAACTACTAATTCAAATTCTTCTAAATCGCTTGGTTCCTTTTGTTCTTCTATGGGAGGTTCCTTTTGTTCTTCTATGGGAGGTTCCTTTTGTTCTTCTATGGGAGGTTCATTTTGTTCTTTTGTGGGAGGTTCTTTTTGTTCTATTGGTTCGGGTTCTCTGATTGGTTCTATAATTAGTTCTTCTACGGGGTCTCTGATTGTTTCTGTAGATAGATGCTCTATGGATAGAGGCTCGACGGGCGTGATAGGTTCTGTTTGTGGTTCTTGGATAGATTTCTCTAAAGATTCCTTCGACGGCGTTTTTAATATACACCTTTCAAACATGTCTACCGGCTTCAGAACCAATAACTGTTTCATTTCCATCTCAATTTGAAACATACGTGCAGAACATTTGATTCCCTGAATCTCCAAAATTGTCGCGACGTCTTCATTCTCCTTCAAATTCTCGCACTCAATTACGCTCTCGTTTTCGTCATATATTTTTAATGTCGTCTTACCTAGTATGGTTTGGATATTGATTCTTGCAATATAATACTTGCCGGATTTGAATATCTTCAGTGGCGAAGTGAATGAGTTCTCAATATCATGTTCATCCAATTCCGTTTCGAACCATTTCGCACGATGATTGTAAATATATTTGCGACTAAACGTTTCTAAATTCTCCATCCATCGAATGAATTTCTCGTTCTCATTGGTAAACATAAGGTCGCAATACGAACGTTTACCCGTTTTGACGATTCCCTGTTTGAGTTTGCAATTCGGAGGTTGAATATATACAGGCTTATCATTTAGCAAGAATTTCATAAAATGGTTTCCGCCAGACATAGCAATCGGAGAAGTTAACGCTAACTTGTCGAACGGAAAATTATCATTTGGTTCATTAATTGCGTTCATTTTAGATATGATATAAATTGAAATAAATTTAACACTATAAACGCGTATGGTAATAAAATAATATTTCTACTATTTTTCTAATAGGATGCGCAACGTTCTGTCGGATATTTTCAAGAATGAAGACATTAAACGCGATGTGAAAGAAGTGATAAAACCAGTAGTTTCCTTTATATACGACGAAATATATGTGTATATATGGTTCATTTGTTTGTATAATGTCTTCTTCATTTTGATAGTTTTAGCAATTTTATATCTGTTGATTCAAATGCCGTATAGAATTCAAAAAATCGGATTGGAAAAAATATAGGCTATTAATATATAATGGATGATGGAATGCGCAAACATGCTTCGGGAGGTGGACCTCTTGGCGAACTTAGACCTCTTGCTCCTGCTGAATTTGTCGATGTAAAGCCCATTACGGGTGGTTCTGGCGCGGCTGATTACGCGCTTGCCGTTTACGGTGCCGGCGATGCACAGCACGCTGTTCCCGGCTCCAACGTTATCGCGATGAACAACCCGAATGCTGCTCCCGTTGCCGCTGTCCCCGTTACTGGTGGAAACAGGGGCGGTCGTGGAATGCTCACGAACATGGCTGTTCCGGCGCTTCTTCTATATGCGAATACCAAGTTCAAGCGCTCTGCAAAGAAGATGCGCAAGTCTGTTCGCAGGACGGTGAAGAAAATCGGCAAGACTGTTCGTAAAATGGGAAAAGGTAAAAGTAAGGGCAAGAAGGGTACGCGTGGAAAGCGTTAAAATTTAATATTTATTATTATAATAGAATGGATAATAATAAAGAAGAATTCGTAAGTAATATTCAGCGGTGGGTTGTTCTCGATACACAACTCAAATTGGCAAATGAAAAACTAAAACAAATACGTGAATCCAAGAATCAACTCACATCACAAATTTGCAATTATGTTGATAGTAAAAATATGCGCGAGACAAAATTGCAGATTAGTGATGGGAATCTGCGCGTGTATGACCGTAAGGAGTATTCGCCCATCACGTTCACGTATATCGAAACATGCCTAGATAAAATAATACCAAACAAAGAACATGTAGCATCCATTATAAAATATCTTAAGGAGAACCGCGAGATTACAACTGTCTCGGATATACGCAGAAATGTTACAAAATAATATGCGTGACTAATATATATGCTATACGAAAGGTCATTTTTAGAAAAAACCATATTTGAAGAGAACGTTATGCATGGAGGAGGAGGCGCTTGTTCGATTGCCGGATTTCCGGCGCTCAAGCATTTGTCAGTTCCGCTTGGTTTAGTATTCCGACCGATGGCAAATGAGAGTTTTATTAGTGGTGATGCTATATTGGATGTAATGGAGTATGACAAATATGATGCACTTTATGAGAGAGTTCTCGATACGAAAGGCAAGCATACGAAACGCAAGCTACCGCGGCTCATTGGTATGAACAAAACTAAAAAAGCGAAGTAATATAAAAATATCTAAATTAATTAGGTAGATGGTAAAAATCAGTTCCAATGAAATTGAGATACAGAAAATAGCAAGCCGAATCCATATGATAGAATCGAATATAGCAGATTATGAAAATAATCGAGGTTGTATTTTTTATTGTTCGTTAATACACGGCAAAGCATTCATTTATGAATTATACGAGCGTTTGAAAGAAGAACGCCGTAAATATGCAGAGGCGACAGTTCAATAAATATAAGAGGTTATTTATATTTATTGAAAAACTAAAACTAAAATTAGTACGCAGACCATTTGTTCTTGTTGAATGGACTTACATTGATATTTTTCCATTGTCTCACCTTCTCATCCAACGCCTTTTCATCGTCGCTTGTTGGAATCGAATCTAACGTTTTGGCGGCATTCATGCGTTGAATGTCGAGTTCTGACGCAGTGGGTTTCTTACCATAGCAATTCGCACCGAACCTCACGTTCGGGTTTACAATATATCCACCATTAATGCCTGGTCTACCACAATCATTTGCGCGCTTCTTATTTCTCTGGAGAACACTCCATGTATCCTTTTGTGTCGGGTATAATATCATTTGACCTTCTGACCAGCCATAATTGCACCATTCGCCGCCACTGGTATATGCTTTCTCGACCTCATCATAGTTGGCCAGTCTAGCGCCGAACGAACTGCACATCTGACGAGCTTCCTCGTAGGAATACACGTTATTTGATATATTGAATACTTCACCACCATCTGCGTCCGTTTTACAGTCAGTCTTCTTTTCGTCCTTCTTTGGAAATGAATCTGAAATATTAATTTTGAGAACATGCTTGAAAAAATTGGCAATTAGCAAAATAATCATGTATATCCAACCAGCGCCTGATAGTAATCCGAGTGACATAGGAGCATCTCCAGCAAGCGTTAATATACTGAATCCATAACTGACGGCCTGTATGACTATCAAAAATATGCCAACATATATAACTGTATTAAAATCATCCAGTTCTCTGCCAAGCTCTTTTTTTATAATTTCAACCGCGTCGCCATTGCTGTCCTTGTTTTTATCATATAAATAGTAAGCATAGTAAACAATTATTCCTAACACCGATACATCGACTATTTTTCCGGTAAATGCTTGCATCGATGCAAGACGGTCTTTAAATAAAACTGCTAAAATTACTAACAAACCAAAAAACCCTATGAGAACCCAGACTATAATTTTAGAGGTTTCACTATCAAATATACTCGACGCGCTAGTTGCAGCATCAGTCGTTTTCTCTTCCGCGCTAGTTGCAGCATCAGTCGTTTTCTCTACCGCATCCGATACGGCAGTATTTGTTGTTGTTGTAGGTGTAGCACTCATTATATTATAGCTATTTATTTTTTTTGCGATAAAAGAGACAGTATGCCATGGGGGTGATTATAGTGTCAGATTCTGGTAGTCGATTAACAGATTGGTCATTATAGTGTATCCATTCATTAGCATAGTTCTTAACAAACGCTGTATAGTGCCCGCCATAAACACTACCTATATGATTGCAAACTGCATATAATTCATATTTATAAGACCGTGGATTATATCCAGATACATATCGAGACAAGTCCAAATTATCTAACGGGCACGTAATTAACTGACCATTTTTATGTCTCCCATCCGCGCTAAAACGTTTCAATACGACAATCAAAATTTTAGGGAAGTTCCAGAACGTGATACGCTTCTTAATATCCTCCTTCTGTTTTGTCTTTTCATTGAACCATGCATTCTCGCCTGAGAGAACCTCAGTGGTAGTAAACAAATCAAAACAATCATATAGAGAAACATTCGACCCATCCGGCACAGGCAAATTCATTACAAAATAACTTTCGGGCTTTATAGAGTGTTTGGTCAATCCATCCATCGAGACAATTTCAGATACATGGATTCCATAGAACAAGTCCATAATTTCCGAATAATCCTTCGCATAATCTGCCTTTATCATTTGGTAACACTTTTCTGCAAGTTCATCCACTGAGTTCTCCTTTGTCCCAGTGATTTTTATATTCACCTTTCGAGCAATCGCCTCATGTATACACTCAATCATAAATAGCAAAAATTCTGGCATATCATTCTGGCTCCATCCAGTGAAGAGTTCCTTGTTCTTATCACGTGCAATCTTATGAACGTTCATAACAAATTTTTGGGGCGATACAACCATATCTTGTGACCACATAAGGGTTCTCAACTCATTCCATTCATTCATTATAATCGACTTTTCTGGTGACGTATTATTCAACTTATCTAGTAATTGATTTAGTTCATATGTATGGTTTAGTGCCTGTAAACATGAATTTAAAAAACATGTATTCCCTAGATTAGCCAGTCCGGTATAACACCTGGTTTTATATAAGTCCATTGCAATTATAATAATATAAAACTATTACTTTATATAAGTCAATGAATACATTTAATAGAGGTAGAACTACCAATGCCCGTTCAGCAGAATTTTTGCGCGCATTTGTATCTGAATATAATCAAATCATTCATGCGCACTCCGAGATGATGTTGGAATATAATCGTAACGTTTCCAATATTATGCGTATACTCCAACGCGGACAAGAAATGACGCCACCCCCAGCGCCCGCACCCACGCCTGTAGCTACTACAGGGAGAACATCTAATCGTTCCGATATTGCAACCCTTATATATTTGCTGAGTCAGGCAAATACGGAAGAAATTCAGATTGGTTTAACTCCTGCACAAATACTAAGTGCAACACAAATTATCACATATACGCCGGGTAGTTTTAATGAAACACAGTGTCCTATATCTCTAGAAGAATTTGTTGAAAATGAACGTGTATGCCAAATCCGTCATTGTCAGCACATTTTTCGCCGGCCGAATTTGCTGAGATGGTTTGAGTCGCATGTCGGCTGCCCAGTATGTCGATACGATTTACGTGGAGCAGACGCAGAAGAAAATAATAATATTGAAACATCAAGTGTTTCATCTATGTTGTCCACTTTATTTAATTCTGATGTTTCTGGCAATGGCATATATTCATTTGAATTCCCTCTGCGCTTCCGTTAGCGGAAGAACTTGGTAATCGCCTGGCATCCAGTCTTTTCATTGGAAATCTGATTCAATACCTTATCGAATAATAATGTTTTCACTTTTGCGGAACAGTATTTTTCCTTCTTCTTCATGAATGTCTCATGGTCACCGCCACAATCACGCTCGAGAATTTCCATATCCTTTTTGTATGTTTTAATAGCGCTCGGCTTGCGCTGGCATTCCCAGATAAGCTCAACCGCCAATCCGAATAGCTGCTGCAATGGTTTCATCAACTGATTGGTAATATAGTGCGCGTAATCGAGTTTGAGTTTGTTTTCGGTGATATATTCGGGTATTTCGATGCGCTCACCCATCAGCGACTTCGGTTTGTTTGTAACAATAAATGCGTATTTTATGCGGTCGCCAGGTTTCGGCTTATTTCCAGGGTCCCTCTCACCTACGCGGTCCGCAAGAACCTTATGTGCGATTTGATTCGGATTTTTATAGTCACTACGAAGCGCTTTTGTAATCGCCAGCTTATCCATCGAGACCTTACCTGCAATCAAATCTGTTAATGACTTGTCCAGGAAATCCATGGCGCCTTGGATATTATTCTCCTTCATCAAAATGTTCAACACTCCACCATACACGTCTTTCACCAGGTCGCAGTTGTCTCGTCGCTTTAGGACCAGCCCCATATACTTCAGTTTACCCTTATCCGGGTTTGTCTCATATAACATACCTACATATCGCTTTTTGGAAAGAAGTAAGAATGGCATTAGCGTTTTCTCATATGCAAGCTTCATTGGCAATTTCAGGAACGATGAGCACAGATGGGCGACGTCTTGAGCGATTTCGATTGTAACCTCGAGTGCCTTCTTTCCACGGATATTTTCCCCCGTCGCTGGGTCTTTCAGGTTGAATGTGAAGAATACAGAATCCGTATCTCCGTACACATACTCGGCATTCGTGTGAACAGTACCATGTTTTTCGGTTTCATAGTGTCGGTCGCCATACACTTCCTCAATCATCCGTTTCGCATACGTAATCATTGTTCGTCCCGTCGCCGTAGTCGACGCAGCAATATCCTTATCATAGAAGGTCGACGTCTTCGCTCCACACTGACCATACAGCGAATTCGCAGTCACCTTGTATCCGAGCTGACGCTTATCGAGAATATTCTGCATAAACGGGTCCTTCTCCGTTTTTATCATCTTCCTCGTGTCTGCCCTCGCCTTCAATAGTTCCTCGAGAATCGCAGGCATGATTGCGTCGGGTGACTGTGCCCATCGGCATATCATCTTACCCGTCTTCGTCTTCACCGCCTTTGCCGCCGGCCTCTCCGGGTTTCGGAGATACGCGAATGTATCAAACTCCACTTCAATGTATTCGACACCCGGCATATTGTCATATTTGAATTCGCCATTCTCGCCGATTTCACCCGTTTGCTTAATCAACTTACCCGATAAATCGTATTCCTTTGTCCAGACTTTCGTGTCATGTGAGTATTTCTGACTAATCATCGCCGATGGATATAGGGATTCGTAATCAACACACGCGACAGGATTGTCCATATACATCGCACATTTCGGTGGTAGCACGATGGCACCTTCATACCCTTCATTTCCACCATTTCGGTCTAGGTCCGGCATTAGCGTATTTTTCTCACGGCATTTCTTCGCGACATAACTGGTTAGCTTGATGCCTTGGCCTCGGAATACCAAGAAACTAATCGGCACACTGCAAATCCGCGACATCTCCACATATCCCGTAATCACATCGATTTTGTTCATTAGGTGGAGTGGTAGATTACAATCCTGAATACAGTATTTCGCGACAATCGCCCTATCCGCCGACGAACCATTCGCCAGACGGAAGATGTCCTGTGGCGTAACATCGTCTTTTGCCATACCCCATCTCACGGACTTTGTCATATCGATATTGTCGTGCTGCCCATCCACCACAATCACGTTGTATATTGCGCCCTTGTGCTCACGACCTTTCTGAATATCCACCACACGGAACTTGCGACCACCATCATAGTAATCCGACGTGAATGCAGTTATCTCAATATGGATGAAATCGCTCACACTGAGACCCGTCAAGTTTTTACTGAATAGCTCCGTCGTAGTTCCATTCACTGCGACGTGTTTAATATCGTCGCCGATGTATTGACCTGCAACGTCGTCGAGTTTGTAAGACGATAGATTGAAATCGCGGCGGAAATACGTATACATATCAATCTGTAGTCGCCCTGCAGTCTTGAAGTATTTCAGGTCATACTCGCCACTCGCCAATACCACTTTGGCATTCTCGATACCCACGACTTCTCCAGCGGGATTCGTCTTCGCGCATAGGTCGTCCTTTTTCCTGGACAACATGAGGAATTCGCGCTCACAGTGATTTTCCTGCGCTCTGCGAAACATGAAGTCGTAGTCAAACCCGAAGATATTATAACCGATGATAATGTCGGGATTTTCCGTCTGAATCAACTCGGCCCATTTCAACAACAGTTCGCTTTCCGTGTTGACAGAATCGATGATTATGCCATCGACCGGGTCACACGAACCCAACACCAAACAGTGATTCATGTATGGCGCTGGCTCGCCATATTTCATGAACGTCGACCCAATAAACGTGACCTTATCGCCTTCCAGCTCGGGGAATATGGCCGTAAGCACATCGTCCGCAAATTTCAGTTTCTGGTCTCGCGTATAATCCGTGTTATACAAAACGTCCACGATGGTCGCCTTTGTCGAAATCTTCGCGGGTTTCTCGTATTTTTTATAGTATGTTTTGGGTTCATCGTCATCATCCTCGGCATCACTGTCACCGCCTTCTTCATCGACGATTTCATCGTCGTCTACTATATCATCGACGTCATCGCGCTCGAACATTGTGCTAATCAAATTCTTGTTTTTATTTTTCTCCTTCATTTTCTCGGCGTCTTTAATCGCCGTTGTAATCAAGCGTGCAATCATCTGTGTTACCAACTCCTTCGTCGGTTTCGTTCGCTTCGGATAAACCAAGTCCGTATCTTCGAATCGGTCGTATCCGAACGACGTTTGGACAATCCGCTCAATCAGCGACTTTGCTCTCGATACATCAGGAGAATGCTTTTGAAATATGTCAATAATGTTCGACGCAAGACGCTTGTATGTCTTGACGGGAATCGGGAAATCGCCGTGACTACTACTGGCCTCAATGTCAAAGCTGCAGATTTTATAAGGCACTCTCGTCTCCTTCTCGGGAAGTGGCTTGATACTACTAGCGGGACAAACATATTCGTAATCGCATGTGGTAGTCAGCTCGGTCGGAACAGTCGCTTTTTTTGTAAATATCTGAATCCATCCCGACGGACTTATGTTGTTGATGTGGAAATATCGCAATAGCGGTGGTATGGAGCTCTCGTATAGCTCCAAGTGAATCCCCTTGAACTTGAATTTTATCATCTTGTTGTGTTCGTTATACCAGAAACGCTTGACCTTATTCATCACAGTCGCATTGTCGAAAACGATTTTTACAAACTTGTATAATCTTCCTCCGGTATAACCGTATAGTTTCTTGTTTTCGACCAAGTCGCAACTGAGGAGTGACGCGCCATAGTAATCGCCGAGGCGCTTGAACAGGTCGCGATACAACGCGCGTGCGTCTGTGTCTGTCCAGTCGTCGCCAACCTTCACGTAGAAGAAGGGCTTGAAGTCGTTGACGACAATACTACATGTTTCGCCGGTCTCGTTTACTCCGAACATCTGAATCATGAAGCTCGTCTTTTTCTCTTTCTCTTTCTCTTGGATTTTCTCATTGTATATACAGAAGTCGATTAGTTTGAATGACTTCGAACAGATGACGGGCTTCTTGGACGACATATTTGGTTAGTTGAGTTGTATTTATTTTGTTTATTCGTAAACAAAATCAATTTTATAGAAAATGGTAGTTTCAATCATAATTTTTATCCAAAAACCACTTGGCCATTACAGCTGGAGTGCGTTCACCCGTGTATTTTTGCCAGTTTCCGCCTGTAATTTTAAACAGTGTTGGGAAACCTTCCGATGCAACCGGAGTCTTACATAGGTGTTTACATTTATAGTTTAGTTTGTCGAGCTTACCAACTTCGCCGTCTTCAATCTTCAAATAGGCTACGTCTCTACCTTTTGCATCAGCCTTAATTAAATCAATCATCTTGTCCCATTTAGGCTCGGTCGTTTTATCATTTTCATCTGGTATTAAATCCTTGCAATGAGGACACCATTTGGCATATATAATTCCAACTATCACAGTATTTTTATCTAATTTTCGTGTTTCATCGTCTAAGTTCAATTCGCCGAATGTCACCATCTTGGGCGTGTTGGTTAATTTGATGGCATTCAAGCGCAGACGTCTTCGTTTTGTAACATTTCTGTTTCGTTTTTTATTTTTTCTAAATCGGGTTTGTTTATGCGTTATCTCTTTCTTCATATACATTAATCACTCAAATTATTTTCGCGAAATACTATATATGCGCGTAGTTCCTATTGTATTTTTAATTGTTATATTTTCATTGGTATTAATAGTTTCCGCATTCACGCAAACGAGAGAAACTATGCAAACTAAGGGCGTCGACACAAAAAACAAATGTCCTTCGATACTAGTAAAAAAGGGTAATGAATTGGTTCTCTACGATGATATGAAAAATGAGGTTTATCGTTTTACTAGTTTAGACGAATATATCGATTATCTGAAAAACGAACGCGCCAGAGGAATCGAGTGTCCCGTCTTATTCCTCCAAAGCGAGAATGATACACAGGGTAATAACGTGTTTCGTCTTCGCCCAGATGTATTCAACCAGGAAGGTGGTTCATCTCCCGTAACAGTTGCGCCTATTATAGATGCGAATCGCGATAGCAAAATATATAATGTGAATAATTATCCTGGATTCGACCCGGATGGATTACAGATTGGAGTTTATAGCAAAATCGATGCGGTTCACGATTCTACGGAAAAGTCGAAGGTGAGTGATAATCCTATGGACTTAAATTGGGGTGGTGTTGAATACACACAGAAGTCAATTGATTCCGGTAAGTATGAGGAGAACGAGGTGACCCGCCCTTCTTATTTTAATCCGAAAGGACAGTTTTTCCCAGAATTATACAAAGAATACAAGAATCCAAAATCGTATGTTAGTTCTGACTTGTCTCCTTAGGACGCAAAAATGTAATAATACTTTCTAGACACTTTTTATTGATTTTCTTAGTTTTTCCATTTGATTCACATGTTAGGTTCTCCAGACAACCAGGGTTCTCCTTGATGGCATCCATGAGATGAGCAAATGAATCGAAGTGTTGCATGATGGCAATCGCAGTGGTAGAGCTGATTCCTGGTATCTGACACAATAATATTTCTCCGATATTATCCGGAGTAATATTGTCCTTCTTCGTCTTTTTAACAACCGTGCAATAATTTTGCTCTGTAGTTGCTGTTGTCAAATCGCTGGCGTTAGTAGCAACTTGGTATTTCGCGAGGTTCCGCTCGACCTTATCTGCCATCCACAATAGCATCTCTGCTGTCTCTTGTATCGAATTACTACGTAGGACACTGAAACCTTTGAAACAATTAAGTGATGCGATACATGAGTATACGAGACGTTTCTCCTGTGGGGTTCTCAGTCCACTCATCATACCTTCGATTAGATAAATCACCTGATGAAGAGAACATTCGCCGTTGTGAGATAATCTGTGTGATTGTTCTTCGTATCTGCCATCCTTTATACTCGATATCAAGTCGCTCAAACTCTTTCGCTCGATGATGCAAATGAGTTGGTCGTCATTGGATTTCAAGAGTATATCACCGAGTGGGAGAACCTGCTTACTAATTTGCAATGTAGTAATATCACCAGTTTTAGCAATATCTAAACATTTCTCGTAGAGCATTGCTTCTCGCTCATCAATTATAACTTTCATATATTAGAGATAATATAGTTTAATCTCTAATATAGTATTTAAATTATTTACGACCTCTGGAAAAACCTCCAACCGATACCGCGGTTTACGTTGGTAGTCGAGACGAGCGGGAGCATCATTACGGACATCGGCTGAGGAAGCCCACGCTCCTCGAACGCAACCCTCATCGCAACATTAATTGCGCGCGGAATGCCAGCCTTCTTAACTCCTCCTCCGGTATTTTGGTTGGCGAGACTGGCGGCGCTTCTAGCTTTAGCGGATGTACTTAGAACCATGATATATATAGTCTAAATAGATTTTATTGTCGATGCAATTATAATAAAATTGAATCGACATAAAGATTATTAGATATCTATACAATATTACTATATTCATTTTATTTGCAGAATAAAATGAACACCTCTGACGATGACATCCGAATTGAGAAGAAGGCGAATGGCGTAGAAACTTATGTTTTCGACCCATACAATCCCCTAAATAAGGAAATCCCAGTTGATGAAATTCAGCGATTTTTGAAGACCTATGGTATCAACACAAACATTCATAACTTTCAGCTATACAAACGCGCGTTTATTCACAGGTCCTATATTCGCCGTCCCGAACTGGAGAACAAGCAGAATAACATTGTGATTGCTCCTAAACCCGATGACTGTCTTGCGCTGTATACCAAATCAAACGAGCGCTTGGAATTTGTTGGTGACGGCGTCCTGGAGTGCATCACTAAATTGTATCTGTATAAGCGTTTCCCCAAAGAGAACGAGGGTTTCATGACAGAGAAGAAGATTGCGCTTGTGAAAAACGAGTCGATTGGTAAGATGGCTATGGATATGGGACTACATAAATGGTTTATTCTATCGAAGCACGCCGAGTCGAAACAAACGCGCAATAATTTGAAGAAGTTAGGATGTCTGTTTGAGGCGTTTATTGGCGCATTGTTCCTAGATTTCAATCGTGTTATGATTAAGGACGAAGACAAATGGTTCGAAAATGTATTTCTAGCTGGACCTGGATTTCAGATGGTGCAGGTGTTTGTAGAGAGTGTATTCGAGAAGCATGTGGATTGGATTAGCCTGATTCAGAACGACGATAACTATAAGAATATTCTGCAAGTGAAAATCCAGAAGGAGTTCAAGGTAACACCGAATTATTTGGAAATAAACGAGCATAATCCGGATACCGGATACCATATGGGCGTTTATTTGTGTTTAGGACAACAGATTCATAGTGTCGCGATATCTAGTGCCATTCCTATTTCGCAATTTAGGTCGCACACTGAGCTGCATCAATATATGTCGGAGAAGGGTAAGGTGCTAGTTTTCCTGGGCGAAGGTGTTCACAAAATCAAGAAGAAGGCTGAGCAGATTTCTTGTGAAACTGCAATTCATAATTTGTCTGGATTTTGATAAAAAGAATATAGCTATAATTATATAGATGGTTAATTATTTAGCGTTATTAGAAGTAAAACCGAAACATATATCAAATCCTAAAACGGGGTTCGATGTGAAATTTTTATTGGAAAAGGAAAAAGAAGAAAAGAAAGTGCCAGACAAGCGTAAACTTGAAGAAGATGAGGAAGAGGAAAAGGAAGAGGAAAAAGACGATGAGGAAACTAACGCGCCGGGGGTAGCAGACGATGAGGGAGATAACGTGCGAGAGGTCAAACAAAAGACTGTGATTATTGATATGCGAAAACATCCTGCGAATGGCGTAAATCGCGAGTTAATACTCAAACGTTTGCGATTGGGACCTGGAGCCCCAGCTATTGAAGCACCTACTGTTGCCGCGCCTACTGCTGTGGCGCCTAAACCTAAAACTAAAGTTGGTCCAAAAGCTGACGCTGTGCCAGAACCTGACGTTGTAAAACCAAAGCCAGTTGTTCGCAAAATCACTGGAAAAAAAGTGGTCATCGGAAAACCATTTATTTTTACTAAACCACAGATTGCAGAGCGCCTACCTAAACCCACGAGCAAAATCATCCATAAGGCGTCCACATATTACATGAACAATCGTAAAATATCCGTCGAGAAGCTCAATAAGATTTTCCAACCGTATCGTCAAGAAATCCTCGATAAGTCTGCTGAACTTACATGTGATGACAAAGATGGCGTGAGCTTTGAGCTACTCACCCATCAGAAAGCTGTCCGCGACTATTTGAATTTGATGACGCCATACAGAGGTCTGTTACTGTTGCACGCGCTCGGTTCCGGAAAAACGTGCACGTCGATTGCGATTGCAGAGGGGATGAAATCGGAGAAGCGGGTATTCGTAATGACACCTGCGTCGCTGAGTAAGAATTTTTTCAGTCAGCTCAAGGATTGTGGAGACCATTTGTATCGTAAGAATCAGTTTTGGGAATTTGTCACGACTGACGGACAGCCTCAATTCGAGAAATTACTCTCGAATGCGCTTTCGCTATCTATGACATATATACAGAAACATAAGGGTGCGTGGTTGGTCGATGTCAAGAAGCCCGCAAATTTCACTGACTTGAGCACTCCCGAACAGAACGCTATAGATGAACAGCTCGACGAGATGATTAAAAACAAATACAAGGAGATTCACTATAATGCTCCCAATATGAAGAAGATATTTGATGAACTCAGTGAACAGTCTACCATAAATCCATTTGATAACTCGGTGGTTCTCATTGACGAGGCGCATAATTTCGTAAGTAGAATCGTGAATCAGGTCAAGAAAACCAAGACAATTTCGTATATACTATATAAATACCTCATGGAGGCAACCAATGTCAAGATTGTTATGATGACCGGAACGCCAATTATCAATTACCCAAATGAAATCGGTATCTTGTTTAATATCCTACGTGGTGCTATAAAGACTTGGACGTTTCAGTTGAATGTCAAGGAAGCCGTTACCACAGAATCGTTTCTTCGTATGTTCGATGCCGAAAATTTTAACACATATGATTATGTTGCCTATAATAATGGGACATTGACGATAACCCGTAATCCATATGGATTTGTCAATGTGAAGAAAAATGGTTTCGCCAAAGTGTCTGATGCATATGCGGGCGTAAAGTTGGATGAATCTGGTAATATTATTAACGACGTCGAATTCCTCAAGGCGATAAGGCAAATTCTAAAAAATGCTAAGATTGAAATCATAGAAACTGGTAAGCCCAATCCGGAAATGAACAAAGCGCTACCCGATGATGCTGATACTTTTTTGAATATGTTCGTAGATGCCGATGATGAACTCATTAAGAATGAACAGTTGTTTAAGAGGCGCGTATTAGGATTGACATCGCATTTTCCTAGCACACAAGATAGCTTATTGCCTACGCTATTAAAATGGACGGATGAGACTGGGGTTGAGCGTGATTATGAAGAAGTTAGAGTCGAGATGAGCGACTACCAATTCACCGTATATGAGAAAATACGCGAAATCGAGCGTAATAAAGAATCCTCTCGCAAGAAGAATGAGAAGATGGGTAAGAATAAAAATGACGACTTGTTTAAGACTACATCATCTTATAGGATTCGTTCGCGTGCTTGCTGTAACTTTGCATTCCCTGACCCACCTGGTCGCCCATTACCTACAGCTAGGAAGCATGCGGAAGATGAGAAAGAAGAAAGTGAAGAAGATGACAAGGACAAGGACAAGGACAAGGATGCAGAGGAAAAGGATGAGGACAAAGATAAAGAGGAAATAGACGAGGCAGAGGGTGCATTCGAGCCAAACACCGTCGAATACAACGAGCGCATTCAAATCGCACTACAATATCTCGCTGACCGACCCGACGAATTCCTCATACCAAGCAAATTAAAGGAGTTCAGTCCGAAGTTCACGGAAATCATGAAGAATCTCATGGACGAAGACAACGTCGGATTGCACCTAGTATACAGTCAGTTCCGAACTGTCGAAGGAATCGGACTACTGAAAGTCATACTCGAGGCCAACGGCTACGCACAGTTCAAAATACAAAAGAAGTCGCATAGTGACTGGGTAATCGACCAAAATGATGAAGACAAACTCAAACCGAAATTCATGTTGTATACTGGAACGGAGACCGAGGAAGAAAAGGATATCCTATTGAAAATATACAATAGTCAATGGGAATACGTGCCTTCATCGATAACCAAAGAATTCGAGGGTATTGCAGAGAACAATCACATGGGTGAGATAATAAAGATCATCATGATTACATCGTCCGGCGCGGAGGGCATCAACCTAAAAAATACGCGATTCGTTCATATTGTCGAACCGTATTGGCATATGGTCCGTGTTGACCAAGTCATCGGTAGGGCCCGGCGCATCTGCAGTCACTCGAAGTTACCTGAGGAACTGAGAACCGTGAAAGTCTTCTTATATTTGGCCACATTCAATCTAGAAAAACTAAAGAAGATTGGCAATAAGACGATTCTGGAGAAGGACGTTAGTAAGATTAATGGCAGACCACTCAGCACAGACGAGTCGTTGTTCGAGACCGCTGGTATTAAAAATCGCATTAATCAGCAGCTTCTAAAATCCGTGAAAGAAAGTGCGTTCGATTGCGCAGTCTATTCGGGCATCAACAAAGATAAACTGGTATGCTATAATTATGGAAAAATACAGTCGAATGATTTCGGCTCGCACCCATCGATTGAGGAGGACCAGCATATGAAGGATGAATTGGAAACTAAGAAAGTCAATATTAAAGTTGCGAAACTCACGGATGCAGGCGTCGACTATGCCTATGATAAGACAAAGAATGAGATTTACACGATGGACAATTATCAACAAGCGAAGACCATTAATGCTGCGTTAGTGCCGATTGGTCGTGTGATAAAAGTGAAGAATAAGAATACGATACAATGGTTTAGTGGAAGTGGCCCCAAATTATAATCAACGCGAATAACGCCAATGACGTAACCAAACATTGTATGTATAATCGCCTATAAATACTAAAATCTACCTTTCGAATATGTTCATTGCATATTATACACTTGTTATTCCATTTCTCTATACACTGTATATGAACGACATAATTACATCCACATTCAATAGTAGACTGTTCATTACTTGGGACATTATCCAAACAGATAATACATTCATTCATCACTACAAAACAATATATAATATATTCTATGTTGTTTTATTTTATTGCAAAAATTGATTGAGGTTGATAACACGTATACAAAGCGCAAATCGCTGCATGAATCAAGTCCATCGCTTTACGTTATCGAATATCGCATTTGATTGCTTGCCTCCAGAACAGTTGGCTAAAATATTCAATGATGGCAGAGTGTTCTCCCATTTGATTGAACCCTGGCTGGCACAGAAGTTTTCGATTACCCATGTGACTGGCTGTAAAGAGTTCGATTTCGTCGATAATGACGACCCAAACATCAAATACGACCAGAAGACGTTTACTGCTCGCGGTTGCAAATATTATCCGTCGAGCATGATTGGAACGGGTCGCAAGTTTGACCGAACATTGTTCGAAGAGAAAGCGAATAAACTGATATACATATTGGTCAGTAATATTAACTTTCCTGAAATTCGTGTGAAGTTCATTAGTGGAGCCGATTTACTCGCACAATATCCAAAGGGCGAGATTCCCTATGCGCATTATGGTAAATTTTTCGAGGATGAAACCTTCGTTCATGAAAAGAAAATCAGCAACAAAAAAAATAATGATGCTGGTTCAACACTCGTCAATGATTCGATTTAAAACCTCATTTGCTTCTGACTTTGATAAACTCCGTGGGCCGACTGTATTATCAGGAAATTTATGTGAATTTACGCGATTAATAATTTTTTCCACTGTGTCTTTGTGTTTGTCCAATCGTATGAAATAATAACACTGCACGTTGAACTCTTTACTACCCGCCTTATAACAAACGCCCGCTCGTCCTCCCGCTCTCGTAAATGCTATATCGAACGGTTCGTTTATTTTTACGTATGAAAATCCTCTCTCTTTGGCGGGCTCAGGTAATACCCGGTTCATCGCACGCTTCTCCCAGATTTGAAAGACACATGGCACATCGTATTCGTCGCCATTCACTTGGAATGCATTTCGTTCTAGTTCGACGCTCGATATGGGGTGAAAGTCTAGAGGGAATGCTCTGGACATACTCGGTTTCACGAATGACCTAGGTAGAATAAACGCGATTATGTCGGCATATTTCGCGGCATGTTTGATGAACGCCTTTGCAAGTGACCCCTGGCGACCAAATGGTGGGTTACCGAAGAATATCTTTTTACATGTTTGGTCACTTGGCGGTGTCCACTCCAAGAAATCGCCTTGCTGTATTCCAGCCATTTTTGGTTCTATATCGATTCCTATTTTACTGGAGGTAGCGGGCGCCTGGTTCAGAAATGCGCCATTACCTGCGGATGGTTCGACCCATAGATATACACTTGACTCTGGATATAGTTCGAGTATCTTCGAAACACACTTGCTAGCCACTGACGACTTCGTATAATATTGGTCCTTGGTATTAATTCGGAATTTGCCGGTATCTTGTTCCGACATTTTTATGAGTGTTCTATAATACTCATAAAAAATAGTTATTAAATCAATTTTTTAGTAATAAAATCGGTCTAGATATGGGTCGTCGTTATCTAATTCCTCACCGCTCGGGCCAAGGGCTATTCCACGATCAAATGGCGGACCATTCTCTGCCCCATATCTAACCAATTTAGATGGTCTGCATTCTACCGGATTTTCGTCTCTGTTTATCACGTATCGGCCGGCATGTTTCTGGTTTGTGAGGTCCTGGTTTAATGCTTCGCGTAATTTACCAAATACATAATCAATCATACGGTTGTCATCAACTTGTCTCCATACATACGTTCTCATAGTAATCTGCAGAGGTAATCTAGGCACGTTGCAAAGCTCATCACTAAACACTAGTTCGAATGTGAAATCCTTTGTTGGTAATACACCTATATAACTCAGTATTTCTTCTGCTAGTGGTTCGGCGCCACAGTTCCTACACCAGTCCAACATTCGAAAAACCGTCGACTGGTCGCTGTTCGGTTCAGGTAGAACCCCGCTATTTTTTATTCGGTTCATACACAATTTCGTAGTCGTTCTCAGTTCGTTTCCGACTACGTCTTCCAATACTACCATGCTCGAGCCAAATGATTCTATATTATATGCAAGCCGAATCGTCTTAAATATGTGTGTTGATTTCATTATTTGTTGGTTTATTTATTAAAAATAAATACATGGTATGTTGTTTCAATTTTACTATAGTATGCAATATCCGATTAATGGGTCTGAATAACTCGTAAACATAGTGCGCATCGATGTTGCCATAATATAAACATTATTGTCTTTTGATGACTTATACATATGATACATAATACGACGATTTGAGTCATAATCTACCATGTATGATGTATTCAGTGGCTGTGTTTGGATTTCTTCACGGATTATTGCAATGTGTTCCTGGTCTATGTCTGGCATCTCAATTGCGTCATTTTCGGCAATAAATGATTCGATGATATTAATCTGGTTCTCTGATAATCTAGACATTTGGGTTTTGTGTTATATTTATTGTTATGTTTCCGTTCCTTCAATTTTATTCAATATTATGTAAGCCAGGAATATTCCAAAGAAATTCTTTGCAAACAGGTCCAATATATTATAGCATGTATTTTTTATGTTATATGGGAACAGCGCCGCTACACCATACAAGAACCAAAAGAAAAAGAAATATAAGAATATGTTTATACCGCTGTTACTAAACTTCGCATATTTACTATAAATCATATAATAATACGTCAAAAACGGAATGAATCCTAGGAACACACCTGTTGTGTTCGGGAGGAGTTTGATTTCCGTCAAATATCCGAATAACAACATTGCCCAATTGAGTGTTAGAATATTGCTGATTGGGAGTACGTTTTTCTTGAACAAATCGAAAAACTCCAGTTCGTGTGACCTGTTCATTTTTTCGTATTGTAAGAATATCATGTAAAAAATCAATGTAATGAGCATGGTTGGTGTCGTTATAACCCAGTCCGCATACCGTTTTGGAGTTATATTTGAAATCGCCTTGAAATTCCATAGCCAATGAGCATAAAATGAGCCCTCTACCATCTGGACAATTACTTCTAAAACCAAGAGCTGTTTCAGTAAAAAAATACGCGAAGGAACCTTCATAAAAAGAATTATAATATCTACAAGTCCTGCCAATGTTTGTATTATTACGGATAGAATCAGTGAGTTATGAACATTAATGCCCATCTATATATTTGTACTAGTTTTAGTTTTGTTTTTAGTTTTATCTTTATTATTACATTGGGAAGGTCGCGACTGCATCCTGGTCGTCTCTCTCCTGCTTATCATATTCTTTCGACCCATACATTCCATAATAATATTCATACACCCTATCATAATCGACCTCCTCCTCAATATCATTGTGTTGATTTATAATAAGCGGGTTTCCGCAATTCTCCGGTCCCTTTACCGTTGGACACCTGCGTAGCATATTCGAGCGCTGGATTATACTCTGTCCCTCGACATTTGCGATGTAGCGCCCCCTAAGACGTTCCTGTAGCATCTTATCTAAGCTTAGTGTCTGATTCAAGGCGTTGTTTAGCTGTCTAAGAAGACTGCATCCGAAGCTATACTCACAACTATGAGTTCTGCAATAGAATGCATTATCAATCACCGGTCCCGACTTGAGTCTCCAGAAACGCACGCGTAGCTTTGCATGGGGCTTCGGCTCCCACGAGTTTTGAATTGGATAAAACCCATCGCGCACTACATACTCGAACGTGAATTCGGCCTCTGCCTTTACCCCATCGTAACTCTCAAAATCCTCCTTAATTTTCTCATACATCGTATCCGGAGTTCCATCGTAATGTCTCATTGCCTTTGTCATTTCATCCGAGTTACTGGGAATCAGTGTGAAGTTGGTATACTCAGGTTCGCTCGGGTAGGCCCAGACGGGCTTTTTGATGGAAGCTGAGGGCACGTAAGCTAGCGTAAGAGTGACGAGCATCGTATTGATTTGACTGTTTTGTGTTGGTGCTATTTATTATGTGGGCAAATTTCATTTCAATTTTATGCTAGTTTCTCAATCCAATCCTCCTCTACTTTGTAATATGCAGTGAGCGTTTCAATATAGGTTGTGCAAATATACACGGTGTTGTCGGCTGACTTATATAAATTATACATAGTAAATCCATTGGCGTTGTGTCCTGCAACATAATATGTGTGTGGCGGCTGGTCTTTTATTTCGGCATACCTTTTTTTTGCATTTTCTACGTCGCGCATAGACAAGCATGGTGGTTGGCATGGTTCGTGGTTTGCGATGAACATTTCGATGTTTTCGATTTGAGTGGCAGTAAGTGGTATCATTGTTTGTATCGATTGAATTGTTTTTATTTTGTTTTTATCATAAAATTGAAATGTTTTGTAACAAGGAACAAAAACTAAGAACAAAGAACTAAGATCAAAGAATGGAAGACCGCGCATATGAGTGTGTAATTGTCCATACCAAAAAATACAAAATCGACGAGTCGCACGCGTTGAAACATAGCATTGAGGTCGCGAGATTCGCTGCTAGTATATATGCGAGTGAAGTAGGCAAGAACCCACATCTTGCATCACAAAAGAATATTATCATTGCCTCCGCGATTCTGCACGACATGTGTGACCGTAAATACGTGCCAAATGAACTCAACGCGATTTGTGACATTTGCGATTTCATGAAAGGGTTCTTGACGGAGGATGAATTGAACATCGTTGTATCCATTATTACAACGATGTCTTACTCGAAAGTGAAACAGAAGGGGTATCCAGACTTGGGCGAACATCAGTTAGCGTATCATATTGTGAGGGAGGCGGATTTGCTCGCCGCATATGACATTGACCGGTGTGTTATGTATGGTATGCTCGTTGAGAATTTATCGTTTACGGAATCGAGTGAAAGGGCAAAGGTGCTGTTTAAAGCGCGGGTTATGAAATATCGCGACGATGGATTATTTATTACAAATTGGTCGAAAGAGAAGTCGCTGGAATTACATAATCGTAATCTTTGATTTTGGTTTTGGTTTGGGTTTCGGTTTCGGTTTCTTGGTTTTAGTTTTATTCAGTTTGTTGGTTTTATTTTTATTGCGTTTTCTCGTGTATTTTCCACCTTTTTTATTTTTAATAGTTTTTCTGCCTCCTCCCCGAGGATTGGCAAGATTGTTACCGAATGGGTCCGTATTTCTTTTATAAAGGTCGATTGCGGCATTCCTTATTTTGGAACTTTCAGTTGGGTTCATATAACTAGGTGTTGCAGTTGCACCTGGTGCAACCTGTGCAACCTGTGCAACCTGTGCAATGGGTTCGAATATACCGTTTATAACTTCATTCATCTCTATTATCGTGTCCTTTGTTTTTTCAAATGTAACCGATTCGACGGTGACATTATCTGATTGCTCTACGGACAGTGATTCTGAATGAATGTTTACGCGTTTTAATAACTTTTCTGCATATTCTTTTTTGAGTGGTTCTATATCCGCATCCGTCAGTTTGGCGTATCGTAAATTAGCCAAAAAACGTTGCATGTCTTTATATAGGTCATGTTTTTCATGGTTTTTATATACATTTTTTGCCGCATCTGTCAAAAACTGAATTTCCCACCTAAATGTTGGTTTTTTGTCGTCGCCTTCTATAAATTTAACATTAATTCCTCCATTTGTTACATCATGGACAGGGTTAGAATTTGTGTATGTTGATGGTTCTTTATTTTTAATAAACTGTGTTATGAAACTTTCGACATATCCATATTTATCTGTGGCTTCAGGTATATTTAATGCAAACCGTATAGAATCGCCGACGTATCCATATGAATTATTTTCCATGTCGGTTATTACATCAGCAGCAGAAGGGGTATCAATTAATGTTTCGAATAATTTATAAATAAGTTTATCCACCGTGCTTTCTAAGCTTTTTACAGAAGGAGGCTCAATCATTTCTAATTTTACATCAGTTGATTCTACCTTTTCTTTTATGGTACCAAACCGTTTCGTGGCTTCTGTATTTATTTTTTCACCAATTGCGATAATTTGTTTTGCTTGTTCAATAGTTAGTAATTTTCCATATTTCTTAACAATTCGTTTTTCTAGTGGCCACTCAGACCCTTGAATAAACCCATCCTTTGTAAGTGTCAATGCCAAAGCATTTAATGTTGTTACATCAAATGTGGTCCCATTTAAGTCAAATGTTGCACGAACGGGTAAATGGTCTGACCCCCAATTAAACCATTGGTCCATTTCTCCCCATTTATCGGTCGGAGGAAGTTGATATTCTGTAAAATTACTTGGGATTCCGTATTTTTCCACTGAAACTTCGCCATTTATGTCTTTTGGTAAAATAGCTTCCGTTTTTAATTGTAAGTTTTCGCCAGAATACACCAAATAGTCAATCAGATTTTTTATTGGCTCGGTTTTAAATGGTTGATTTGTCACCTTGCCTCGTTCTTTTATAGATGATATAATTATATTAGTTTTAACATATGATTCGTTGAGGGTATGGTCTTCAATTGCTGATGTATATGCTTTATTATAAAGCAGGCCAACTACGTCAGTGTGGTCTGTATACGCAGAACTATTACCATCCATTCCTATAATTACTGGTATAGAATTGTCTATATTTTCGAGTAGTGCGTTGACGGTTTTTTTTCGTTCACAGTCTTTACCATTTGCTTTTTTAGAACATTGAGTAGTTGTTTCGCCAGATGCTAAATGTGTAGTTGCTATTATTATTATGTTTTTGTCTGGTTCACCGTTTTTTAGTTTAAATTTTGCAATAATACATGGGTCGTCTACATTGTCTATAAGCGTTTTTTCTATTTTTGATTCGTCATTATTATGTAAAATATACTTTAACTCAGCTTTGTTGTGGCCAGAAGAACATTTTGCTTCTACGCAACTCCATTCTGTCATGTTGTAATATATAGTTGCACCATCGCCAAGTAACATTTTGTCGACGACTCCAAAATTATTATATTTATTATTTCCATCGAAAATTGCGCCTATAAACATGTCTTTACCAGTTGATGGAGCTCCTTTCAACCCTTTTTTATCATCAAAACCAACCTTTGTAGCATGTATATATCCCACTTTATTAACTGTTAGTAATTCATTAATTTTAATATCAGTCTCATCCATCAAATAGTCATACAGTCTAATATAATCATCCTCTTGACATACAAAAAAACCGTTTTTTTTTACACCTTCTATAATCATATCGAAAAAAGACTTTATTCGTTTTTGGTATTCTGCCTTTTGCATCGGTTGCACACTTTTGTTTTGCAATTTTATAGTTTCAAGAAATTTTTTATAATAATCACTATCTGTTTTTAACTCTTTCAATATTTTTTGAAATGCGTTATCGAATGTATTTTCAGCTGTAACCTGCGGTTCATGACCGAGCGCGAGGTTTTTTATGGAGGTATTCCAATATAGTCCTAAATTTGTTTTTTCGTAAACTGTGTTTTCTTTTATTTCTTTAATTTTCTTAAAAATACCTTTTAAGTATGATTCCTTATCTGTTTCTTCTTTCAATCCATCTAAATAAGTATTAAACGCTTCAATTGCAGTAGTCATATATATATATATATATATATATATATTTTTATTCTATATTTTGCCGTTACCATAAAATATAGACAATAAGTTATTAAACATGAGTTCCGAAGTGTATGATGATGTTTTTTTGCAAGTTTGTGAATAAGGATGGTTGCATTAATCACATCAGAGACCTTGGATGGTCATTGTTCGTCTTTAAGTAGGAAAATCAATAAGTATTAAAAGTCTTGGGAAGGGGTACATTATTAATAGGTTGTTTTGAAAATTGGACATTTATAAAATGTCCAAAAATAAATATGCAACCGCCAAATTTCTCGAAAATCACGTTGTGAGCATGATGCTTTGATTTTCATTTTTTCTTGAAAAGTTTGACAGCATAATATTTTTACGTATTTTTCTCGGCATTTTTCCCCGTTCTATATATATAGACTATTTAGAATGAAAAAAAATGCGGAAAATGCCGAAGAGTTTTTTTGTAAAGAATGTGACTTTAGATGCTGTAAAATGTCGAATTGGACGACTCACAAATTGACACGAAAACACCAAAATAGAACAAATTTGAACGAAAAAATGCCAAAAAATGCCACAGCAAGCTTTTCATGTAAAAAATGTAACAAAGCATATAAAGCTCGTAATAGCTTATGGTATCATGAAAGTAAGTGTAATGTAACAGACGTTGACCGTTTATTGACTGACAATCAGCGCTTGTTGAGTGACAACGTTGAACTTAGGAACTTCATAATCGAGCAATCGAAGCTTACTGCCGAGTTGGTAAACAAAGCTCTGGATTCCAGTAAAAATAATAATAATAATATTGTAAACAGTAACAACAACACTATCAATAACAACAAATTCAATATTAACCTTTTTTTGAACGAGCAATGTAAGGATGCCTTCAACTTCACTGAGTTCGTAAAGAATATCGAGATTTCCTACCAAGATCTGGAGAACAATGCACAGCTTGGATTTGTGCAAGGTATTTCCAAGATATTTATGGATAATCTGAAACAACTTGGCATTAATGAGCGACCAATTCATTGCACCGACGTTAAACGGGAAACCATGTATATCAAAGATGAAGATAAATGGACGAAAGAGGTCGATGATTCCAAGCTACAAAAGGCGATTCAAACTGTTTCCTATAAAAGTATGGGTAAACTCATGGAATGGAAACAGGAGAACCCAGACTATCAGGATGCCGATTCTGAGTTCTCTAAGCGATGTCTGGACATACAACGACAGTCGCTCGCTGGAAGTGAACGTGATGTTTACTATCCGAAAGTCATCCATGTTCTCGCAAAAGAAACCATGGTGGACAAGTAGTTTCATTTGCGCCGGATTATTTCCATTTTAGTTTAGAAATATGTATTAGTTCTTCTGGCGTTACATCCTTTGCTTGATTTTTTTGTAGTTTTTTCTTATGCCATTTAACAAATGCATCTACAAATATTTTGTGTGTAGGGAAAACGTCGAATACATCGCTTCTTACTTTTTCCCATAAAGATACAACACGTTTTGAATCTTGAAATTGTTGAAAGGTTCGTATCAACCCTATTGCTTCATCACGTATTTCTTCTGTATCTTCTAAATAAATTGCTTCATAAAATTCATTCACCTCTTCTTTCATCCATTCATATTGAAATAATTTGTTACCGTTCACTGCATATGTTTTTTTTTCAGCGGTCATGGTCCTATAATTTTTAATAGACACCCAATCTGGTATTGTAATTTCCATAATATATAATAATGTATATTATTATATTTTTGCAATCATAATTCAAATGACCTAAGCTGAGAAAAAAAGTGTAGAAAATTGATTTAAACACAAAACACATAAAAACTTAAGTAAACGAGGTTACAATGTCTGAAGCAAAGAAGTTAGAGAAGGCAGCCGCGAAGGCAGTCAAGGATGCTGCGAAGGCAGTCAAGGATGCTGCGAAGGCAGTCAAGGATTCCGAAAAGGCAGCCAAGGATGCTGAAAAGGCAGCCGAAAAGGCAGCCGAGGATGCTGAAAATGCAGTTAAAAAGGCCGAAGCTGATTTAGCAACTGAACAGTTTATGGCGTTCATTTCAAAGGCTGAAAACCCAAATATTGTTCTGCTTCGACAAAAGGAGGTCATCCAGTGGTTGTTTGGGGACCTGTCGTTCCTCCCAGAAATCGAAAAGAAGAACAAGAGGTTAGATGAGTCAGAATACAAAGCGTTGGAAGATAATTGGGGTCAGGCAGTTATGAAGATTCGTCGCGCGGATTTAAAGTTAGATAAGCAATGGACAAACAAGTTCGGAGAGCATATATGCGAAGAAATTTATACCCTGCACGGCAAGGTTGTGACGAAGCCCGTAAAACAGAAACGTTATCAGCCAGATTCGGAGGTGGATGATGCTATTCTAGAAGCAAAGGCTCAAACATTTTACACTAGTGGAACTGCAGGAGAAAAAATAATGGGCGTGCCTGTAAAATATGCTGAAATTCCAAAACTATATGGTAAACCAGTAAAGATTCTGTGTATGGGTGGAGCGGAGAAGGTGTGTAGGGAAAATTATGGTATTCTGCCCGGAGCAATGTGTAGCCCAGAAAAACAGGAGTTTCTTGAGTTCTTTCGTAGTCGTAAATTTGAATATATTGGAGCATCCGACTTGCTTAGGTCTCTTAGTAGTTCATTATAATCACCTCGTTCGTCTTCGCCTCTGGATTCTTGGAGTTTATCGACCGTTTGCATGAAACCACATTCGTTGTATATTGTTCTGCAGGGAAGTTTTGACGGACTAGGGCGACATCGGCGTTACTCATCATCATTTTTTTCAATCCTCGACACATACCGAACAACCGGTTGTGTTGGTCAAGTGGAAACCCCTTATCCGTATAGCCTACGAACGATTTAGCATTTTCTGGCGCATACGGTGGGTCTAAATATACAAAATCGCCATCGCCAATTTTTCCGGCTTCCATGGAAACTGTGAAGTCGGCGCATTCAAATACGACGTCGTGAATAAGCTCGTGCATTTCATCCAGATGCGCACGGTTGATTATTTCGGGGTTGGCATAGTGGCCATACGGGACATTGAACCCGTTCGGTCCCAGACGGAATACTCCACGGAAGCAGGTCTTGTTTAAGAATATGAATAGGGCGGAACCTTCGACGGTTGTCTTTTCGGCAGGTGATAGGCGATTGTATCGCGCCCTCATCCAATAATAGTAGTTTTCTTTGGATAGTTTAGCATCTTCAATGGATATGGGTGCGCGATTCACGTCATTTCCGGAACACGCGCCGAACTCATCGATGAACCCACGGATGATTCTGTATAGTTCGTTATGGTTGGATTGGATATTCTTATAGACATAGATGAGTGGCTCGTTTACGTCATATGCATATATACGCCCGGTTACTTTTATTTCGATTTTGCCCGACTTGATACGGTCGAGAAATTCGAGTAAGACGCTACCGCCACCGAGAAATATCTCGTGGTAATTTTCGATGACGGGCGGAAAGGCGTCGATTAATTTGTCGACTATTTGCGTTTTGCCACCGACCCATTTAATAATTGGCTTCATGGTTGTTTGTATATTATTAGTATTAGGATATTTTAAATTCAATTTTATACCAATAAAATTAAATTTTCGTAAGTATATCTATTTTCTATTTGTTTTTGATTTGGTTTTGGTTTTGGTTTTGGTTTTGGTTTTATTTAAACGGTGCTTCTGTCTATTTTTTCGTGTATGTTTATTTTTACGTTTGCGTGTATTGTTAATTCTCATGCCGCCGCTTTCTTCCATTGGGTGTAAATCATCAGTCCTACGACGTTTAATTGCGAAATCATTATTATGTTTAATTGTGAAATCATCCAAAGCCGAATAGTCGGGAATCAAATGAGGGGCTTTATTTTTTTTCGAATCTTCCGATGGCGGTTTTGGAAAAGTATAATTAAAAGGTTGAGCAAGAGGAGCATAAAGACTGGGCATCTTCATATTATATTTGGGTGGGGGTGGGGGTGCTGCTGCCGCTGCCACTGCCACTGGAGGAGGAGCATAAGGTTCGGACATCTCCGTATTATTATTATCTTGGGGTGCTGCTGCCACTGCCACTGGAGGAGGAGCAGTAGGAGGAAAAGCTTGAGCAGAAGTAAAAGCTTGAACAGTATAAGGAGCAGGAAGACGAGCAGGAGGAGCAGGAGGAGGAGGTGGTTGTGCTGCTATTTTAAATGCATTAAACACTTCTTGAAAAATACCCAAATCATTATTGATATTGTTAAGATTCATCCCATTAATCAATCGACTTCCATAAATATTAAGTTTAGTGTATCGTTCGCCGTTCGGTATTGGTGCTGGCAAGGATGGTCGAATAAATCCTACAAAACTCGACAATGCTATTAAAGCAGTTTCTTTATCTGAATCAGGCATAACTATAGGTGGTATATCTGACCCTGGCATATAAAGACCAATCGGGGTTACACCACGAGGGTCATTAGGAAATTCATAATTTTCAATAAGTGCTATAACCATTCCTATTATATGTTTTTCAACAGGTGACATTTTGTCAGATTCAATACAAGACCCTAAAACATCTTCAACAAATCTAAATAGAATATTAACAATTTTTTTTTTTGAATAATCTTGGCCGCTTAGCATAACTGAACGAACCTTAACAGCATACTCACTAATTGTAATGTCACGATCTGAATTATCTTTATACTCACTCGCAAAAAAACTATATAATCGACTAGTCATCAAAATGAACTGTTGCATGACATTGCCATATTCTGTGGGTTCGGGATACCCAACAACGCCACCCTTCATTTTACCTCTTGTTTTTACTTTACCACCACCATAACCAGAAGAACCCGTAGCAGAAAGACTCGCTCCAGGAAGACCCACAGCAGGAAAACCCGCTGCAGCTGCAGAAGGACCAGCGAGAGGAACAGACAGATTGTTTAATAGTGATAATGCTTCAGCACATATACTTATATATTCTGCATTTTCATCCAATATAGTTCGCACAAGTTTGGTTGGTGGTGGTGTGTAATTAATCAGACGAAGACAACACACGATATAATACACATCCGTGTTTTCTCCCTGTGGTGTAGGACGTACCAAATTTGCGATTAAACGATCTTCATAATCTTTAGCATATGCTTTAGCACTAACCATAAGAGCAGTCCAATTTGCAGGAGTTGTGTGTAAAATTTTCAAACAACCCAAGATATGATTAAGCATTTCTTCGAGCGATTCACGCATTACTTTTAAATGCTCAAACATAACCGTTTTAGATTTGACTCTACGGCCAATTCTTTGTTCATAATTTTGTGCAGTGTCAATAAAACCGTTTGCTGAAGATTTCCCAGCAGACGAATAGCCAGCAAATGTCATCTTCGGGGAGGGTGAATCGGGTGCTTCGTCTGGTAATTTACCTCCGCCGAATAATGTTTTAACATCCTCATTATCCTCATCATATTGCTTTAAATATTTCAATAATTCTATATTATATTCTTCTATAACTTCATCTAGACCACCCATGTTTCGTCCAATGTAAGCATCAGTTGTTTCGCCTTCATTCATTGGCTGCATTGGCACACTCGCCATTGAGGGCACCAATTTATTTCTAACCTTAGTTAGTAATTCTACAACTATACTATCGGGCATTGCCTGCCCTGGAGCGAGTGGCTGCGGACAGCGAACCATTATTTTTTCGTATAACCGTTTATCTGTTTGAAATAACAACTTAATAACTTTATTAATAGGCTCAACCACTCTTGCATCACCAACCTCTATTCGGTAACCCTCTCGTATAGTTGAATCAAAGTGTTCACTAAAACTTCTAAGTTTTGCACACATTGCTTGTCTCTCTCTGAACCGGTTTTTTACTAATGTCTCCAAGAACTTATAATCTACTACAGCGCCTGCTTCATCATCAAATTTATATAAAGTTATACTTGTAGGTAAAGATAATATTGTTCGGTGTTTAAGGAATCTAGAATATAATGCACATAAGCGATCGCCGGTACACATAATCAATAAGTAAAATAAAAATGCCATAAAGAATGATGAGTTACACTGTTCCCAATCGCCTGTGCGTTTTTCATCAATTAACACTTTTGCAGTATCCTTTCCTGTAAAACTCCTCATCATATTAAGCATTAGATCCCATAATTCGATTGAGTTATTCTGTGGTAATGTTGTAGGATAATTGCCATATGTTATTTTTTTGTTGGGGTCTTGGGATGTATTATGTAAAAATAAATCATCAATCATTCCGGCAATATAGTTTATACTCGGACCTGTATTATGCGCATTGTCGAATGGTATTATAAATGGCTGATTCCAATCTATCGGTAGTAACGCTGGTAACAGCGGATTTAGTGCAGGGGGCTGTATAGGGGGTGCAGGGGGTGCAGGGGGTGCAGGGGGTGTAAGTTTCAATACTAAGTCTAGGTTATACATATTATTTACATCGTAATCAGTAGGTCCTAATGCTAGTGGTCTAGATATTGGCACATTTGGCACATTTGCCGGTTGCCGTAGTTGTAAACTCATTTTTGCATATGCATTGGAGAAAAAATTGCTTGAAAATTCCCAGGTATATTTACCACCTACAATATCATTACAAGGAAATCTATAAATAGTCCGCGCTAAATTATTAAGAGCTGATGCCGAGTCAGCAATTTTTTGTGGAGTTATACAATTAGTAGTAGTAGGTATGTCACCGAATAATTTACATAATGTATTTGGATGCGCGTCGCATGTAATGACGGTTTGATTTATTTCAGCAATATTATATTGATTTGTAGGTGGTGGTTTGAAAAAATTAATTACAAAATAACCTATCGCTTGTTTTAAAAATTTTGTATAGTTACTTAATTCGCAGTTGTCTATTTTTATTTTCATAATTTTACATCCAGTTTTATATAATTTTTTATGCGCGTAATATGCATACATAACCGGGGTTACAAGAGGTAAACCCCTTGTCATTTCGCTAGCAACTGCGGATGCGGGGTCTCGCGAGTTTAGAATTGATTTTATGTATGCCTTTGCAATTACACTACTAAAACTCCTTATACTCAATGTTTCCATATTCGTCGCCGCATTCGGATTCGGATTTAACAGTGTCGCAGGGTCTATTTGTAAGGGTAACGCAAAAATACTACCAAGTTCTACAGTAAGTGATTGATTAGTCGATGGTGTCGTTGGCCATATAGCTGCTTGACCAGAAGTTGCGTATCTTAGAAACATAGAACTGATTAAGAATTCTCTAAGCAAGTCCCTGCTTGTAATTGTAATTCTGGTATGTTCGTTTAATTGTGTATATAATGTCTTCTCGAAATATGCGGTTGTGTCGTCTTCGATATTCGATACCGTAGAAGAGGTGCTAGTTGCATGATTATCAAATGATTGGTCGAAAAAAAATGGTTGAATGCCAGGAAAATTTGGATTACTCGTTCCTAATGGTCCCTTTCCATCATGTATTGTATCAGATTTAGCTAGATTATCTGATGCACTCGGTGCACCCGGTTTAAATGCTAGATCTACATATTCGTATAACGCCACCGGCATAATATACTATATTATCCTATATTTATTTTAATTTTTATTACATAAGATTAATTATTACTTAATCCTTTTCAATCAGCACAAAACAATATAAACAGTAAGTCCATTAAATAAGATAATAATGAGCTCAGATAAAGTATTAGAAATTCAAAGTGTGCAGGTCTCGCCTATCCGTAATATGATTACCGCGCTAAAGGATGTGTTGACCGACGCGTCAATTACATTCACGAAGCAGGGTATGCGCATTATTAATTTCGATAAGACACATACGATTCTGGTAAATGTCTTATTGCACGCCGACCGATTCGAGAAGTATCGTTGTGACCCCGATAAAATCATTGTGTGTGCGAATACCCTCCATCTCTTCAAGGTCATTTCCACTATGTCGAATGATGACACGCTAACAATTTACATCGACAAGTCAGATTATCATGATGGTATCGTTTCTCATCTGGGTCTTCAATATGATAATGGTGATATCAAGCAGCGTTATAATCAGAAGTTGCGCCTTATCGAGCCGGATACGGAGGAGTTCGTCGTCCCTGATGTCGAGTATTCGACGGTCATCAATATGCCGACCACCGATTTCCAGAAGATTATCCGCGACCTTACGGGTATTTCCGACCGTATCGTCATCCAGTCGGTTGGTAACGACTTGATTTTCTCGTGTGAAGGCGACTTTGCAAGTTCGCGCATTCTCAGGTCGGAATCGGGTGGATATATGGAGTTCATTAATAAGCCTGATGCGGCGGTTGTAGTCCAAGGTGAGTTTTCACTCAAGAGTCTGAGCCATTTCATTAAATGCACGCCGCTCTGTAGTCAGCTCGAGCTGTATCTCGGAAACGACCTACCGTTGATTGTTAAGTATGATGTAGCGAGTCTGGGCGAGATTCGAATGTGTTTGGCCGATTTGCCTTCTGCATAGGGGGAACCATTGGTTCTAGAAAACTTAGTTTTCAACTGCGCCGGAGGCGCAACCCTTACCCCCTCCCCTGAGGCGGCGACGGGAAGTTGTGAGACAATAGTGTATACGGAGCTGCCCGCAGTTGATAATTTGAATCGTTTTTTTACCTTATATGATAACAAAAAATAAATATAAGATACAATCAAGTGTGTGTTTATTTTTACATAAGCTTGTGTTCCTTCGCATATGCGATATATTCATTATGCATCACCAATTCGTCAGGCGTCAAATCCTCCGGCTCGAAATAACCATCGCGCCAACTCTCCAAATGCTCCTGCACCATTAGTTCATATATCTCTTCATAGAATTCCTCCGTAAACATACAGTGTCCAGGCATTTGATATTCGCAATTATCGCCGAGCAAAACCTTCACATATTCATTCAACTCATCATCCGCAAATCCAAAGAACGGTAGCATATGATACACACACTGTTGGCAAGGTTTCAAATCACTATCACTGCATCGGTTTTCTAGAAGTGCATAAATTGCCCTATGTTCGATTGGCTCAGGGCAAATATAATGCGATAAGTTTAGAATGCGAGATGTAATGCACATGGTGCTCGTATCCCAACCCAAGTACCCCTCTAGCTTCGTCAAACACATTAGAATTCGCTCTTCTGCCATTATTAGTTTTATGATATCCATATTATATCATAAATCGATAAATCAATTTTTCCTAGAATTCGGGTGCATGCTTCTTGAATAAGCACCCCTGCTTCTGCAGGTTCGGAATATCCATAATTATATTCGGGTCCTGTAGCGTGCAATTCTCCATCCATATCTTCACAATACAAAAATTCCGTTTGGGAGAAACGGTTATTCCATTTATAAACTTGCTATGTTGTTTGTTGATACACAATGTCTCTCCGCACATAGCATAAAATAATGCCTTCCAAACCTCAAAAACTTGCTTGTTAATCACTTTGAATGAAAAACAGCCACCGGTCCTGTTCTTCGGGTCCTCCCACATCGGAGTAATACCCGACCGCATAGCAAACAACATCGAATACTTCACAATGTGCTCGGTCAAACTCTCATTGATTAGAATCGTTCGCTCTACGGTGTCAATGTCACCCAGAATGACCTTATAACTAGACAGTTCCCAGTTCTTGTCGTGTGGTAAATGGTAATACAAATCCCATTTACCATGCAGTTTGTGGGTTGGATCCATAGCTTCCCGTATATTATAACTATAGAAATCTTTAAACCCTTTTTTCGTATTCTGTCTTACCAATAATAATATATTCGCCCTTCTTCAGTGTCAACATTTTGATTTTTGAATCCATTATGTCCAATACGTAATTATCGTCAAACACATAATTTTCTGATTGATATTCGAGACAGCGTTGGACAAAACCCGCTGTAAATACTTCGTTTCCGACTAAATACAACGATGGGTCTAAATCGAGAATAATCCGGTTCGACATTGCGGGATGGGTATATTCAACACTCAAGAAATGTTTCCTTGATTTTTCGATAACAATATCATAATCGTCTCGGTTCTCATCATATATGCGTGAAATAATTGCTTGATCATTGACACGCATCATCAGGAGATACTCGCTATTCAGTGTTACCGTAGTATTTTGGAAACTATTCAGTAACATATCGAATAGGATATTTATGTTATCTTGCATCAATGTGGAAATAGGGACAATCAATTCATTACCATCACAAAATACTGACCAATATGGATACGGAGGTTCGATTCGGCAACTATAGAAATATCGCTTCAGTTCATACATTAACGTATGTAATCCGGCTACTATGTGTTGAACCAAAACACTATTGTTGTATATGTGAGCCCAGGCCATAGATGTGTGTATTTTGATAGATGAATAGATATGCAATAGGAACAATCCAATAGATAACAAGGTGTGGTCCATACATATTAATACGATATCTTTTTATCTTATATTTTATAAAATAAGATAAAAAAATATGACCGTATTGTAATAGTAAATGGTGAAAAATGGGCTTTTTATATTCCGGAGGGATTTACGTATAGATGATAATATGGCGCTTCACCACGCAACCACACAGTGCGAAAATGTATTCACCTGTTTTATATTCACGCCGGAGCAGGTTGGTCCAACCAATACATATAAATCGAACAACGCGGTCCAATTCATGGTAGAGAGTTTAGAAGACCTGGCCGCTGACATTAAGACCGCTGGAGGAGAACTTAGCACATTTTATGGTAAAAATAAGTCGGTTATTCGTGATTTAATTAAGGTTCTCCAAATCGATGCAGTATACTTCAACCGCGATTATACACCCTATGCACTGATTCGCGACGACGAGATTGTCCGGTTATGTAAGAAGATGGACGTCCAGTGTTCGATGTATCAAGATTATTATTTGTATGAACCTGGAACTATAGTGAATAAATCTGGTAATCCATACAAAGTATTCACACCCTTTTATGAGACGGTTCTCCCATTACCAGTCGAATCGTCCGTTACCACAAGAAAATCATCGCTTACATCTCATAAATATGGTGCCGTGCATAGTCAGATAAAGTTGGCCGATACAAGGAGATTGCTTGTGAAGACCAACGATGACGTTTTGGTGCATGGTGGGAGAACCTTGGGTCTCCAGCGATTGCGTTCGATAAAAGCACTAAATGCGACATATGCGGATACGCGAGACCATTTTGCTACCAATACCACGTTGTTATCGGCATACATCAAATTTGGATGTGTGTCGGTGCGCGAGGTCTATAAACAATTTACAGGCGAATTACGTCGACAGCTGATATGGCGCGAGTTTTATGCACATGTTCTCTTCGGATACCCAGAAATGGACCCCAATAATACAATTAAGTGGAAGAATAGCCGGACCAAGTTCGATTTATGGTGTAAGGGTAAGACAGGGTTTCCAATTGTGGATGCGGCCATGCGACAAATGAATACAACGGGATGGATGCATAATCGCGGACGTTTAGTCGTTTCTAGTTTTTTGGTGAAGGCGCTGTTGATTGATTGGCGTTGGGGAGAAAAATACTTTGCTAGGAAACTGGTGGATTATGATGTTGCAAATAACAATGGAAACTGGCAATGGATTTCGGGAACAGGTGTAGACCATATGCCGTATTTTCGCACATTTAGTCCTTGGATTCAATCGGAGAAATTCGATAGTGAAGCGGAATATATTAAGCGATGGATACCTGAATTGGCGGATGTCGCGCCTCGCGATATTTTTAATTGGAAGATTGCGCATGTGAATTATAAAGACGTGAAATACCCGAAACCGGTAGTGGATTTTAATATTGAGTTTCATGAATTTCTGAAGCAGTACTAATGAAAAATATCTGCGTAGTATATATAAAATGGGCAATTCTTGGTTGAAGTTTATGGCCGAAGAGCGTGCGAGTCCGGAGAACAAGGATGTTCCTATGTTGAAGCTTGCGACTCATGTGAGACCGAAGTATGATGCTTGGAAGGAGAAGAATGGTTTGAGCACTGACGAGAAGAAAGCTGAGGTTGCAGTTGCAGAGAAAGCTGAGGTTGTTGTTGAGGAGAAAATGAAGGTTTACAAAAAGAAGAAGAATAAGACGAATAAGAAAAAGAAGAAGTCGCGTGGTAGGAAATCTCGTGGACGTCGTTATTAGAAAATATTTGCATTTATATATAAATATAATATATAAATGACTTCATTTTTACCAGGGTATGCACAAGGTAAATATAGTGGTAGAGAACAACTAATACAGAAACCAACAGGATGTGCACACAATTTGGTAGTAGACCTAGATTTAACTGTGTCAGAACATCATAGCGGTGGCGTTAAATATACTGAAGATATCCCTATGGATGAACCAAACAAAGTGTTTTTTGCGGGAATGGTTGCATGGTTGATTAGTAAGGGAGTAAATGTGTGCATAATAACGCGTGGAATATCAACGCTTGTAATTCCTTGGCTTGAGGAAGTGTTTGGAAGATATGCACAAGGGTTAATAATATCAAGCGGAAAAAAGAATGAGGGAAAGGTATTCGAAAAAGGACAAGTATCAGTGTTTGCACCAACAAAAAAAGAATTTAAGCAACACCCGAGATTATATAATTATGTTAATGGATTTTTAAGCGACAAAGATCCATATAATATTTTTTGGGCAGATAAAAAGGTTGCATATATGAACGACTACTTACATCAAGTATTTGAAAAAGAGAAAGAGTTGTATAATGAAGAGATAACAATGAGTGGCAGTGAAGTTACTTTTGAAGATATAGAGAAGGGACGGTTTGTTTTCTTTACAGATGATACACAAGCAAACGTTGATGCAATGAGTGCCTATGGCATTAAATCTATAAAAGCAGTTCCTGGTAGATATGTAAACAATATGCTTACAATAATCGGCGAATTACCGAAAGATATAATAGGCATACTACCAGTTGAAATTATACCAACAGAGAAAATAATTGGAATAACCGAAGAGATCATTGTCTCATTTCCAGAACTACGCGAGTTAAAGGATTCGGCACTTATAAAATCAGTTTATGGAGAACAACCATATAAAAAACAAAAAACAAATGGAGGAGGTAAATCAAAGTCCAAACGTAAAACGAAATCTAAACGCAAATCGAAGCGCAGAACCATTAAAAAATAATATAACTAAATTCTATACCATGTCCTGCAAATATAGCGAGATTTTCGGTAAGGTCGGCGAGGGCCCACATTCATTCCGTTTATTCAACATTGCTGTAGTTGACGTGATTTTAACAATCATCGGTGCGTTCTTGATTCACCGGTTCCTTCTACCACAGTATCAATTCCTGCATGTTCTCGTTGCATTGTTCGCGCTTGGAATTGTATTACACCGTTTTTTCTGTGTAAGGACGACAATCGATAAGATGCTGTTTAGGTAACCCTCTCCGCATAACACGCCTGACGCCCCTGCATATCAACCAATCTTACAGTGTCCTCATCAATCACCTTGAATGTCGATAGCTCTTGTTGTAGGTAAACCAACGACTCGTCCTTAGGATCAACCATCACATACATGTAAATGCCTGATGAACCTGACCCAAATATGATATGAACACACCCACGTGTTATTACCTTACGCACATTCCTCCAATCACCGGGAGGCTGATATATTGCACAGGTTCCATCTCCACTATTATCCCATGGCACCGTCCAACTACCAACCTCAACAGGTGTATTATGGACTCCTTCTAATTCCACTATTATACCATTTGGTTGGAAACGTATTTTCTTGGTAGTGTAAGCTTTCCATATCCAGTGTCGCTTACAAAGTGTCTCGTATGCTCGGTTTTTAATTGAATGGACTACTATCATGGCCGGAATTAAAGGCTCGGGAGTCGCGTTATACCCACGTAAATCGGAAACTGTGGGCTCGATGCGTGTCGGAATGTGCTCCCTGCTATACGCAAATATGCCACCGAAACTATTGTATAAATACAAATTTGTATCTTCACTCACCACTAGACGGAGATAGTATATACTAGAATTGCAGTCCATGCATAGCTTGACACGACTGTCCTCCATTACCTCATATTTCCCGAAATTGGTATGTTGCTTTTTCGTATTATAGAACGACATGGTTCCGTCTGGATTGAACAGGACAGGCCCACCTTTCTCGTCATACCACACATAATTGATTAACGTATTCATTTGTTGTTGTTATTGTTAAAAAAACAATTGAATACGTTAATCAATTTTCTTGCACATTTTGTGTATATAAATACACAAAATATACTAAATCATTTTGGAACCTGCAAAATGCCACAAGGCAATCGACACTAAACTACCTACAATAAATCCGTTTCCGGCAGATTTCAACGTTTTTCCAAACGCATAATAAAACAGAACTGGACCAATTACATAAGATAACAGAATGTAAAACACCATAATACCAATAAACGTAGATAATTCGGGGTTCATTATAAATTAGCAATATATTATATTTTTACACAGGTTCCTTAAGTCCGAGGCGGGGATCGAACCCGCAATCTCCCGATTAGAAGTCGGACGCGATATCCATTTCGCCACACGGACAGTAGGGGGCTTCGCCCCCCTACGACCCCCTTACGGGTTCCACCCTACGACCCCTCCCTTACAAGGTTTTATAACGCAAAAACCCCTCCCAATAAAGGGAGGGTTTTTGGTTTCACCTTTTCAAAGGTGAAAAAGACCCACCTGAGATTCGAACTCAGGTTAACGGATTCAAAGACCGTTGTGATAACCGCTACACTAGTGGGTCGAAAAACTCCAATCCCTCTTGCGTAGAGGAAATAGGGGCGGCGAATTTCTCCAACGAAATTCGGTTCAGGCTTGCCGGAATCGAACCAGCGGCTGTTTGATGTTTGTTTTCCACTACAGTCAAACGCTCTACCAACTGAGCTAAAGCCTGCATTGCGTAAATCCAATTTCACGCGCAATCGCGACTGGTTCTGCCCCAGTTATTTCTTGCTGAATTGCAAGACGTGATACTATTTCACTACGCGACCAAAAATTCCAACCGACTGGAATGTGATAACTCTGGGAGGTCTCGATCCTCCGTCCTTTGGGTTATGAATCCAACACGCTACCGCTGCGCCACAGAGTTCCAACCACGACTGGTTCTGCCCCAGTTATTTCTTGTTATTTTGCAAGATGTGATACTACACGACTAAAGATATTGTTCTTTCGGGCTGCTTTTTTGAGCTTAAAAGTGCTTTTAAAAGGGTTCGCTGTGAGCAACCGAACAATATTATACAAGTGAGTGTCTGGTTATTTTTTAAAAATAACCCGTTGTTAAATTTGCTCCATGAGCTGTATCACCCTCCATAAAGTTCCAAACAAAATTTGAACTTTTCGACCTTCTGAATTAACGAACACATGCTCTACTATAAGAACTTTGTAGAGGGCTCTTTGTCCCCCTACAAATCCCCTCTCATCCTCATCTGAGGGAGGGGTTCGGGGAACCGTAGGTTCCCTGATTATTGAGAGCGGGGAGTCGATCCCGCGACTTTGACCTTTTGGTCATGCTTTATCCATCTAAGCTATCTCTCTAACCATTCCTTTTGCTCCTTGAGCTGCTTCCCCCTCCAAACGTTCCTAACAGGGATCGAACCTGTGACCTTGCGATTAACAGTCGCACGCTGCTGCCGGCTGAGCTATAGAAACCTTAATTGCTCCACGAGCTGTATCTCACACTACATCCCCATGAGGGAGGGGTGCGGGGAACCGACGGTTCCCTGTTTCCAATGTTGGGACTCGAACCCAAGTTTTAGAGTTGAGAACTCCACGTCATAACCGCCTAGACCACATCAGACTTGTTCTTTTGCTCCACGAGCTGTATCTCACACTACATTCCCATGAGGGAGGGGTGCGGGGAACCGTCGGTTCCCTGTTTCCGATGTCGGGACTCGAACCCGAGTCAGAGACTTGAAAGATCCCTGTCATAACCACCTAGACCACATCAGACTTGTTTTTGCTCCATGAGCTGCATCCTCTCTCCAGTTTTGATGTTCGGGCTCCAACCGAAATTTAGGGATAAGTTTGGTCCTCTCGTTTTATATTTAAACTACATCAAAGTATGCTCCGCAAGCTGCTCCGTTCTACTGGAGGGATTCGAACCCACATTTATGCGGCCTGAGTGGCCCATAATACTTAACCCATTAGTATCACAGTAGATAATAGGTCTCATCCGGAATCGAACCAGAATATCTTGTGTCAGAAACAAGTATGCTACCATTACATCATGAGACCAAATGCTCCACAAGCTGCTCCGAATGCCGATAAGGAATAAATCATATCATTTGTTCATTCTCAAATCAGGCGAATATAAATTGTTAATCAATCTATATCCAATTTGCTCCGTGAGCTGTATCCCCCTCCGGTTCTATCGATGGGATTCGAGACCCAGTATTTTCATACATATTTGTATGATTGCTTACTTAACAGACAATAGAGTTTTTTGCTCCTTGAGCTGTTGCCGTTGCTACACAAGCTGCTCCCTCTACCGACGGGATTCGAGACCCAGTATTTTCATACATATATTTGTATGATTGCTTACTTAGCACACAATAGAGTTGTTGCTCCTTGAGCTGTATCCCCCTCCGTTTTGACGCTGGGAATCGAACCCGAGGTTGAAGTCTTACGTGACTTAGTTCTAACCACTAAACTACATCAAAGTATGCTCCACAAGCTGCTCCTAATGCCGATGGGATTCAAACCCACATTTTCACACGGCCAATATGACTACTTAATCCATTAGTACACGGTAGATAAATTCTCCACAAGCTGTATCGCTTTTATATATCAATTCGCATAAGTTTGAATATCTCGAATTCTTGCTCCACAAAAGCTTTATTATATTTTCCCATATCCTTAATTACATAAGGAATATATCCATATTTATAAATTATAGCAGTTTTAATTTTATCTCTTGCTTGAACTTGATTTAATGATTGTGTTTTTGCAATCTGTTTGTAATGCCAAATTCCATTCCATAAAATAGCTGTTTTTTCTGAATGGATAATTACGTCCGCATCCCATCCATCGAAGTATGGTTCGTTTGTCGTAATTTCAAACTCTTTTGCGCACAATTCGGAAAAGTATATCTCATTTTGACTTCGCTTACATTGACGGGTCGCGCTTACTTTTCCGCCTTTTTGTCCATTTATGACTGCTCCTTTTTTATATTCGTCCGTCCGACAATTATTATCTGCACATTCTCTTGAACACAATTTTGTCCTGGAACTTACTGGTTGAAATTCTTTCTTACATGTTACACAAATAATTGGTTTCAATGTTACTGGTCTCTTGTATCCACCAAATGGCAATGAAGTTACACAATGTGGATGTCGGTAACCCATTTGAAAACGGGTAAATGTTTGTGTGTATTTTTTTTGTACAAACACCGCATACAATCTCCAATAAAATTGTACTAGAGTAATATTCTTTGCTCACCAACGTATAGCCACAACTTTCAATATAAGATTTCACATATTCATATGTCAAAATTTTTGGCATATTATACGACATTCTAGCTAATATTTAAATTGTTTCAATTTTGGCCTTTATTTTTTAAACAATAGTTATAAATTTGTTAATATATGTGTTTATCCAGTTAATCACATTAAATAAAAACTGCTCCACAAGCTGCTCCTAATGTCCATTGGGAGACTTGAACTCCCGACCCTCAGCTCATAAGACTGATGCTCTGACCAAACTGAGCTAAACGGACGAAATTCCTTACCATAAAGGCAGTTGTGTTTTAACAACTAGGAAACACTTGCCAAAAAATTGGCTCCACTTTTCCCAAAGATGGATGATAGTTGAGGTGGGGTTCGAACCCACGAAGCTAACGCAGCAGATCTTAAGTCTGCCCCCTTTAACCACTCGGGAACTCAACTGAGCAGGGAACTACTGCACCTCCGACCCCATCCTTAAACCACAATGGAAGGAGGGGGTTCGTGGGAACCTTGGTTCCCTGATTTTTTGCTCCGTGAGCTGCATCACCCTCCGATTACCGGTGAGGGGGGTCGAACCCCTGACCAATCGATTAAAAGTCGAACACTCTGCCAGCTGAGTTACACCGGTTAAATTTTTCACTAATTACGCGCACATAATTACTTGTTTTCTTGAAGTGGGCCTCCCCACCTACTTATCTATACGACTTCTTCTTTATATTGATTTCACAAATAATATTTATTATGCTGTCATGTCGAGCTAGATACAAGACGGATTTGTGTTTGCAATAAAAAAATATGTTATTTACAGAATTAATTTTTATGTTTATGTTTATAGTATCTTCTTAGACGCCGACTTTGTTGGTTTTCCAAACACATCCGCCAACATCACCTTACCATCAATATTCTGGAAATATGAACAGTCCTGCTGTAAATAATGCATGCCAGTCTCGTGTTCCACCAATATATACATGAAGACAGCTCCAACGTCGTCTTCGTCAACAAAGTAATTGAGCGTTATTTCAATCCTCTCACAGAGATTGCTGCGACATAAGGTGGTCCAATCGTCTGGCTGCTGATACATTGCGATTCCAGTTACAAGATTGTTCAAGTTCCAATAACCGAAAAACCTACCATCGCTGAATATGGTACCATCCTCCCAGAAATAAATTTTCCTCTCGTCACCCGTCCTCCAATCCTTCCACAGCCAGGGGTTCTCGGTATCAACCAGAAGTTTCTTAGTTAACAGAACACTCGTCGGGTCGAGTTGCAATTTGCCACTACTTGCTTCTGTCTTAGCAGAACGATTTTTTAATAGATAGCGACAATTATTGTGGCATTGTTCAAAGAGAACGGACGCCGAGGGCTTGACCATTCCGTCCAAGTCGGATGGCTTCGGCATCTTGCGACCAAACTTTGTCTCAGTCTCAATCTCAGCCTCAGTCTTTAAATGCACACAGTTGCATTCGTAATTCCAAACCGAACCTACCTTTGACGGCGTCATCATGGAACCACAGAACCCACAAAAGTCCGGTAGCCGCTTGTTAATTTCTCCCAACTTTCCTACGTAGTATTCCCCCATGTAGACCTTGCTCTCACGAGACGCTTGTCCCCATTGAATGCGCTGCTTACCCTGAGTTAGCAGCCATTGGTTCTCAATTTTTTCGCCCAAACATGTAGCGAACGTCGTGTTTCCAATGGACAGGAGCGAGAGATGCAGTTCCGATGGTATACAGAACGCGTCATTTATGTTCGCGAAGTGCATCTCCAGCTCAGCGAAATCGCCAACTGAACCCATGCGAATCTCAAGACTCGGTGTGAAGTGTCCTGCCTCGAGCCACTTACGCATGACCTTCCCGTCCCAAGGTCCCTGAATGTCACCCAGATGACTATAATACCACTCCACTCCGTCGTCGAGCGCCTTGCGCTTATCTACCTGCCACTTGATGGGCTCAGGCTTCTTAATCTTACCAAAATATTCCGGTTTGGTCTCCGGTGTGAACTGAATCGTCTTTGTCTTAGTTTTGGCCTCCATCTTGTTAGTTGTTAGTTGTTAGTTGTCAATTGATTACAGTTAAGTTGAAAAAACATGAATCAATTTTTATGATATTTTGTGTTAAAATTCTTTAATTTTTCAAATGTCGAGAGAAATCACATTCTTGTCCGACCGATTACGACGTCTGGCGGACTTCTTCGGCATCGCCGTTCCGTTAATATCGTTCAAACTACTCAGACTAACTAGAGAGTCGTCATCATTCGAAATATTGACATTCTTCGTCTTGAGCCCCGATAGGATATTATCGATGTCCATGTTACGCGGTCCGGTCATCTCAGGTCTAACCGATCTAGACTGGGTCTCCGCGGCAGTGTTACTAATATCGATTCCTTGCTCACGGAACATAGCGCCACGCCCCGCGTCAATGTCCGGACGGTTCTGTGTGAATTGCATCCCTGGCCTTGCGCTAGCCGGTGGCGGCGCAAAATTACGCGTCTCCACGGGCGCAGGTGGCGGGCGGTTCATGGTCGTCGGCTTATTACTATTGAGTAGCTCGCTTGCAAACGCCATACCGGGCGCGGTCTGCTTCATCGAATCAACCGTTGCATTGGTAAACATACGCATAAGCTCCGGCGACTGCTTAATAACATCGTTGAATCCGGGGGCTGCGGTCGATAGCGCCTTATTACTGAAATGAATAACACTCGCACTGAATCCAAGACGCATCAATAGGCTCAGCTCTGGGCTCATCTTACCACCCTTGTATTTCTCATGGAGCTGCTCGAAAATCTCGTCATAACTATCAATATCCTCACTAATGGACTCGCCCCAGCCATCGAGCGAGATACCGAATGGGTCAAACATAGCATTACCGTATTCGATGGTGTTAATAGCAGTGATTAGCCAGTTCTGCTGAATTTTAATTGCATCGCGCTTACGCTTATCCTCTAGCGCCCCCTCATACTCGTCCTCTACCTCCTCATAACTTGACTCCATATTGAAATGCGAAATATTCTTCACAAGACCCTTCTCGTGCCACTGCTCCAAACTCTTAATCATAACGCGCTTCTTCCTACGCTTTTCGCGCTCGTTCAAATTCGCACCAGCACTACCACCACCTCCCAGAGGAACCTCATTCAACTTGGAGAATCCATCCCAAGTCTTCGTATTACCGATGCTATCCACAGTAGCTCCGCCCAATTTTGAATCATTTGCATCCGCCGAAGTGTCATTTTTACCAAATCCAAAATAACCACCGCCAATCGATTTATTTGAAGGCGCAGGAGGAGGAGCGGGTGCAGGATTCATATTCATACTAGAAAGCTCGTTTAGTTCGTTCTCTAAATTGTCAAGTTCTCCTAAATCGATTCTAGTAGACGATGACGAACTCTTGTTTTTATCATTCATAAGAAGCTCGATTCCGCCACCGAAATTAGTCTGTCTAGTTTCCCCGATATTCATTGTAATCGAGTCTAAGCTGCCTAAATCAATGACTTCCATTTTATTATTATTATACATAAATTATGTTTAAGTTCTACGCAGAGGAAATAATATTTTCACGTTTCATCCAATGAATCCCTTGTAGAAAACAGTCTGCCAAGTCGTCCTTCTTTTTTGTTTCTAGTATATGTTTCCAACCGGCATACCGCTCTGTTTCCAAGAACCGCGAACAATAGAAAACTGCATCCTTTTTATGTTGTTTATATTCGGAATCTAGGTTCTCATTCTGCTTCTCGAACCCTTTCAGTTTACCAGCAGATGATAGGAACTCGATGTTTATGTTATCATGTCGCATTATAAAATACTGCGCCAACATTCCTTGGATTGTCTTCATTCTCGTTGCAATCGGCGAAATCTGGTTCTCCACAATCACATGCTTTGCAGTTCGGAAATGTTCGATTTTGTCAAACTCGGTTTTCAGATTTTTGCCTATAGTGATTAGATCGGTAGTGCCTGCATTACTCTTTTTTGCTGCTATTGGTTGCAAGGTTCTCTCATAGAAGAAAGTATTAATCTTTTTAATCAGTGATGTCTTGTTATCTGAATCAAGGACTGGTATGAATCGGGAACCAGCTAACTGTTTTAGTTCATCCAGTTTTAGTTTTTTAATACTAGCAGGAGAACATTTACTATCTGGTAGTAAATAAAAGCTTGTTTTTGCATGTTTCACACAATAACACTCTTTGTTAATTTCGTACTTCGCTTTCTTACCACATGCAGCCGGTGCCGCATCCGCAGCCGCATTCTTCTTTGATTTCGTTTTTGTTACAGAAGAACACATCTGAACCTCAGGTTCTTGGTTCATAAGACTCACAACATTCCAATCGACCACACCACCGGTTGCGTCAAACACACAATACGCCATATTTTTAATACCGATATCGAAACTAATTATACTCATAAATATAGAATAGTTTACTATTATTCTATATCTATTTGTGGTCTAAAGACTTTTGGAATACTCTTTGGTATTGCGCTCGTTGATAATGGTAGATTTCGAAATCATATACTTACGGTAATCAGCATTCGTCATGATAGAGTTACTGCGTAGTAGTTTACTATTATCGTCTTCTGATATCGGACTCGATTTGAATCGCGAAGGTATAGGTTTTACTAAAGTGTTATCGTATTTAGCATATTGGCGTTCCATTGTCTATATAATATAGTCGTAAAATTTATTTCTCCAATAACTTCAGCAATTCGGTTTTCGATAACCTACTCGGGTTGGTCGCTAAACTCCGTGACGTGACTATAGTTCTGAGTTCTGCAACCGTCTGTTTCTTATAATCGACGGTCTCCTCAATAACTACAGGCGCTTCCGGCTCTAACTCGATTATTTCTTCCATAGCGCTTTCACTCATATTTATTATTTTGACATTACGTTCATCATCATCCTCATCCTCATCCTCTTCTTCATCCTCATCCTCATCCTCATCCTCATCCTCATCCTCATCCTCTTCTTCATCCTCATCCTCTTCTTCATCCTCTTCTTCCTCGTTATCACAAACATTCCTCATGAAATCCGAACTAACAAATTCACGACACATTGACATTGGATGAGAAGCCTGCACAGGCATTGAACCACACCCTTGTTTAACTGTCTTAAACTCCTGCACAAGGTTCTGAACAATCTCGAACATAGTATCACACTTTTGCTCCATTGTGCTCAACTTCTGCTTAAAGTGGTAAACCAGGAGAACAATTAATACGAATGTAATCCCTAAACTTAGCAAAAAGAACGACTCAATAAAATTAAAGGCACCCATAATTTTTACTATAAACGTATAAAAAAAAGAGTTATTACAAACGAATATATATCTAATAAATATATAAGCAATGGAAAGTGTTCAACCGAAATATGAAGTTTTAAATGCCCCGAATGGTGATTCAGGTTTTGATTCATTTAGCGGAAAGAATCTAATCATAATTGTCCTCGTTGTTCTCCTACTTCTATCGTTTGTTGGTGTGAACTTGCTCGATTATTTAAGCAATGCAATCAAGACTATAATCGCCATCTTTGGACCTATATTGACACCCATCCTATCTCTGTTTGGCTATACAACCGGTGCGGTTATTAACAAGACAGCCGATGTCGTGTCAGATACTGCGAAAACGGGAATCGATATTGCTGAGGGCACAGTTCAGAATGTAGGTAATCTTCTTATCTCCGCCAGTAAAGGGGGCGTCGATACCAGCGAACTTGACCGAGTATTGAATCTACCTAAAACGAAATCGGTAGACGACCCTGAAGAGGACACCACCGCAAATCCGATACAAAATCCCATTTCCGCGAACAAGGGTGGATGGTGTTTAGTGGGAGAACAGGCCCAACGCAGGGGCTGCATAATGGTGGAGGACGCCGGTAAGTGCATGTCGGGTCAGATTTTCCCCTCGAAGAGACTCTGCCTGAACCCTACAATTTCTCATCCGTAAAAATATGTGCATTATGGTATATTATGGATATACCATCATGGTCATTCACCAATATAGGAAAATCAATGATGACGAGTAGTTGCATCATCGAACATAAAATAATTAAGAAACCAGAGAACCCACCAGAAACAACAACAAACTATGATAAAATCGAAGACTTCCTATTAAATTTTATCGATTTAGGATTTGAAATAAACCTTGATTTATTTATAGAATTATACATCTAATGCAGTTATCGCATATGCGATTTGTGCTGGAGGTGCCGGACTGAGAGGCTCAGCAAATGAACATTTAAATAAGGACGGCGTTGTCAAATTAACAATAGCACCCGATTTAAAGTTTGTATAGGTTCCTACCTGAGATGTAACCGACGTCGTGCACTTTATTTTTATAGTATAGACGAAACCGTATTGCGTAGGGAGAACCAAGTTGGATATAGAAAGATTACCTATATATTGAGAACCACTAAATGACGGTCCAGACATATCTACAGTATATTGCGACGTCGACGCTTGTGGTAGAGCAACCCCATTTAATCTTATTGTTGGTGTAGTCGTCATTGTAACTAGTGCATTATTATAATAAACAGTTACGACAACACTCGATAATTTTACGCTACCTGATGCGGATGCCCCAGTTGCAATTCCTTCAATGTATATACCCATAGGCACATTAATTGTAAAACTGGTTGGATTTGTATCTAAAACGCCAATCGCTAACGAATTGATAAATGTAGTCTCAATCCCAGTAAAGGCAGGTATATTATTATAAACTTCATCAACCCATTTGCCAATGGTATCCGGATTAAGTATTCCATATGCATCTGTATTTTTTTCGTAATTATACAATGGGACTGCTGGGTCATATTGTAGAGTAATGACAGGTCCAGGAACGTCACATGATGATGATAGTGATGGTAAATACAAGTCGCTATCACAATTTGTCGTTATATTATAAGCACTCTTAGCGTTCTTATTAATGGAAATTGAGTATTTTTGGTTTTTTGTAAATCCGCCAACTTTCGATGCATTACGATTATGTTGTAGAATCTCCGCCTTACGACGCATATCTAATTGAGACTGGGTGTAAGATGTGTTTACATATGGATTTGCTTGCATCTCTATTCGATTTTTTGGTAATGATGCAGTCGCCATTAAAAATATTTGCCGTTGCCTACAAGCGTTAGTATCGCTCATTATTATAATAATGAGCTATATTATTTATTATTTACTAGGGCTATACCACAAACTCGATAGATAATCAAAACGTGTATCTAATGTTTTTGATTCCGACTTTAGATTCGGACCAGCCATAGCAATATTATTGAGCTGGAAAATATTGAGTGAGCTATCGAAATACCTCAAATCAGATAGTGTTCCATCAAATTCACCTACAATCACATCGCCGAAATTCTGGCGAGGAATACTAGAGAACACATAACGCTTCGCAACCGTTCCATTCACATAAACGTCCATAATTTTATTCTGCATTCGAATTGCTAGATTGAACCAGCGACCCAACGGAATATTGTGAATCTCGATTATATTCGCATCGGACGCGTTTACTGAATCCATGCCTACAATAATCGAACCAGTTTTGTCTGCATTGCCTTTAAGGCTAACGCTAGGCCCCCGTTGACTCTCGCCAAATCCCTTCGTAAATATGTTTTTAGGCGAGTCTGGTAGTCTGTCTATATTAATCCAGACTGTCCAGGTAAATTCAATGCCTTTGTCGGCGTTATTTGAACGGTAGATAGTAACTGCATTCGAGTTTTTCGGGTCTTGCGGAATCCGAACCTGCCGATTCCCTGGTTGTATGCCCTTGATGACATACGGACTCTTAGATGGTTGCAATATGTAATTAATCAGAAAGACGCCTAAATTCATCAACATGATAAAGACAATCAAAACTAGAACCAAGAACGCAAATTTGGAAATCATGCTATTCGAGTTTAAAAACTCCTCGCTCGTTGTTCCGATGCTCTGCGTAGAGAAATCCTTCAAGGATGAACTAACCGATTCTGTAACATTATTTATAGTATTTGTAGCCCCAGTTTGTATATCAGGAAGTTGTTCAGTCAGCGGTCGATTTAACTCCATTACTATATAATTAGTATGATAAATAATTTACCATAAAGAAACACTCGTAGAAAGAACATTGTCCTTCAATATAGCCAGGTTCACACTATATTTGTTAGCTAAATTACTGAGACCTGTTGCAGAACCACTACCATTCAGGTAATCGCTCCAAACAGTCTGTGGATTGGATGCTCCGACAACACGATTGAACTTGGACATGAATACACCAGGATTTATTCCAAATTTAATCGGCGACGTGCCATCCGGCGTGTGCATGTCAACAACGGATTTTACAAGTTTTCCATCTAAATACATGTCAATCGTAGCGTTATCCACACTGATGACAACATATACCCACTTTTGTAAAGGGAAGTTATTTGTAATCATATGCGTTATGTCAGCGGTGCTAGTATGTTTTGTCGTTACGCTTAATACTGAGGTAGTCCCATTTAACTTGAGAGTCAAATCCTTATCCCTCGCAAATATAAACGCTGTAGATGAAATAGGCTTATCGACATATAACCACACATTGTATGTATATGAAACTGCATCTGGTTTTACGAGCTTGTCGCTGGTTATGTCAGCAAGTTGCGCTGACATATCGACCTCAACTTTAGATTGCGTATTACCGGATTTGGTATACACCATATAGAAGATAACTACAATGAGTAAGATGGCTAAAAAAATAACTAAAAAGTCCATTTATATATATGTTTTACATTATATTATTGGTAGGAGGATTGTTATTTCGCAGTAAATTGTAATTTGCGGTTATATCAATAATACTGATAGGCTTGTTATAATACTGTATATTACATATCGCACCATATATACCATTATTGCCGCCAATTGTTATTGTATTGCGGTCCTTGTTAATCAACGACTTCCTGTCACTTTTTCCGAATGTTCTTTCTAAATTGCCGTTTATAAAGATATCAACGGTATCATTATCATTGAAATTCATAACGATGTTATTCCATTTCTGATTCATTAGTGATATATCATATGTTTGCTTATTAACTGTAAAACGATAAATATCCTTACCCGTTTTACTATCATTCTTAATATAGGATATTTTTGGATAAGCTTTCGCATATGAGAATATATTAGAATTTGTGTTATTTTTATTTGTCTGTGGATTAACATACACCCACATAGAGAACGCGTAATTGGTTCTCTTATAATCATGGTCTCCTCTATCTTGTCTAATAAAACTCTTTGTAACCATATTGTCTAAGAATTCTGGGGAATTCATAACCGTGATGCTATCCTCTTTAAGTTTCGATGAAATCAAAGTGGGAATAAATGCGTAACCTGCAATTAATATAGCTTCAATTGACAATAGGATAAATGTAACACTTGACGTTATACCGTATTGAGCTTTTATGTATTTAATAAAGTCGGTAAACAAGCAAGGAATATAAACTATCAAGTTCATAATAAATCCCGACCATCCAACGGCATTGTTCAACCATCGTCCGAAGAAGTTGTTGACGGCCGAAATTCCAACGACAACAATTGCAATCAACAGACTTATTTGAATGAGATTTATGACAACGCGGTTTTGTAGGTTGTCCGAAACATTTTGGAAAATAGCGGATGTCTTGATGTATTTACTGTAAAACTCAGAAATCACACTAAACACTAAAAACGCAAAGATAACGAAGATAGTTGTATATGCAATAGGCTTGTCAGATTTTGCCGTAAATAGTTTATAAACTGCTACTAACATAATCATGAAGAATACCGCAAAAGTGGAAGCATACGCTTTCGACTCTAAAACATTGACTCCGGACACGTAAAACAAATTTCCGATGGTTACGATAATCAATAGAATCAATAATACTTGACTACGGTTTAATCCGTATTCTGTATAAAAATTTGTTATTTTGTCTATAATAGTGGTTGACTGTTCTGACATGAATTACCTAAACGTATATATATACATTATAAATTTTCAATAGCAGTTTTCTTTCCGTGACAATCTCTACAAAGGGCAACCAGATTACTCACATGGTTGCTTCCACCATGTTCTAAGCGAATTGTGTGATCAACCTCGAACCAAGCCGGCAATTGTTTCTGGCAATCTCCACAGTGCCAGTTCTGTTGTGCAGCAACGAACTTTTTCTTTGTTTCACTTACAGAACGTTTCGTTGCGGTTGCGGTTGTAGGTTTTGCGATTCCGCCACCTGATTGGAGAACTCGGCTTTCATATTGATGCGGCATTGGACCACCGAAATCGTGTTTTGCGGTGAAATCCAATATTGGCGATATAAAGTCTGTGGTATTTTTATCGACAGGTAGGTATTTCAAATATTCGTTCGACGAAACTAACATATGCTTTGCGCGTTCCGGGTTTTTCCTCATCAACCAACATAGCATATATCCGACAAATGCAACACCTAACATCTGGTAATATTTCTTCCAAGATAATGCTAATTTCAGATACTTACCATCTGTATGAATATTTGCTATTACAAAGGCAGTTACCAATAAAATTACTAATTCGAAACGCATTTACTATATTATATTATATCTATACAATTAATAATAAACATATATCAAAAATATGCATAAAAACACGATGGCTGCATAGAGATAATGCTTTCTCAAGTTAATTTGCTCGCTCAGCACAAATGGCTTTGATTTGTAATACGACTTGTAAATATCAATTGATTTCAAGAATGACATCTCCTCTTTACCTAGTGACACGTTCACTTTATTATGTATAAAATGCATCCATCGAACAAATGATTCGCGAGAACCTAAATATGGGCTAACTGGATATTTGTCAATCATATTGCTAAATTTGCTACCCATCTCGGCTTCTGGAATAAACAATGGCATGTTCTGTATGAGGTCGTAATATTTACGCTTTGTGACTGCATTCGGATTTTCAGGATAGGAATGAGCAATGGTGTGTAAAAAAAACCAATAATGAGGTCCCCATACATCAGAATCAAAATTCATGTAGGTAAAGTATATAGAACTCTGTTATTATATATTTTACCGGTATGAATAAAAATAATCACTGTAATAATTGTGGAAAAGTTGGACATCAATTTACAAATTGCAAAATGCCAATTACTAGCTCCGGCGTTATTGCATTTCGCAAGTCGAAGACTGGCGCAATAGAGTATTTGCTTATATGTAGGAAGGATAGCCTTGGTTATATTGACTTCATGCGTGGGAAATATTCCGTTCAGAACAAAAGCTATATAATGAATATGTTGAAACAGATGACGGAACATGAGAAGAACCGTTTAAAGACAATCGATTTTAACACACTTTGGAAAGACATATGGGGCGAAGGATTCTGTAATGCGAGATACAAAATGGAAGAAAGTAATTCGAGAGAAAAACATTCCACTTTGGTATCTGGGGTTGTTCTGCGTAATGATTTCTATACACTCTCTAATTTGATAGATGAATCCAGACAATATTCAAATTGGACGGAACCCGAGTGGGGGTTTCCTAAGGGTCGGAGGAATAATAACGAGACGGACTATGATTGCGCCATTCGCGAATTTTGCGAGGAAACTGGGTTCTCTTCGGACATAATACATCCAATACACAACGTGACTCCGTTTGAAGAGATATTCGTTGGTTCTAATTACATTTCTTACAAACACAAGTATTTTCTTGTATATATGGAATACAATGACACGCTGAATCTGGATAATTACCAACGGTCCGAGGTAAGCAAAATGTGCTGGTCACGTATTGGGACATGTTTAACTCAAATACGAGATTATAATTTAGAAAAGAAGAGGATAATCACAAATGTGGATTCCTGTTTGAAACAATTGTCGATTTATCAGATGTAGATAATACGCGTAACGTGTGTTTTATATATTTCTAATATATATATAAAATGGCGGAAGACATAAAAGGAAAAAAAGAAAAACAATGCGGACGTCATGAATATTATAATACAAGCAGAAAACGATGCGAGATTAAACCGTATACTCGTTGGCCGAAGGTGCAATATGAGGATGGCTTATATCGTGAAATTGCTAGCGATTTAAAGGATATGATTGGCGCGGAACGTTTTAAACGTGATTATGAAGACGTGATTGATATAGCAACAGGCGAAAAAATCAAGATACGAGAAGTGAATGTGAAAAACCCAAGAGTAACAAAAAAAACGTTGGTGGCAGTGAATGAACCAATTGCAGAAGTAATACCAAAGAAGGTTGTCCAACCTGTCCGCATAATCAAGCGTAAACCAATCATTATAGGAGAACCTATAATTATAAACACCGATAAACCAGTCGAAGAAGAGGAAGTTGGTCTCGCAGAAGACGAAGCTCCCGTAGAAGAAGAAGCTCCCATAGAAGACGAAGTCCCCACAGAAGAAGAAGAAGAGGAGTATGAGGATGAGAGGGGCGTGCGGGGGGCGGAAGCCCCCGCAGAAGACGAATATGAAGACGAGGGGGGCGTGCGGGGGGCGGAAGCCCCTGCAGATGACCCAAGGCATGATTTTTTATATCCAAATTTAGATGACCCGAATTTCAATATCAAAATCGAGAAACGCAAAGAATTCAATGACACAAAATACGACGGTGAGGCAAAAGACATTGTAGAGCAAGCCGAAAAACTATGCGGTGCGGACTTTGAACTTATGCCCCACCAATCATTCGTCAAAAATTTCCTATCCTTTCAGACACCATACAATAGCTTATTATTGTTCCATGGTCTAGGAACTGGAAAAACATGTTCTGCTATAGGAATAACAGAAGAAATGCGTAACTATATGAAACAGACGGGAATCAAACAGAAGATTATGATAATTGCATCACCGAACGTGCAGGACAATTTCATGTTGCAATTATTCGACGAACGCAAGCTGGTTCTCGAGAATGGTGTCTGGAATTTAAACACATGTGTTGGAAACACAATACTCAAGGAAATCAATCCAACCGACGCAAAGGGTCTCGAGAGTGACCGGGAGAACATAATCAACCAAGTGAAAGCGATTATAAAGCAATATTATATTTTTATGGGATATACTCAGTTTGCAAACTATATCAGTGAAACTCTCGAATTGAAAGGGTCTACTGACCAACGTATTATAAATCAACGCATTAAGAGAACATTTAATAATAGCCTAATTGTAATCGATGAGGTGCATAACATTCGAATGACTGACGAGAACCTGAGTAAGCGTAGGTCGGCTGATTTACTAATGCAAATTGCAAAATATACGGACAATATGCGACTAGTATTACTATCGGCAACGCCCATGTATAATTCCTACGAGGAAATCATCTGGCTGACGAATCTGATGAATGTAAACGATGGGCGCAAGAAAATCAAAATATCCGATATTTTCGAAGGTCCGGGGAAATTCAAAGGAGAAGATGGTCGCAAACTACTACAGAAGAAATTAAATGGATATGTTTCTTATGTAAGAGGGGAGAACCCATACACATTCCCGTATCGAATATACCCCGAAAAGGACCCGAATTTCGTATATCCTACCGAACAAATGAATGGCAAACCTATTGATGCTGACGGCGCTTTGAAATATGTCCGTGTATATATGAATGGAATCGGAGAATACCAACAGAAGGGCTATAATATGATTATAGAGAGTATACGTAATGGGAGCGAAGACGAAGACAAAGCATTCGAAGACAAGGATACATTCGGATATGCGATTTTGCAAAAACCACTCGAGGCGCTCAATATTGTATATCCATCCAAGGATTTCGACCCCAGCGTCGAGTATTCGGCGGAGGATTCCGCTGAACTAATTGTTAGTATGATAGGAAAAAGTGGATTGTCTAATATAATGTATTCTAAGGAATTGAATACAGATAAGCAATATAATTTCAGATATAAACCAGAAATCGAACAAGAATATGGGAGAATATTCAACCCGGAGAACCTTCCCAAATACAGCGCGAAAATGGCGAAAATATGCGAGATTGTCAAGAAATCGGAAGGTATCATATTAATATATACTCAATACATCGATGGAGGCGCAGTTCCTATGGCGCTGGCTCTCGAAGAGATTGGGTTCTCCCGTTATGGTTCGGATAAGGGGACAAAATCATTATTCAAGACACCGCCAGTTCCGCCTACTGCAAGATACGTAATGCTAACTGGTGACGCTACTCTATCACCCAACAACGACGAGGATATCAAATATTTGAACCAAAAAGAGAACATGGATGGAAAATTAGTGAAAGTAGTGATTATTTCCAGGGCTGCCGGCGAGGGTATTGATTTCAAAAACATACGCCAGGTCCATATAATGGAACCATGGTATAATATGAATCGTATTGAGCAGATTATCGGGCGTGGAGTCCGTAATCTGAGTCACTGTAATTTACCATTCAAAAAGCGCAATGTGGAAATATTCCTCCACGCAACGTCAATCGGAACAGTCGAATCTGCGGATTTGTATGTATATCGCCTAGCGGAACAGAAAGCGATTGAAATTGGCGAAGTCACTCGTGCGCTCAAAGAAATCGCAGTGGATTGCTATTTAAATATTGGTCAGACGAACTTCACTACAGAACAGCTGTATCAGATTGTAAAAAACAAAACAATCAAGCTGTCATTATCTAGTAATCCAGGAGAGGCCAACGAGATTCCATATGAGATTGGTGATAAGCCGGAAACAAATGCAAACATGTGTGATTATAAGGATAATTGTGTATTTCAATGTTTCCGTTCTCCCAACGCGGATGAAATTGCACCGGACATATCCAAAGACACATATAGTATTGAATTTGCAGAGTCCAATAATAATCGAATTATAAAACGTATCAAGGAATTATTCAAACGGCGTAGTTATTATAATGGAGATGAATTAAAACAATATATAAACTCCATACGAATGTCTGACGATTCTCAGAACGGTGCAAACAAATATTCAGATGAACAAATATACTCGGCATTGACACAGTTAATTGATAATTCAAATGAGCTTATAACGGATGAATATGGTAGATTGGGGCATCTCATAAATAACGGAGACGAGTATCTATTTCAACCTGTTGAAATAACGGATAAGAACATATCGATTTATGAAAGAAGTATGCCGGTAGACGTAAAGTTCAAAAACGTGATGTTTGAGATTCGAAAAACGGCGAATGCGTCAACCAGCAACTACGAACAAATCGTAAAAAATCTGACAAATAATTTTAACGATGCGTTCCCGACAAATCATAGCAAATTAATGGATATAGGATATACGAGAACAGACAGCGACAAGGTTCTCCGACAGACTACAGGAGACTTCAGCGCGGCACTCGAGTATCTAAAGGAAAATGTAGTGGAACATAGTCCGCCGCGCGATAAGTCTAAAAGCAAATGGTGGTATAATACATTAAATGAAATTAAAACACATCTTAAAGTCGAATATGGTATGACGGAGAATTCTCTGCGTGCTCACGTGGTATCGCACATGATGGACAATTTGGTATTCACAGACAAAATAACATTGTTGAACCGCATGTTTGATGGAAACTGGGAGGCACCAAAGCGAACCCTTGAAGAGGAGAAACAAGAACTCGACACGATGGAAGTATTGATTGTAGAACATTTCGAAGATAAAATGATGACTGCAAAAAATGGCGATGTAGGAATTATTCTAACAAAGGATAACAAAACTACTCGCGCATTTGTATTAAGGGACGGTGTTTGGACGGAATCCAATAACGAAATTGAATATAAACCTTTATTACAGTCAAGTGATTACAATGATATTTATGTGACGCCACCAGAATTAATTGCAGACACTATAGGATTCACCGAATGGTTTAAAAACGACAGGGAAGAGACATTCATAATGAAAGTAAAGAAAACAACAAACTCGAGAACACGTGGAGCAAGATTAACAGATATTTCGTTGAAAAAATTAATTTCGCATATAAACGACGTATTAGGAGAAACAAAATACAATATAATCAACATTAGAGATTATTTAATAAGTTCTAAAGAGAAACTCGAAGTTTTACTCGAAATAATATTGAGGGACTATAATGATAGAAACAAGAACGACAAACACTGGTATTTGAACAATGAACAAGGCATTATCAATAAAATCGTAACATTATCGAAGAAAAATTGATTCGAATTATTATATACAGATTATATAATAATACAATACAATGGCTCAAAATTCGGAAAAGATTTTCGGTGTCTACATAAAGTCGGTTCTCACCAAGAAGACGGTATTATCGATTAATGAAGTCGGCGGAAACGTCAAGAAAATTCTAGAAGAGAAAATCACCGACGCAGTTGAGGGAAGATGTATTGCCGAGGGTTTCATTCGACCTGGGTCTATTCGAATTATCAGTTACTCCTCCGGAGAAGTTACAAACTCGAGTGTAGAATTTCAGACCATATTCGAGTGTATGATTTGCCATCCGGTAGAAGGTATGAAAATCGAGTGCACCAGCAAGACTATAACCAAGGCGGGTATTCACGCCCAAGTCGTCGACATGAATGATGTGATTCCCGTTACAGTGTTTGTAGCGCGTGACCATCATAATACAGACAAATATTTCAATTCGATTAAGGAGAATATGGACATTGTCATCAAGGTTATCGGTGTGCGATACGAATTGAATGACCCTTACATTTGTGTAATTGGTCAACTGGTCGAGAAAAGGTTGGAGCAGGTAAAGAAACCACGCATCAAGATGACTGGAGGCGAGGATTTGGTTTTAAACTAAGTTTAACTAAATTAAACTAATTCTAAATACATATAAAATTAGCATAATAAGTATGGCTATATCATGAACGTTAATATTAGCGAGCTGGAATCTGTAAAAAATAAAATCGAATCTCTCGCTAAGATTCACCAGGTAGAAATTCTGCGAATCTTGAAGAAATCGCCGGTTGTAAAAATCAACGAGAACAAAAGTGGTGTATTTGTAAATCTATCTTTTTTACCGAATGATACAATTCAAGATATTCTCAATTACGTGAAGTATATTCAAGAACAGGAACAGACGTTACAGACAGTGGAATATCAAAAGAAATCCTTCAAGGATGAGTTTTTCAAACAAGATATGAATGAACCAGTATAAACACACCATCAAATAATACTAATATACAAAATGTTTAGTATTATTGCAGCTGTATCGAATACAAATGGACTCGGAAAGAATGGCGATATTCCATGGAAAGAACCGGATGATATGCTGTTTTTTCGTGGTATGACTAGTAATACATTCGACAAGACTAGACAAAATGCCGTAATCATGGGCCGACTAACATATGAGAGTTTTAAAGGGCGCCGTTTACCGAACCGGAAAATGATTGTTATATCGTCACAGGAGAACAACGACCCAGATTGGTTTAATAGCCTAGATGATGCACTTGACTCCCTGTGCAATGATTCTATAGAGCAAATATTTGTAATTGGCGGAGGTCAACTGTATTCGGAAGCAATTCGCAATAATCGGTGCATGAAAATATACCTGAATCACATTAATACAGATGCAGAATGTGATGTGTTTTTTCCTATTATAGATGGCGACGTATACGAATTATGTAGCGAAAAACAACTTACTAAGAACATACTGGCTCGACAATATCGTAATAAACATTTGTAACTGGGTTAAAGACTACGTCGTATATTATAATAGATTCATGTCCATATATCACCAAATATTCGTCAACACTTCGTATGACACGCCTGAGAAAATCGATTCACTAAAAAAATATATGTATATTGCAAACGTAGAGGAACCCAAAACAGATATAATCCAAGATACAAATCCAATTAAAGTTACAGTTCCCATTATCAAGCCCAATATCATCTATCCTGATAAGAAAGACACACTATTCTGGTGTTTGTTCATTGCAAACAATGGTATCTCGGATTATGAGGCAATTCGGCAAGGATATAGCAACATTGAAATCGACGAAAAGCAAAAGATAATGAACTCTATCAAAAGCCAACCGACCAAGTTGAAGAGCACAAACGTGAAACTGACGAATATTGCAATCCAAGAAATCATGTCGGATATCGTAACAAATGCGACGCTCACGGTCTCGACAATGGTAGCAATGTCTGTATTTTATAACAAGCGTATTATTTTAATTAAGGGCAAAGATTTCTATATCAATGTATGCCCGCTCGACGAATATAAGGAGACTATTATCCTTGTAAAAAAGGATAAAAACGATTATGGAATCGATATGGATGTAACAGACGAGAAAATAAAGCAAATTGAAACGGAACGCATTTGCCTAAGCAAACACGACCGCCCACTAGAGGCGATTACAAATTACACAGTCGAACAACTGAAAAACATGGCAGTTCGCCTTGGCGTAGATTCGACTGTCAGACTTACCAAGATGGGATTGTATCAACAATTGACCATACGTAGTCTATGGTAAAGCATAGACTTTGGTAAAATTGATTGTTTAAACAATATTAAAATAAAATATGAAAATACTATATAATGTATAAAGCCAACGACAGTTCGAAGGTCGTTGATAAACCAAACGAGCAATTAGATTTCATCATCGAGAACTATTTAGCGAGTAATCCGTTTAGCGGCAGAACAGACGGTAAGACAAACGAAGTAGAAATTCGATTCGGTTCAGATTCCAAGAAGGGTAAGATTTCTCAGATTGACTATGAGAACGTCGTGAAGAAACTACAACAGTGTGGGTTCAAAACGAATAACCCCGATGGGATTCACACACTCCGTGTGTTTCATGAATACACCGACAAGACTAGTGGAAATTCGATTATGTCGAACATTCGCGCCGAGATTATCGGGATTGATTTGATTCAGGAATATTGCAGGACCAATAGTATTCAATCTATACTGGATATGCCATCGTCGAACAATGACAAAGTAATATTTACACAGAAAACGCGCCCGAAGACCGCCGATGGAGTTAATATTGACGCAGCCGACTTTAAGGATTTCAATATTCGTGTCGCGTATCAACTCGAGCAGATTTTCACGGCGCGTTCTCCCATTATTCGCGGTATCATTCAAAAGTGGACGGACGCAAAGAAGACTTTCCGCTACATGAATCGCGTAAGGTTTTATCATGAATCTCTGCCATTCTACGCCGACTTGAGTGTCATCCGCAAATCCAAGACGACGAACAAGGGTGTGCCAATGAAGTTTTATACGATTCAGGATGCAGGTGTCCTTACGAATGCGGAAACCTATGAAATCGAGATGGAAGTCGACAATGCAATGGTTGGTATGGGAACAGAATATAATAATAAAAAGACCATGACAGAAGCGATTAAGAAGGCGATACGCATTATTCTAGGCGGAATGCAGGGAACGAATTATCCTATATCATACACCGTTAAAAATGAAATCCATACTGGATACATGAAGTTAATACATGGAGAAAAATACCAACCTGGTTGGGTGCTGCCTCACAACTTCGTTGGTCCTTCGTCACAAACTCTACAAATGCGTAATATAATGAAACAGGACCCAAATTCGACCATTCCAAACATCCGAAAAAACTACACCGTAACTGACAAGGCAGATGGAGACCGCAAACTGATGTATATTAATGCGAAGGGTCTGATTTATTTGATTGATACCAACATGAACGTCGTATTCACTGGAGCCAAAACTGAAAATGAAGACCTATTTGAGAGTTTGTTAGACGGCGAGCACATCAAGAACAGCAAAACGGGCGTTGCGCTGAATCTATACGCCGCGTTCGATATTTACTTCATCAATAAGAAGAGCACGCGCGAATTTGCATTCTATAATAACGATACTACAAATCCGGAGTCGCTCAAACAGAAATATCGACTCAGTCTATTGAAGCAGTTTGTAGAGCAATTAAAGTTTCCGAATGCATGCGACTTTGCAGTGAAGTGCAAAACCTTCTATAGTGATTCGCCGGACAGGACTATATTCCAATGCTGCTCGAAGATTTTGTCCGACATTGAAGATGGTATGTATGAATACAACTCGGACGGATTAATCTTCACCCCATCGAATACTGCCGTTGCGAGTGACACAGTTGGTGTTGCCGGAAAACTAAACAAACCTATGTGGGAGCAATCGTTCAAGTGGAAGCCTGCAGAATACAACACTATCGACTTCCTCGTGTCGCTGAAAAAGGACAAGAGCGGTAAGGATGAGATTCATAATATATTCCAGGATGGTAAGAATGTCCAGAGTGGTAAAAACGTGGTCCAATACAAAACTCTCATATTGCGTTGTGGTTATGATGAACTCGACCGAAGGCACGGATTCATAAACCCATATGAGGACATCATCCAAAACAAAGTGATTGAATACGATACTACGAGTAATAGAGAAAGGTATAAGCCGGTTCCATTCCAACCGACGAACCCGTATGACGCAAAGGCGTGCTTTGCAAATATGCTTTTAGTGGAGGATGGTAGTAGCGAACTTTCCATGTTTACGATAGAGGGCGAATATTTCGAAGAGGATATGATTGTCGAGTTCAGCTACGATATGATGAAACCCGCTGGTTGGCGGTGGGTGCCACTACGTGTTCGCTATGACAAAACGGCCGAACTCAAGAGCGGCCTTAAAAATTATGGAAATGCATACCACGTTGCCAACAGTAATTGGCAGTCGATTCATCAACCGATTACGAAAGATATGATTAGTAAGGACGAGAACATACCCGAATATATCGAAGAGTGTGGAGAAGAGGAGAATGGCGAGGCGAACGAGGGTGTATATTATAATAGGGGTGGCGTCGAATCGAAATTGACGAGATCGTTGCGCGATTTCCATAACTTATACGTGAAGAACAAGCTAATCGGTAGCGTGTCTACTAGGAACGATACGCTCATCGATTATGCGGTTGGAAAGGCCGGCGACTTATCGAAGTGGACGAATGCGAACTTGTCGTTTGTCCTAGGAATCGACATATCACACGACAATATCCATAATCGTCTCGATGGCGCTTGTGCGAGATACTTGAGAGAGAGAGCTACAAGAAAGAATACACCCGCTGCTCTGTTCGTGAATGGCGATAGTGGATTGAATATTCGCAGCGGTGACGCATTCAAAACACAGAAGGAAAAGGAGGTCATCCATGCGGTGTTCGGACATGGTCCGAAAGATGCGAAATTCCTAGGTCAGGGAGTGTATAACCAATATGGTGTAGGTGCAAAAGGCTTCAATGTAAGTTCGTGCCAATTCGCTCTACACTATTTCCTAGAAAGTAAAGCCAGCATGCATCGCTTCCTTAAAAATCTGACAGAATGCACTATGGTAAACGGCTATTTCGTTGGCACGTGTTTCGATGGCAAAACAATCTTTAATTTGTTAAGAAACAAGAGCGAGGGCGAGTCATTCACAATTATGAACGGCGAGCGTAAGGTATTCGAATTGACCAAGATGTATCCACAGACCGGATTCAGTAGTGACGAAACATGTTTGGGTTATCCGATTAATGTGTATCAGGAGACTATCGGCAAAACCTTCCGTGAATATTTGGTGAATTTTGATTATTTCATACAAATGATGGAGAATTATGGTTTTGCACTACTCACGAGAAATGATGCCCCTAGAGGACTACCAAATGGAACGGGCTTATTCAGTGAACTATTTACGGCTATGGAGAAGGAGACTAGGATGGACCCACAACGTATGCCTGATTACAAGAACTCGCACCTGATGACAGTAGACGAAAAGCAAATTTCATTCATGAATAGGTATTTCGTTTTCCGTAAGACACACAATGTGAACGCGGATAAGATATACAAGATTGCACAACCAGAACCAGAACCGGAACCAGAGAAAGAGAAACCTGAACCAGAAAAAGAGAAAGAACCTCCCAAAGTCCGTAAAATTCAAGGCAAGAAAGTTACCATAGTCGGCACATTCAACCCGAACAAAGATTCGTAAAATGATATAAACCTTTATTCAAAATATATATATCTTATGCTATATATATTGTTACCCCGTGCAAATAACACTATACTAGAAAATCTAAGATGTATATCAAGTGATAAAGAAAAGGAAAACGAGCCAATCATATCGAATTCGCTTTCTTTTTACTTGTATGACATCAAAAATAAAATAAATAGTTATGGCGACGACTGGGATGAATATCGCAAATACACAAATCCATATGAGTGGATTAATAGTGTAATACCAGGAAAATCGAAATGTGTGTCAAAATACAAACCACTATCCCGGTCATATTTCAAAATGATTGAAATAATGACATCATTCGAGTTATATGTCTCCAATAACGGTAGCGCATTTGAGAGCAAGATGTCTAAAATGATTGGTTCAATTCCAATTTCGAGCTTCCATTTGGCGGAAGGACCGGGAGGATTCATCGAAGCGCTATTGAATGTCCGTAAGAATCCTAAAGACAAATACATTGGAATGACCATATTGGACGATAAACACGACACCAACATTCCAGCTTGGAAAAAGAGCGAATATTTTCTACGTAGTAATCCAAATGTAACTATTGAAAATGGTGCAACCGGAACTGGCGATATCCTTTGTATGGAAAACTTTAAGTATTGTGTTGGCAAATATGGTTCGTCGATGGATTTAATCACCGCGGACGGCGGTTTCGACTTTTCAAACGATTTCAATAATCAGGAGTCCAATATAACGAAGCTACTTTTCGGACAGATTTGCTATGCAGTATGCCTACAGAAACAAAAAGGTCACTTCATACTGAAGATTTTCGATTGTTTTATGAAACATACAGTCGATTTATTGTATATATTATCAGCGTTTTATGAGGACGTTTATATAACAAAGCCAAACACCAGTCGATATGCAAATTCGGAGAAATATATAGTTTGTAAGAATTTCATTTTTACTAATAATCAGGGGTTTCTCGAAAAATTTACCAAATGTTTCGAGTCATTACTGGTATGCACCGACAATATCAATGGATTTTTGTCATGTCCAATTTCGAATAATTTCATAAATAAAATCGAGGAATATAATGCCATATTTGGACAGCAACAATTGGATAATATTTACCAGACAATCATGCTTATTGATAACACACATAAGAATGATAAGATAGAAAATTATACGAGAACAAATATTCAGAAATGCGTAAATTGGTGTATAAATCATAACGTCCCACATAATACATTTCTACGGACACATGATTCGGGGTGGGACTAACTAAATAGCATTCACGAATTTTCGGACAATACACTGTTTCATTTCTGACGAATATTGCGAAAATGTTGGTGTTTTCTTAATCGGATAACCTGTGCGCTCTTTAATCGTATAACCATATGATTTAGAACCATATGCAAGAGCGTTCGCCGTCTGTGCGCCGAATGCAGTCCTGAAACTCGACCCAACCGTCGTAATTGTGTCATATTTCTTACGAAGGAGACGATCGCTAGATGAAACTGCGCCCTGCACACCAAATTGTGGATTGTTCGGTTTGTAATAAATAGGAACGTTCTTCGGTCTCAACCCAGGCAAAAATGAACCAGATGCGCTTACATTTACGGTGCTTACCCGATTCGCTGGAGGGGGATACGAATTTGCACTGACTGCAAACCCCAATAGATTAGATACGGTTGAGTTTTCTATCAATATTGCAGGTATTTTACCATAATAGTCTTGCCATAAAGGCGGTGGTGATGTAACAGGATTTGCATACGCAGTTAACGGAAAGTTTGCAGCCGTATTTGCGATTGAACGAATTATGACTCTGTCAGTCAGATTATCATACCCAATGCTCAATAAAAACACTTTACTTTGTTGTAATTCGTAATAATGGAAATTATTGCTCATTTTATTTTGTAATAACTGATTGAAACTTGCAATATCGTAATTTCCAGCTGGAACAGTGACGTTGTATGAAATGTCATCTACCCAATAGTATTTGAAACTTGTCTCACTCGCCAAAACAAATGGGCTGCATTTATTTATACCATTCGATTGGTATGTGTTGGTTAGAGCGGCATTAGTTCCAGGTTTAACAGTGCTGTCTCCATATCTAACATGGAAATATAAATTTTGGTCATATGAAATGTTACGACTGTTCAAGTATTGTTTTGTCGACGTATAGTAATTATCATTTGCAGACTGTTTCTTAATCATTCCGCTACTGCGAACACGGCGCCGAGCATTATCGGCTGGAGATAATACTGCGCCACAATAACTCGTAGTCGATGGGTGTTCGCAAACATTTTTCTCATATATCAAATCACCCGTATTGACTAAACCAGTCGATGTTGTAATGTTCGTGTTTAATATTCCACCAGGTCTGTCATATGCATCTATCTTTATAGATGACCTCGGATTAGTGCAAGTTAAGTCAACGCTGGCAATCTCCCTTCTGTATGCTTTCAATGGATTCGGTAAAAACAGATTGTTTACACTTGTGCTATTTGTTATTTTATTGAATCGGACACCGGCACTCAATTGCTGGAACGTCGCGCCTTTCCATGGAATTATTGGGTTTTCTGTTGTCATTATATATAATAATAGTGTATATATTATAAATGATGAAATTAAAATTTGGATTAAACCTAAATAGTATGTTGTTAGCAATTGTATTTAGTGTTGTTGTCGTAGTTTTTTGGCTAGTTTTCAAGTTATATCGTGTTACCGAAGGACTTACAATAAGCGACGAAAAAGTATTATATGATAATGCAAATGCTATATTAGGACAGCTGACAACAGATTTAGCAACCATCGAAACCGCAAATACGGCTGATAGTGAAAAATATAGAGTTGACTTAAATGCCATTTCCGCACAGATAGCATTGCAAATTACTAAGATAAATTCTCAGAAACTTATCATATATCGCCAGACCGCACTGATTACTATTATGGGAATTTCGCCGAATATTAATGATATGAAAAAACAATATAATATAGAAAAAAGAAAATTAGAACAGCTAGAACAAACTCACGAGAATCTAAAAGCTGACCGTATAAATGCTATAGAGAAATACAATACAGATAAAACTGCAAAACAGGTCGAAATAGACAAACAAAAGCAATTAGTTGATGTTGCACAAAAAGCTTATGAATTATACCCGCCAATTATAAACTCGGTTACTCCTGGTGATAAAGAAATTGTTTTATCTATATCCCCCTTAATTGGAACAACGCCGATGAGTTATAGTGTAACATACGGAACGCCTACTGTTACTACCAAAACGCTTACGCCGCTCACAATCGATGAAAAATATACAATCTACGGACTGACAAATGGGACTCAATATACATTTTCGGTTACGGCAAATTTTGCGGATGGAACTACATCGAATGCTGTAACGTCAACATCAGTCACACCAATTTCGCGAGCAAACTCTTTTAATAACAACCGTTTTGCATCAACGCGTCGCGCGAACCCTTTTACTTTCAGGTTTTGAAAAATACACTGTTATTGTTTAATAATTGATATAAACGGTATCAATTATTATATTCAATGAATATCGCATATAAACTAGACCAAATAGAATTACAAAATATATATTTTTTAGATAGCAAGAAGAATATCATAATGGATGGACAATTTACTAAAATCATATATTCAGATACATTCTTAACTACGAATGGTATTGCGGTGTTGATACCATTTGCATCAACTTCACTCGATAAAACATACAATAAATCCATCTTAAAATTTAATACGGCGGATAGTACAAACATTCGGATTATAAACGAATTGACTAGACTCGAAAAGTTTGTTCTGGATTATTACAAGCACACCACGCATAATACTAAATCTACCACTACTACGTTAACCGACCATATTCGCAGTGGGAATGTAAAAATATACAGAGATATTACCAGCATACCGAGTAACCCAAAGTATGTCTTGAAAATATCAGGCATTTGGGAAGACCAGACACGTATCGGACTGACTTATAAATTCATGGAGTCGATTATGATTACATAATCATCGGCATTCTCGCTCTTCCGCGACCAATATTCGTAAATGGAACATTCCCCTTCGTCAAATCATACTGAGACCTTTTAGATACATCTTCTTCTCTACCAGTGCTAAATCCAGTGACATCTACGAATCCCGTCTCATCGTTTATAGTATATTGTAGATTGGTTATGGAATTTACACCCTCCGGTGTTAGAATTTTATATGTATCATATTCACTTCTGTTTACATGTCGCACAATACCATCTTGTAAATGTAATATATTCTTATTGAGTATTGGATAAAACTGTGTTCGGTCTATACGAATACTGTTTTTAATTACACGCTGATTCAATGCATTATCTTCATATCCCCAAGCCCACAAATTTGGGAATCCATTCACACGTTCAAAATCACCGGCAGTCATTGACGCTATCCCGCCAAGAGCAAATGTAAATCCATAGAAATGTTTCACCACGCCAGGAACTGTTTCATAGTTTAAAAACCCCTTTGTATACGGCATAGTATCGATATCATTAAACACGAGGCTAATATTCATATACGTGTTTGGGTATAGATTTTTTACAACCATAAACCCGATGTTCTTTAAAGCACCACGATTGAATGATCTATTATCCTTCTGATGTATATACAGTATACGATACGAAGTTCCTTCAAGCACATATGCCATTTGACGAGCAAAAAACTCATATTGTTGTTGACGGTCTCTATAAGGCACAATGAATATTGTTTTCGGGGGTTCTTCTTGTTTCTGCTCTTCGATTGTTATGTTCATTAGTATATTATTCGTATACAATAATATACTAAATCAATCAATAAATGCAAAAAACGTTGCAATAAAACAGAAATAATGTAGAAATGCGTGGGATTTTATATGTTCTGGACTGCACCAATGTATTTTAGAATAGTGATTGCTAAACCAAGCTGCTAGACCAATATAAATCAACAATATTGAATAAATTAGAGATGTATAATTTAACCCATTTTTAATGAATATTGTGTAGATTATAAAAGAAAAAATACAAAGTTTTGCAATAGTTGCATCTATTTTATGCAGACTTGTTCCTCGCAGCGGATTTCTCCAGAAATACTGCGAAGTTATTATCGTCGCAACTAACAGTGCCGCGAGTGCCGTTTCTATCAAATTTTTATTCGAATACAAATAAAAATATATAAGTGAAATTACCAACAGTAAGTTTGTGTAAAGCAATATTCGATACATCACGCGTATTTATCTAAAATACAAGTAGGAATTAATTTATCTTTTATAGCATCGAGTTTCTTAAAACATTTGTTAATTGTAACCTCACTAACACCACATATCGTCTTGATGTCCGTTTTACTGATGTTCAGATTACATGTTTGTGCTATCAGGTAGACGATGCCTGCGGCAATCGAGTGGGGTGTATTATCGTTAATGATACTCTGGTCATCCACTTTCTTTGCGATAAACTTGGACAACATCGTAAGCTCAGGATTAATGTTGAGACGACTACAATACCTGTCGATGAACGCAGCGGGTTTTGTCGTTGCCAGATTTGTCTGCAGAGATGGGTCGACATTTCGCTCTATGTTGTGCAGAATGTTGACTGCCATTGAACAGCCGTTGGTTGCGCTCGTTTTGTCTAAATGGAATACTTCGGCGATTTCGTGCGCGGTCCTTGGGCATCCGTTGAGACGACAGCTGATATAGATTGACGCAGACTTGATTCCGTCGCGATTCATTCCTCGAAACATCTGTTGCTCGGAAATATCCTTATGTATGGCCATTGCGTCGTCAATGAATATTTTAGGAATACCGGCATTTTGTGCCATAACCGTGATGAACTGAAACTCGTCGTATAGCGATTTTTCCTTGTGAGGCATCGATTGCCACTCCGTCCACTTACGTATTTTCCGCATCTCGTATGACGAGTTGCTCGAACAAATTACCTTGCAACCATAGGATGATTCCACCAACAGGGGGTTTATAGGATTACCACAACGGGTGGTGTCTTTCGAATTGTTTCGGTCGTCGGAACCATAAAATCGCCATTCTGGCGAGTAATCCAGGGTTTTAGTGTTTATAATACCACAGCCAGAATTTGAACATGTCGGGAATCCTTCTTCTGTAATTACCAGATTACCAGTGTTGCACATACCACATACTCCGGCTTCCTTCATTTCATATACAATTTCGGCGTCTTTTTGGTCTATGTCAAACACGGACCATAGCTTCTCTTTTTCGGCGTTGGATAATGTAGTCTTTTTCTTCTGTGTTTTCGAGACGTCGCTCTTTGGCTTCTTAATTACTATATTTGATGTGTCCATTATACTTATAAACAAATAAAATAAAATATACCAAACGCAATCAATTTTATCTAATGTTATTCTATAATGGCGGGATTACCATCAATTGCGGGATTACCATCAATGGCGGGATTACCATCAATACCCGGATTAGCTTCCCTTACTGGTGCAGCTCCAGCGGCAGCAGTAGCAGCTCCAGCATCTGGAGGTGTAAGTTCGTCAGATACTAAAGCAATTTGTGACCAATTTAAATCATTGTTTAAGGAAAACGAGACACTTTATGCGGACGCAATAAAAGATGCTGTAACTAAATACTTTGCAAGCGAAGAAATGATGAAAGAGTTAAATGCCTCATTTTCCAAAGCAATATTGCAATATATGGAAAACCAAAGTTTCAAGCAAGTCGCTCAGGTAGAAGTAAGTAAAGTGCTAGGAGAAATATTACGCGAACCAATTGAGAAAGCTCTTAAAAATCACGAACAATACACAAATATATGTAAGTCAATACTCGCAAAAAAAAGAACTGTCACAGGTGGGAGAAGAGCTAAATCTCGTAAAATGACTATTAAACGTCGAAAGTAATCTTCTTCTCAACTTTCTCTAAAAGGTCCTGTCCATATACCGACGGCCTATAGTTCTTAATAGGCGTATATTTCGTATCTTTTTGTTGTGTGGTCTGATTCACCTGTTGCTCGGGTTCCTGTTTCTCTACAACATTACCCTTTTCATCGACTACAACACCCATCTTCTTCTTAATCTCGCTACGAACATACGACGGAACCCAGTTATGCCAAGATATGAATAACGTATTTGGATGCATATATTTTACGTGAAACCCATTGTGTTCTAGTTGAGACACCAGATACCCCATACATTCACCCTTATCATATATAGGTTCTCCCACTAAATATTCAGGGACATTAAACCACACAAAATTATCATTGCAATTCTTATTCTTTGCAGTGTGTTGGATTCGCTTATGGATTCGATTCAATATTTTATTGAAAATGGATAGTTGTTTCAAATCTCGCTTCTGACGACGCTCATATAATTCGTCAATATTCAACTTGTTGTTTGTGGCTTCATCATGGTCAAATAAAAATATGGATGACATTTTACTATATAGGTTTTATATAATAAAATACATAAAAAATTAACTGATATACAACATAAATGGAACAACCAGATAATGAGAATGAAAAAAAGGAAAACATAATAGAGCATCTTGTCATATCAGGTGGCGGGCAGACGGGATTTACATTTTATGGGATTCTAAAGGAATCTGCTAAGCAGGGATTCTGGAACATAAACAACATAAAGTCCATCTACGGTGTGTCGATTGGTACATTCATTGCGGTGATTTTATGTTTGAAATATGACTGGGATACAATCGACACATATTTAATCAATCGACCTTGGCAGAATGTATTCAAGGTTGATATATATACGATTCTACAAGCATTTGAACAGAGGGGTATTTTTGGGATTGATGCTATGGAAAAAATGTTGGGACCACTCTTTGCTGGTGTGGATATATCCATGTCCATTACATTGAAAGAATTTTACGAACTAAATGGCATCGACCTATATTTTTATACTACCGAACTGAATCAATTCAAACAAGTTAAAATGTCACATAAAACACACCCAGATTGGCGAGTAATTGATGCCGTTTACGCGTCTTGCACACTACCGATTATATTTGCGCCATTAATCAAAGGTGCAGAATGTTTCATCGATGGTGGTGCTCTGTGTAGTTATCCTATGAAATCGTGTTTAGATGATGGTAATGACCCCAACACGATTCTGGGTATAAAAAAATTATATGCGACTAGTAGTTTGGTGAATGAAAAATCGTCGCTATTTGATTATCTAATGGTCGTTCTTAAAAATACTATTTCTGTATTGAATGGTAATGAAACAAATTTAATAAAAAACGAAATATTACTAGATGGAGACCACACTACAATAGATAATCTCTTGTCACTAGCATCGTCGAAGGAAGAGCGAGATGCGAATATAGCACGCGGCATAACAATATTCAATGATTTCATGCAGCAACACTAGAATTTTTCCGTGTGCATCGGAACTTCGCATTTCGTGTATAACCGACTTTGCAGTTAGCAACACATCGTCTCGTATTTGGATTGAGTTCCTTGTTCTCTGGACATGCCACTGACTTGCGCGTGCATCGGAATTTTGCATCCCTTGTGATTCCTGGTTTACAGGGTTCTACGCAACGACTTGTTATAGGATTACGTTCTTTGCCTAATTGACTACATGGTGTGAGAACTTTATTTACATCAATTGATTGCACTATATCATCATCTTCGTCGACGGGGGGTGCAATCGCGGTTAATATTGCATGTTCATGTATACGTAATCCATATTTCGCTAATAGTCCAGTTTCGTCGAGCATGGACTCGTATGTTTGCAGGAAGAACTCTGCCGTGCAACGAACGCTCACACGAGATGACACCGCCATCATTGCTAATCCATAAAATTTCGAGAACATATCATTTCCGATAAGCGGTTTGAATGAACCAAGAATGTGCATAAATGACATGCCTAATCCATATACGTCAATGGTTTTCAGAGATTTTTCCAAAAACTCATTATAATAACCCGGCGTAAAATCGTTGACAAACATATCATAATAATCACGTTTAATATAAGCGTATGTAGCCAGCGCAGTTTTTTCATTTGTCTTATAGTTGATATAGGACATTAACACTTCTACGTGTTCTTTAATATGCGCCCAAACCCTAGGAAACAGTATGCGTCTCTCGTCTACAGTCCTATTTGCGTATTCGGTATAGTTCTTTTTATTCAAGAACATCATCTCTAGCGGAAACGACCAGTGTTCAACTGCATGACTATTTCTGGATTGAATACTCCTATTTTTTAGACTTTCATATCTGATCATGTGACCAAAGTCGATGAAATTAATCCTGTGTTCCGTTTCATTATATACAATATTCTGTGGCTTCAAATCGTGATGAATTACGCCGTTTGTTCCGAGAACATTTATACCTAATATAACACGATGCGCTTCTATTAAAAAACGCTCTATATCTTCCTTGGTCTTAGTATTCACTGTATCTACATACCCAGATAAATCCAATCCACCATCTTGCATAATCAGCAATTTCATTTTTTTAAGGTCTTTGCTTTTTATCCACTTGCATTTATCGACTTCTTTAATAGTATCGGTATCGATTACGGGGTCGCATTCGTCTGGTTTGCCTATATAAAAATCCTTGTTCGCATCCACACTATCGATAGTATCATATTCTTTCAATTCTGAAACAGCATGTTGTTTCGTCATTATTTTTGACAACTTTCCTTCATACGACATATCGGGTCGGTCTTTACATTTCAGACTGGGTTTATGAACGCACCCATATGCGCCTTCTCCGAGAACAGTCATACTAATCTATATATTAATATGAATATTATATTTAGTTACGCGTCCGTTAGAACTGTGTTAACGAAGGTAGCTAAAGAATCCTTCGTTATTTTGGAATCGAATTCAACCGTTTCTCCACCATCAATCACTAGCTTAATGGTGGGATACGACTGGATATTGTATTTCTTGATTAGTGCGGCAATCCTATCGGCTGACGGACTACTTTCGCCTTTATAATTTGCTGGGCTATCATCCGTGCAATTCACCTCGACACATTTCAGTGCGTAGCCATTGATAGGTTTACCGTCGTATGCTGACTTGAATTTATCCCACTCGGGTTTAGCAGTCTTGCAATGCGGGCACCAGTCAACGAAGAACATCATTATTGTGGCATTCTTGTTATTCCGGTCCGCGTTCGCTACGTCGGCGAATTTGGTTACGGCTATCTTATCCTTCATGTATTTTTGATATCCATAATAACTGGCTATGGAGAACACTACGAAGAGAACAACCACTAAAATGATGAACGAATAGCGACTGGTATAATTTAGGATAGCATCGACAATCTTCGACATTTTTATATAATACTGTATTATATAAAATTTTATACAACTAAACTATTCGTATAATATATACATATGGGTAAAACTAGAAAAAATCGTATCTTTTCGGATACAGAATACAACAGCAATGATGGTATGCTAACGAGTGTTTGGGGACCAAGTATGTGGCACTACTTACACACTATGAGTTTCAACTACCCTGTGAATCCTAGTAGCGACGATAAACATCATTATCGTGATTTCGTTTTGAGCTTGCGTTGGACGCTACCATGTGGGAAATGTCGTAAGAATCTAAAAATGAATTTTCAAAAATTACCATTACGTATGAAACATATGGAGTCCCGATTAACATTTTCGAAGTATGTGTATGACCTTCACGAATTAATCAATACCATGCTAAATAAAGATTCGGGGCTGACGTATGACATGGTAAGAGAACGCTATGAACATTTTAGGTCAAGATGTATGAAACCCGTAGAGGTAAAACCCGTTGAAGAGAAGGGTTGTGTAGAACCACTTTATGAGGGCGAGAAAGCAAAGTGTGTTCTGAAAATAGTCCCACAAACTGAGAAGTGTGACACATTTCAGATAGACAATAAATGTATCAAGAAAAGTGTATGATGTATATTTTAGCGCTTTTCAATTATATAAAATAACTCGCAATTATATATAATGTCAACAGACACTGACGAGATAAAAATACCCTTCTGGGGAAGTAATCCAAACATAATACTACAATCGGATTATGTAACCGAATTATTTCCAGTGGAATCCATGACATACGAACAAAAATTAAATGCTATCACGCGTGGGATTATACTGATATCTATAGTAAGTTTCGCACTGACGCGCAATTTTAGAATCATCGTGGTTTCTATACTGACTATTCTATCGATATACCTTTTACAGTTGCACCAGGAACGGGAGAACGATAAGAAGAAAAAGGTTGTAGAGGAAAAATTCGTGAATCCCGCTGATGATGTTCTCAAATCTAAGTCCATATTGAGGGATGCAAGTGTCTTCGACACACCGGATTCATCAAACCCGTTTGGTAATACGCTTGTAACAGACTATCAATATAATCCAAATAAAAAACCCGCTCCACCGGCATTTAACGAAAGCGTAAATGAAAAAATACTCGCCCAGGCGAAAACGTTAGTCAAGGAGCTCAACCCTGACCAACCGGACATTTCCGATAAATTGTTCAAGGATTTAGGAGAACAATACGTTTTCGAACAATCGCTTCGCCAGTTTACATCGAATCCGTCCACCACTGTTATGAACGACCAGACTGGATTTGCCGACTTCTGTTATGGTTCGATGACATCTTGCAAAGAGGGTAATTTGTTCGCTTGTGCGAGAAATCTACCCCGCCATCTGAATTATTAGAAAAATATATTATAATACTATAGTATAATATATGATGAATTTCAATATGATGGAACGTTTGGGCTTTGACACTTCTCGCCGCAATGAATCAAATACTAAATACGCGAATTACATGCTTGATAATCAATTCGGTTCAAGCAAGTCGGATGACCATGTTAAGTTTGCCACACTCGCACCCAAAATTAATTTTAGGGGAACGGTCGGTGGACTTCCGGGGTCTGCCGTTGATTACGATTCGCTCTTGGTTATTAAAACGGAGCAACAGCGCTCCTTCGAAAAGCTCCAATTAATCCAGCGCCCATTTGCAACAGTTCCTTATTTAGGAAGAGGCACCAGTGACCCTATTTTGGAATCTCGCTTACAGCAGGGCGAGATGATGAATGAAAAAAAGAGCATTTCCACTATTGCGGATGCGCCATATGTCGATAACGCGGCCTACCCTATGATGTCTACCTTAAAGGACCGTGTTACTAATGCCGCTTACTCTGTTGAGGAGGCTGCACTATCCGGATGGGTTCGTGGCGGACAATCTTCCAGGGAAATGGAGGGTGATGTGGTTAGTAAGAAGAAGTAAAATGTTTATATACATGGTGTAAATAGTATAATACCATGATGTCAATTGCGGGTTATTACAATTATTTTAAACCCTTGAAGAATTAAAATTAGACGAAGTCCAATTTTTTCTTAAGGATTATGACCTATAAATTTCCAAACGGACGCTTAAAGCGTCCCATTTGAAATCTTCATCGGTTTAAAATACATATTATATATATATTATGTATTTTGATATTGGTTCGAATGTAGGTAACTGGAGTTTAGCAAATAGTAAGCAATGTGATAAAATAATTTCAATAGAAGCGTCGCCTACAACATTTAAAAAATTAGTAGATAATTGTAAGAATGATGATAATATAATATTACTTAATTATGCCGTTTGTAATAACAATGGCAACGATATAACATTTTATCAAGCGGATTGTGATACTTTATCAACTATCAATAAGGAATGGTTGACGGCTGAAACTTCAAGATTTCATAATGCGAGTTATACAGAAATCACTTGCAAGACAATAACTATAGATAAATTAATAGAACAATATGGATTACCCAATTTTATCAAAATAGATGTTGAAGGCGGAGAATATGAATGTATTCGTTCTTTAACTCAAAAAGTTGAGTTACTGTGTTTTGAGTGGGCAAGTGAAACTAATACAATTACTTTAAATTGCATAGATTACTTGTTTACATTAGGTTATACAAAATACTATATTCAAATGCAAGATAATTATTTATTTAGACCAAATGATGACGAGTTCTGTAATATTTTTACTGTAAAACAAAAACTATCAACTACTATACCAAAACGAGATTGGGGAATGATATGGTGTAAATAATTCTGAATTTTTATATCAAAAACTATTCTGACATAAAGTAATAGTGTGTTACTATAAAACATATAAACAAATCTCGACAATCATACAAATAAATGTATAATCATAGAATCAAAGTAAAATATGACGACAACCTAGGGTATCGCGATTGTGTGCGCCGTGTATTTAATATGGATGTTTCGGGAATCGAAATCCAAGACGATATTGACGATGTTACAAAAGATGAAATGATATACGACGACAGAAACGTAAGCGCCGGTCTCGACTACCTATATGACAAAACGAAGGGTGTTAAGGCATTCCGCGACCTATATTTGGTGGGTGCGAGTCGTATGTTCTCCGAAAACCTTGAAATTGGAATGGCGGTGGTGTTTTCATACGACTATTTCGAGCTGTTTCATTTATGTTTAGTCGATTTTTTTAATGCCGGCGAAACGATAACGGTGGACAATGAGAATTATGTGAAACTACATAAGAAAATATCGTAATCTATTATATAATGGCTTCTACTCGTGATAAAAATGCGCCCGGCAATTATAAGTTGGAAAAACAAGGCAATCTTACGAGAATCAATTATCGTGTCAGCGAATATGGACGCCCTATGGCTTCCTATCACCCTGGTGATGGATTACTTGCGGCGAAAACGTCGCGCTGGGAGCTGTCACAGAATGCATGCGACATTGAATCGCAGCTGTTTGGCATTGGTTCCAGCGATTTAGAGAATTCGCGACCGGTCGTTCAACCGGCGCTGAATAAGCTGAAAAGTTTGTCTATAATCGACAAACCGGATGTGATTTTACCGGAACCCATTGCGGTGAGCTCAATCAACCGTCCACTTTTTTTGAACTGAGTGGTTGTTTTTATTTTTATTTTTATTTTTATTTTCATTTTCATTTTTTATATTATTACTATTACTATTAATCATAGTAATAGCAAACTGTTTTAAGCCATCGAAGAATTCAAATTAGACTCTGAATGCGTATGCAATATAGACTGTATTTCTTCTTCATTTTTCATAACATGATAATGAGCATTCAATCCACCGAGACATGTTGGATTTTCAGTTTGATGTATAATTATCTCTGGACAAAAAGCTTTCAATCTACCTTCCAATTCAATTCTATCTACCGCATCGTATGCAGAATACCCATTTATATTTACGTGAAATTTCAAATTTGCTAGATTAATCTTCTTACAATATCCTAATGCTTCCCATACTGACCCTTCATTACATTCGCCATCAGAAAGCACGCAATATATATTTCTAGTTTTATCTGACAAAGCTAACCCAACGGCAACCAATATAGCAGAACCCAGAGAACCAGCGGATACATGTATACCCTTATCTATATTTCTACTAGGATGGATTCCCATTTCATTCAGTAAATCTTCTGCATTTATCTTACCGCCGGAGTATTTCTCTATGGCAACGTATTGTGCTAATCCTGCGTGTCCTGCAGAGAGAACAACTATGTCGTTTTCGTGTTTTTGTTTATATATGCTATCAATTATAGGATACATTGTTACACAACTACCAATGTGAGATAAATTGTGTTTGTATGATATATCCAATATACGATTCATTATATTACCTTATGGTATATCTGCTTTATATTTATTATACATTTGTTTGATTCCATCTTCCAATGAATATTTAATAGTATAATAATCCTGTAATTTTGTAGTATCACATACCCACATATCAGAATCATATTTTTTTGATTCAATGTGCAAGTATTCATCAAACATATGACCTGTAACAGTTTCGAAACATTTTACTAAATCATGGTTAGAAGTTTGAATACCAGTTCCAATATTGATAATATCGAACGTCGTTCGATTATTTTTAGAAATTATTAATAAAGCATCAATAAAGTCATCTATATATACATAATCATGAAAGCCATACGAAATTGATACAGTTCTTTCACCATTTATCAGTTTTCGGAACAAAATGTTCAAAAATTTATTTGGTTTTTCGCCTATGCCATAAACAGTAAACGGTCGGATTATAATAGTTGGTATATTATATGTATTTGAATATGACTGAGCTAACATAGAACATGCTGCTTTTGTGCCTTCGTATATAGTTCTAGGTTCTAATACATCATTTTCTGACATAGGCTTATTTTTTTTTCCATACTCCGAAGATGACCCGATAATTATAAGTTTTTTCAAATTGTTAGCTGCTCGACAGTATTCAAGTATATTATATGTTTGTAAAATATTGCTCTCAAACATTTTATCATTGTCATATATTTCAGCTCCTACATGATATATATAGTCTGGTTGAATATTATGTAAAATATCAGAAATATTATTACTATCATCTTTGATTGTTCCAATAATAGTATGTTCTCCTTTGAGCCTATTTGCAAGGGTTTTGGCTATAAATCCGTTGATTCCCGTTATTAATATCTTCATTTTAATAAAATATAAAGGTCACTAACGTTTATATATAATAATGAAGATAGTGTTTTTTACATGGATAACAAAAAATTATTTGAATACTGTCGTTGATTTTGATAACTTTTATAAAAGTTTCAAGAAATTTCACCCCGACATAGACTTGAAAGTGTTCGGACAATCTGAAGTAGATGCTCTTTTTAAAGAAAAGCCCTGGTTATATAGCGACAATTGTAAGGCAAGTTTTGCAAAATTATTATACGATGACTATGATATGGTTGTTAATATCGACAGTGACTTTTATATATTTGATAGACTAGATGAAATTTTAAAGGGTGATTTTGAAGTAGCAGCGTGTTCTAATTACAATATCATGCAAAATGTCAAGTTGGATGAGCAAGTTATTAATGGTGTGCAAATAAAACCTATATCTGAAGAAAGATACATACAAGGTGGTTTAATTGCGAGCACCAGTAAAAAGTTCTGGGATGACTATGAACTTTTATCAGAGAAACTTGCAAAACAATTACCTCTTAGAGAAAATGATGTGTTGAATATACTATTTCATAACGGAGAATATAAAACCAAGATATTGGATGGAGATTTCGTATTCACTTCTAACTTGTTTAAGCAGTATTATAACTGTGCAAGTTTAGGAAGAGAAAATCAAGTATATGTTATGAACGACAAATTATTTTTAGATGGAAAACCAGTAAGATGCTATCATGTAGCAAGAGGACCATCTGGGGGGTATAAACCCCGAATGCATCAATTATTCAATATATATGTATGTAAATGGTTTGAAGACAAGCTTAATAATAAATAATATGCGAAAAGAATTTGCAAATTATTTATTTCATGAAATGAAAACAAATAGCAAAATTATGCTTATTACAGCTGATATTGGTTATGGAATTCTCGACAAACTACGTATTGAGTTTCCTGATAGAATTTTGAATGTTGGTTCTAGCGAGATGCTTATGATTGGCATTGCAGTTGGACTAAGTTATGACGGTTATATACCAATATGTTATACTATCAGTTCATTTTTGTTATATAGACCTTTCGAAATGATACGAAATTATGTGAACCACGAATGTTTAAATATTAAATTAGTCGGTAGCGGTCGAGATAAAGACTATATTCATGATGGTATAACCCATTGGATGGAAGATGATGTAAAAATTATAACAAATTGTTTTAATAATATACACATATACAAACCAGATATCTTTACAGAAGACACATTTAGAGATTTTATAAATTGTTCTGCTCCATGCTATTTAAACTTAAAGCGAAACGTATAATGCGTTTATATAGATAAATATATGTATATTGAAAATCTATATAGATGGTATATTTACTTGAGAGAACTTTGAAGACCGTTTTAGGGAATGATGTTATGATAAAGACTAATAATTATATAGCAAAGGCACATTTTGATGACCCAAGAAATTACGCAGATTTCATAATCAATCAGATTAATACGGAAAAAATATACCAACCGTATCTAAAAGCAAATCAGGTTATATTTGATATTGGTGCAAATATAGGACTTTTCAGCTTGCATTGTGTAGATAGCGCGAGCGTTATTTACGCATTCGAACCTACGCCACAACATTATAATCTATTATGCGAATTTACAAATAAATTTGATAATATTAAGCCTATAAATTGTGCTATAAGTGATAGGGATTCTAAAATCGAATTTTATATGTCGGATGACAATACTACTATGAATAGTATAACAAATCGCTATGGCAAATCGATAGAAGTAAGCGGTAGGAGTATATTAAGCTTTATTAAGGAATATAATATTGATAAGGTTGATTTTATCAAATGCGACATTGAAGGTAGCGAAATGATTGCATTAACATATGAAACAGTAAAGCCATTATTCGAATTTGTCGATAAATGGTTTATAGAGGTTCACAATACGCCTGACCGCGTTACTCGTGATAATAGAATGATTTTGAAACACATATTCGAAACAGTTGGATACAAATGCGAAGAGAAGGGGTCTGATACCTTATATATTTATAAATAAACAGTTAAATAATATGAAGTTATATTATTTAATTATATATTATGAAGATTATATTCACAACACTACACAATTCAACATACAAACCTCTCGCTGAAAAAACACTGACTCTCAATAAATTACCATATTGTATAAAACATGGATACCCATTATTAGTAAAGGATGATAATTTTCGAAATATACATATAGGTTTTGAAAAGGCATATTTAATACAGACGGCATTCAATGATTATCCTGATTGTGAATGGGTGTTTTTTTCAGAATGTGATACATTTATTACAAATATGGATATTAAATTAGAAGACTTGATACACGGTGAGAATAAACATGTTGTCATTACGGCTGACATAAATGGAATAAATGCTGGTAGTTTTTTTGTAAAAAATTCTGCTGAAGGAAAAGGCTTTATAAATGATATGATTGATAATATTGGAAAGTTTGAACATGAACAAGCGTTTATAATAGATTCATATTTTGGTTCCAAGAAACACACCGATATTATAGCTTTATATCCACAGAAGAAATTTAATTCGTATGATTATTATTTATATGGTTCTACATTTCCTACAGGACTCGATTATTTTGGAAACAATGGAAGGTGGGAACCAGGTGATTTTATTATACATTTCGTTGCAAGAACTTTAAAAGAACGTTTGATATTGGCGGATGAATATTTACAAAAATCACAAAATCAAATTAAAACGCAATTTTTCAAAATAAACATGTTTTTTAAACCTTAATAATTAGACACTTTACATTTAAAACGGCATGATTCGTGTCGTTTTAAATGTGTAACTGACTTGTGAGTTAATTGCACATGATTGTTTAACAGTCGAGCCAATGTTAAAGAATACAAATCAATTAAACTTGACAATAATTTTCACCACTTCCTTTTTAATGCACTTGCATGCGGAAACGGACAGCTCCTCGCGCTTCTTCCTCGTCTTACCATCAGTCGAGTTCTCCGACTTACGACGAGACGTGCTATTTCGAGCATTCATATCACTCTCAATTGCTTCGTAATTCTCCTCGATGTATTCGACGATTTTGTTCTCAATAGTCCACTTGAAAAAGTTCAGTTGGCCGATAGTCGTCTCCATACAATTATCATTATCGTATGGGATAGTAATGCGCTCCCATCTGCAAAAGGGGTCAAAACGTTTCTTACTGTATGCCTTCAGCTTCAATTTATAGTCATTATAGACCTTGAATCGCCTGGGTTCTCCATAGGAGTCCTTTAGTTCGTATACGGTGAAGTTTTTTTTTGCATAGTTTGTTACAAACCAATCTACAATACGGAGTGAAATCTTCGATTCGCCGTTGATAATCGAAATCGTCCGCTTGAGATACTCCTTGTTCTCATAAAATGTTAGTAGATTCTGTAGTAATAACTCGTTTTGCGTATTACACTTGGTAGACATTATTGTTTGATACTACGCGCGTTTTTTTATATGTGTTATTTTTTAAATTAATATTCACGGCATTTGCAATTTACTACCAATTTGCCTATAATAATGACCTTCGTATAACTGTCCTTTATCCAATGCCTTTGCTAGAGTTTTATCGCTAATTTTAAGAATACGAATACAATCATATTTACAAGCGAAACTGTTAACAAGTTGGTTCTCGGAGTTATACTGTCCGACGCCATCTTTATATAATAGAGGTTCTCCATATTTGTTAGTGAAATTGTTCTTGAGATTATCATCGCAATTGTCGTATAATAAATAATAATAACCCCTGGACACCTTGAATTGCTTTACTGGTATGTCGAGCGCCGATGTCGATTCATAGCCATTGTTAAGTGATGCAGTTTTTCGGTCCAAATACACATTCAGAATTTCGGTTTTTTCTGGGTTCAGTTTCGCGATATATCCAGGGCTTTTTGCAATCGTCGCTTTTGTAGGTTCGATTTTGGTAATCTTGGTTGCATCCAAGTTGCGGTCTACCAGTAACCATCGGAAACCTTCATAAACGGTGTTCTCTGAAATGGCTTTACTGAGACTGGGACGTTTGATTTTATTGTTCTCATTCATACATTCAGATACAGTTTCATATACGTGTATCAACTGGAATGTCTCGGGGTTGATTTTTTGTAGTCTTGGTCCTAGTGTAACTAATGGTGTATTGAACCCAGTTACCGTTTTTGCTGGAACTCGGTTAATACTACTCGATAATTCCGCAATCGTTCGTTCCAATCCATTTACATTGTTGAGTAGTAGTTTATTCATATCGACTAATTCAGTTAAAAATGCATTTGTCGATGTGCCATTATATTCAGTCATCAATTTCAGATTTTCGTTTTCGAGTCTCAACTGCTCAATACTACTTCCATCGAAATATTTAACATTATTTTTAATTATATTGGTTAACATTAAATAAGTCAAGTTCCTTCCAACTAGAAACAATTCTACTTCATTTGCATGTCCTTCCAAATTAGTTACTTGATTTGCCTTAACGTTCTCGTGATTATGAATGAAACTTTCGAAATCTTTACTACGATTTACAGCGAAACAGTCTAATAACAATGCTTCATCAAATTTTGATTTATGCTCTGCAAACCGATTGGTTATTCCGCGACGGCTTTCTCCGATTTTTATTACATACGTTCCATTTTCATATGTCTTTACCTTTACGATATACACAATCGATATATCTTTGTCATATTCGGCTAGTAGGATTTTCTGGCGGTCTAGTTCCTTCTCTTTCAGCAATTTTGTATAAGATTCTTTGTTGCGATTTTCGATATCTAGAATCTGATTACCCTTTTGTTCTAATTGTTTTTTCAATTCGTCCGATTCCTCTTGAATAACTTCATGTAATATTTCTTCTAGTTTTATGAAATATTCGTGTAGTTCATTTGCTTTTTGAGTTCCCGCTTTAATACAAAATAGTTTGAATGTTTTAATATTAAGCATAATTACTTCTTTATTGTGACCGCCATGATTATTTCCATCTTGCTCCCCCGATCGGGGGAGCAAGTTCTTGTAATCAGTATCTATATTGAAATGTCTTTCAAGAACGCGTTTTGCACCATATTTTTGATTAAATCCCAACCATTCCCAAACATTATCCAAATCTATAACAAAATCTGTTGTTTGATGGTAATTCAAATAACAATAAAATGATGTTACAAACAATTGTTGTTGTGACTCTGTAAAATGGTCCTTGATTCGCTTTAACAGCTTATTGTTATACGTGCCAGATAGCTTAGTGATATTTGTGTTCTCGATTAAACTAACTACATTTAATGATGTCATGGTTATATACTATCTACGTCTAGTTTCTTTATATTGATTTTGCTTTAAATAAACAAAAGCAATATATTGCTTAAAAATGTCATTTTTAGACCTGAATAGTCGATAAAAAATATACTAAATTTATATTTTTTATTGTATATACCACTATCCGCACTGCTTAGTTGCTGTAAGCAACGCCCGCCATGCCCGACATCACGCGGAGAACGTTGTAGTTAACCGCATAAACACGGACCTTAGCCGTGTTAGTTCCGGAAACCGTTCCGGATGACAGCACAAGCTGGAGCACAGCGTTATCAATGCGCGAGAAGTTGCACGTGCCGCTCGGTTGGTGCTCTTCGGGCCTCAGCGCGAAGGAATACACGTTGATACCCGTGTCCGGGGCACGGGTGTGGTGCTGGAACGGCTGAACAACATCGAAGTAGGACCCCTCACGCTCGGAGAAGCGGTCCTGGCCGTTAAGCTGGAGCTTAGCGGTGACGACGGGGTTCTCTCCCCAGCAGTGCATGTCAAGAGCAGTCTCAGCGAGCACGAAGGTGCCGGCATCAGAGAGGCCAGAGGGAAAGCCGCCGCCCTCACCGAGGAATCCGGTGTGCATATCGGAGGCAAGGATACCGGTAACGGCAGTAGCAACGTCAATGGCTCCGGGGGTCTCGAAGAGGCCGGTGGAGTTGATGAATCCGTTGGTGCCAAGCATGGTGTCGGGCGCACCGAAGGCATGGATAGCGTTCGGGAGAGCATCGATGGCATCAGTGTAGTTGAAGGGCTGGGCGCCGAGGGTCTTGAAGAGGGTCTGGCCGGCCGTGAGGGACGAGCAGTAGTCGACGTTGGCGTCGGGCTGAACAACCCAGAGAAGCTCCTTGCACGGGTGGTTGAAGTTGAGCTTGATCTTGTTGGAGGAGGACCCAACGGACTCGTCTCCAGTGAACTGGAGCTGCTCGAAGAGATACTCGTGGGGGTTCTGCGCCATCTTCCTGCGCTCATCCGTGTCGAGGAAGATGTAGTCGACGTAGAGGGAGGCCGCAACAAGGGACTGCTGGTAGGCAGTAGTGACCTGCGCCGCACCGCTGGTGGGGACGAGGGACCCAACCGCCCAGAGGCACTCGCCGATGGGGCGAAGATCGAGGTTAATCTTGACCTCGTGGTACTGGAGGGCAATCAAGGGGAGGGCAAGGCCGGGGTTGCGGCAGAACCAGAACTGAAGGGGAACATAGAGCGTGGTCTCAGGGAGGGCGTTGCGGGGAGCGCAAACCTGGCCCGGGACGCCAGTGGCAGCGCAGGGTCCGGAAACTCCAGCGAACGTGGGGTCCGTGATGTAGGTGAGCTGCGTGGTGTTTCCAATCATCCTGAAGTATCCACGCTGCTGCTCAGAGGTGAGCGTAACCTGGTTCCAGATGTGCATCCAGTCTCCATACTGGCGGTCGATGCGCTGACCTCCAATCTCGACCTCAACCTGGGCAACAAGCTGCTCGCCGACGAAGTCCATCCAACGGGCATAGACTCCCGCGGAGAAGGCTCCAGTGGTGTTCTTCATAGACTGATTGATCTCAGGGAGAGTGACCTGAAGGTAGGTGCGGTAAGCAAGATCTCCGTTCCTGGAGATGGTGCAGGTAACACGGCGACCGAAGTCAGCCTGACCAGAGAAGGTCTGCTCGATGGACTCCATCGCGAAGTTGGTGTGGCGCCTGTAAGACACCTTCCAGAAAGTGATCTCAGGGGTTCCCGTGAGGAAAACGTCCTGCGCGCCGTAAGCTACAAGTTGCATAAGTGCTCCGCCCATGGTTTATAATATAGTATACCAAAAGATAATATTTTGGAGAAAATACGAAATTAAATAATTAAATTACACTTCCTAAAGTTTTTCCATCGACCTTCATATTTTCGGTGACGAACTTCTCTAAATAATCAGCCATGAAAACTTCGCGCTTGCCTTCATGTTTTTTCGTAAATATATAATTGTCCTCACTTTTCTTAACTGACCATCCAGTGTCAATTGCATTCATTATGAATTGCATCTTCTGAAATGTTGTTCGGTCTATCTGCTTGTCCATAATTTATACATATTGCAATTACTATATTAATTTGGTTTTACCTAAATTCCAATAATAATAATAATATTATTTAAACTCATTCATTATATAGAAGATATTCAATATATTACTAAAATGAAGAAGGCAGACCCAATACAACATACTATCGACAAAAAACATAGTCAAATGTTGGAGGATTTTCATAATAATGAGACCGTTCGAATACCAGAACTAATACAACAAAAGGATACAATAAAGCAACAACTACGTGCTACAAGTTCAGAACAGGTTGAATTACGGATGGAACTGAAAGACCAAATTAATACTATCAATGACAGAATTAAACATTACAAATTGAGAAAGAAACAATACCTACTAGATAATTCGGAACACATATTCAACTATTTCGAAGAGAAAAAGAAGATATCGAGCGGAGGGACTAAAAAGGTGAATGTTCTAAATGATTTCTTTAAACTGAAGCAGACTGTCGATGATTCTACAGACAAACCGTGCACATCTAAAAAATCAATTGTCAATTATTGGAAAAATGTAAACAATGAGATTGTAAACCCACATGATTTTGTTATGCCTACCGACATTTGTTGTTTTTGCAGTAAGGGCGAGATGATTCCAGAAGATGAAGATGGTGTGTTGATATGTAATAACCGCGATTGCGCTAAGTTTGTGAGTTATATAGTGGACAGTTCGAAACCATCCAATAAAGAGGCACCAAATGAAGTATCATATACAGCGTATATTCGACTGAACCATTTCAAGGAAATCTTATCGCAATTTCAGGCAAAGGAGACCACACAGATACCAGAAGACGTCATAGAAAATATTCGTATTCGAATTAAAAAAGAACGCATACAGAACCTTGCTGAAGAAATCAATTATGACAAAATGCGCGAGATTCTGCGCAAACTTGGTTATAATAAATATTTCGAACATATCCAATATATCAACTCCATTTTCGGTATCCGACCACCCATTATGAACGAACATTTGCACGAAACTCTATGCGTTCTCTTTATCGAAATACAGAAACCGTGGGCAGTTCATTGTCCAGCGAATCGAACCAATTTCTTCAATTATACCTATACCCTATACCAGCTATGCGTTCTCCTGGACCAGACACAATATTTGCCCTATATACCTTTGATGAAAGACCGCGAAAAGCAATTGGAACAGGACCAAATATGGTGCAAGGTTTGTAAAGACTTGGATTGGGAATATTACCCGACTGTTTAAACCATTGAAGGGCGTAAACACCCTACCACTTGAATGTCTGCACGTATTCAGCGAATCCAATATCAGAGCGAGTATTATTATCAATATCTAGCTTTCGTAGTTCATCGACATTTTCATATATAAGGAAGATACTGTCGAACAAATCGTATTTGTCGTCCTCATCCTCGCTTTCCGAATCAGAATCATTCGTTTGTTGTTTGCTGAAGTGGTCACGCTTTTTAGCATGCATATGCGGTCTACGAACTACGCTTGGTAGTAACTGTGGATTGTTAATAACGAAATATGGAGCAGTAGTGTCCGAACGCTGCGACGTAGACTTGAGACGAGTTATAAACGCATATTTGTCAATATCGGAATCAAATTGAACTAAAGGGAAATTGTTGTCCCTGGTGAGAGGCGTATTGTAGATAAATATCTGCAACGTTACGGGCATTCTTTTTTGGAGTAGAATATATAAAATCTACTTCAAATCAATTTTTACATACCAACGCGGGGAAATCCTACGAGATTCGCACCAATACCGAAGCCGGCACCACCGCGAGCAGACGAAGCCATCGACGGGACGAAGACGTCGAGTACGGAGAACGTGGCAGCGGCGGTGAGCGCGATGATGATAACCTCCTCAACATTGAGTTGCTTCTTGGGGATGGCATAGGCAGCAATCGCAACCATGATACCCTCCACGATGTACTTAATAGCACGCTTGACTAATTCGCTAAAATCGATGCCGGACATTGTTATAATATATACTAGTATAATAAAAAAATTACGCTTAAAATATATACAATTTAAAAACACTTAAATAAATACCTAGACTAGGTGTATAGAAAATGTCCGGATTTGAACGACACAATCTTGAGAACGGGGAAGTTAATCCTAAATATATTGACTTGTGCGACGAGGACCCTCCGATTGCCGGACAGAAGTTTGCATGCATGTCATTCGTTTCGCCGGAGAAGATTCTGAAGAAGCGCGAGATTTTCATGTTTGAGCAGTTTTTGAAGCAGTGGGAATTCTCTAAATGCATGGAAAAGTCGCTTGATTTCCTTAATTTCGCCGCGTATAAGTATGGGCTAAAGGTTGACGATATTGTAGCTGATTTCAACGAGTTCGTTAAGGAGGAGGAGACCAAGTTGCGTGCTGGTGGCGTCGACGACGATTTCAAGACGTTTATGGACAAGAACGAGGACAAGCTGGGCGAGCAGTTCAATCGCGCTCATGCTTTCCAGACTTCCGTGCGTGGCCTGAAGCTGCGTGGTGTGTTCGCCAATCAGGATGAGGCGGAGATGAAGTGCAAGAAGATTCGCGAGGTGGACCCGCATCACGACATTTTCGTTGGACCCGTCGGTATGTGGATTCCTTGGGACCCAGATGCGTATAAGACTGGACGCATCGAGTTCATGGAGGAGGAGCTCAATCAGCTACACCACGAGAAGCTCAAGAATGAGACGAAGGCGAAGGAGGAGTTCGAGCGCCGTGTCAAGGAGACTAAGCAGAAGGCAATTAAGGAGAACATCGAGTTGGCGAAGAAGAGTGGTAATGTTCTCACGCAGACGCTAAATGAGGATGGACAGTTGATTGGAGTGAAGGAGACTGTGAATTTCGATGAGCGTGAGGTTTCGGATAGTGCCAGTGTGAATGTTCGTAATGAGCTCTTGCGCGAGGCTACGATTGCCAATAGCAAGTAGTTTTTGGGGGAAAAAATTATATTTTTATAGAAATAAAATATAATTATTTATTTGCGGGCAGTTCTCCTTTTCTTGCCACCGTTCTTATTTTTATTCTTGTTTTTCTTAGAACTCTTGTTTCTATTTCTCCTCTTTCCACCTGTATTAGGAGCGGCGGCAGGAGCTGCAGGTGTAGAAGGAGTAACGGCAGCAGGAACAGCTGCAACTGGAGCACTCTTAGCTTTAGTTACATCCCCCTCAGCCTTTGCGATATCCTCGGTGCACTTTTGCTTGATTGATTTTAGTGTATCTTTTGCCGCAGTAACTTCTTTCGTTTCAGGACCAAATATATTGAACGATGCAAACGAATCCAAAAAACTAGCCATTCGAATTATACACTATAAGTAGAGATTTTGCTAAACTGTTACATAATAAAATTCGCCGCATTCTGTCTTTGTTTCTTTAACTAATTTTATAGCATGCGCACGTATTATCAATAACTCTTTTTCACATTAATATTCGCCCCTTTCTTCGCATTCTTGTTCTTCGATGGGTCATACGCATCGTCTTCGTCGTCTGAACCCATATTCTTCGATATGTCCCAGAATTCCTTCGAACCTAACCTAAAACTGGGGTGGTTGTCGGCCTTATACCAGAATATTTGGTCAGTCAACTTATTCGATTTTGCATTATTATTGATTACCAAACACTCGTAATTTTCCGTTGTGTTATCCATGATAGCACAAAATGATTCCAATGTAGGAAACATACTGGCATAATTCTCCCAAATACGCTTCCGATTTGTCAAATATGGTTCTCGCAGGATAAACACGTAATCAATGTTAGTTCGCAAGTTCGGCGGAATGCCTAACGGGTATTGCATAGTTATGATTAACATCACCTTCCAATGGCGTCCATTCATAAATAGGAGTCGCATCATCTTGTCGCGAGTCCATGTTTGGTCATAGAGACAATCGTCCATAATGACAAATGCACGTGGGTCGATTGTGGTTCTCTTATATGTATCGATTTCCCGTTTCATCTGTTTCATAACAGCCTTCTGTCTCCGTAAGACATTCTCGATAAGCACCGTATTATATTCATCGTGAATGAACAGTTTAGGAACGTGCTCTTTATAGAAACCGTTGCCCGCTTCCGTTCCGGATATGACAGTGCCAATCGGAATATCCTGATGATAGAACAATAAATCTCTTACCAAGAATGACTTACCAGTGTCGCGGCGTCCTATGAGAACCACCACCGGCCCTTTATTCTCATCGGCCTTGAAGGTAATGTCACGCATATTAAATTTTTTCAAATGCAATGTCATTTATAAAGTTCGACTATAAATTATAAATAGAGAACAAACGTTCATATTGTCCAATTAATATGTGATTTACAGTTATAAAATGTTAGAGTTCGCCAAAGAGTTCCATCCTCTAAATCTAGAACATTTAGAAAAACAGTTTACCCCAACATCAGACGATTTAAAACATGACTATAATCCATTTCAGCTAAACTCTTTCCAGTATTATCAACCAGTTATCAAACTATTATTCGATATCAGAGAACATAACTATAATGTAATTCAACTGAATCATAAGCATCATATGGTTGATTTAACCACCGTCGTAGACACTCTCACTGGTAAGCAAGTCAATAAACCCATTTTCATTAAATACTCGCCACTACTGGACCCGATACGCTATATGATTGGCAGATATGACGCAGAAAGTGACGACATACGCACTCTACCCTCAGTGGATGGTTGCAAATTTGAGAAACTGAATTCCACGAATAATGCATCCTATAGTGATGGTTTCTTCTGCTTACTATCGAGTAAGTTACTCGAATTGCACGATTTCAAGCACTCGATTGATTACTATGGGTCGTTCTCGGCAGTCCAGAAGAAATTTAAGATGAATATTGCTGATGATTATGAATATTTGAATAACTCGAATTTCTTCTTGGATAATGTGAATAAATACTTCCGAATCAATCGTCATCGTGTGTCTTCGATGATGAATCAGAATTCGAGAGATAATCGCGAAAAGCTAAAGATAACTGACGCTGATGAAATGATTCCTGACGCATTAAATTTAGATGACATTTCATATGACCTAAACGAGGTATCACTTGATGCTTTGGAAGAAGTTTACACACATGAAACCGGAAACAAAGATGAAGATGAAGAAACAGATGAAGATGAAGATACTGATGAGGATGACGATGACGATGATGATGAGGACGATGATGAGGATGACGATGACGATGACGATGAGGATGATGAGGACGATGAAGAGGATGAAGAGGATGAAGATGAGGATGAAGATGATGATGATGACGATGACGATGATGAGGGGGGCGTGCGGGGGGTGGATACCCCCGCAGAGGAAGAGACCAATATATTCGCCTATATCGATAACTTTCCCGTGCAAATGATATGTCTCGAAAAGTGCGACGGAACCCTCGATGACTTATTTGTCGATGAGGAGATTGACGATGAAACTGGCGCAAGCGCACTATTCCAAGTCGTCATGACACTTATCGCATACCAAACGGCATTCAATTTCACCCATAATGACCTACATACAAATAATATTATGTATGTAAATACGGATGTAGAATTCCTATATTATAAGTTCAACAATGTATACTATAAGGTGCCGACGTATGGTAAAATCTTCAAAATCATCGACTTCGGCCGTAGCATTTATAAATACAAGGGCAAGCTGTTTTGCAGCGATAGTTTCGCCACAGGTGGTGATGCGGCGACACAATACAACTTCGAACCATATTACAATAGCAAATATCCTATTATAGAACCAAACTATAGTTTCGACCTCTGTCGTCTGGGTTGCTCCATATTCGATTTTATTATCGATGGCAAGCCTGTAACCGAACTACAGAAGACCGTATATCGCTGGTGTCTGGATGATAAGAAAAACAGTATATTATACAAACGCAACGGGTCAGAGCGATATCCGGACTTCAAGTTATATAAGATGATTGCAAAGACGGTTCATGACCATACGCCACAGAATCAATTATCATTCCCATTTTTCAGTCAATTCGCCACGCCAGTTGAAGTGGCGGATTACATGAATCTCGATAAAATACCCAGTTATGCATAGTCGTTTATTAATGTCATTTATTTGAATAAATGATATTAAACCCTTGAAGAATTAAAATCCCGGAACATCTGTAAACACCTGCGTAGGAGCTGACACAGTGAAATCGCTCGTTCCTAACATCTCCGCCACAGGTCCACTCGCCTGGAAAAACAAGAAGATGGGAACAAATGCACACGCCATAACTAGCAGCGTGTCGCGAATAAGGAACTTGAGTGGCTTGTTCTCCTTATCGACAAATTTCATTTCCACTAACTTTGCAAAAAAGAATAACACTGCAATCGAAATAGTAATAATAATGGGCTTTTCCATCGTTTGTGTATAGTAAATCGCTAAAGATTTAGTTTACTGATTTTACGCAAAAAGCTCCTCTACGCCATCGAGAGTAATTGCACTACCAATTGAGTCCGATTTATTCATATCGAAAACGTCCATTTCACCTAAATCGATGCTATCTGTATGAATCTTGATTTTATCATCATCGTCGCTATCCTCCTCCTCTTCCAGTTTGCGCTGTATAGCACGAGACGTGCTAATCTCCTCTAGGCGTTCGACATTCTTCGGAGCATTTACATCGGAAATCTTACCAGTTTCCGAGTCAAATACGCTGTCAAAATCATTGAATTTCAACTGAGTTACGACCGGCTCGTTGTCTATATTGGAAATTGATGGAACCATTTGAGGTTCTTCCGCCTTTTCCTCTTTCGTTTCCTGCTTGACATCATTTACAACCTCCTTTTCATTCTTTTCTTTTTCCGGTTCAATGTTCTCAATAATGACCTCCTCTTCTTGTTCAACGGCTTCATCCATGTAAGCACGAATAATCGCCTCCGTAGGAATGCTATCGCGAATCGTATTGAGAATGCATTCCTGGACAATCATTTCTAGTTCCCTACCATTGCGCTGAACGAGTAATGGTGATATGTTCTTTTCAAATAAATAAACGTTAGTATAACACTTGCGCGCAACGTTAATATACACCTTATGGATGAAACTATCCAAATTCGGTGTAGTGATGTCGATTTTCTTCTGTTTGTTGCCTACGCGGACACATGTGAGAACCTTGAGCTGAATGATATGAACACATGTAATTAAATCATCTAAATAATTACACCCACTACGTTCGATAATGCGCTTACGTTCCTCTTCGATGATGTTGGCATTCCACTTAGGGACACGCGAGATTAGATTTTGGAAAGTCATTAAATACTTACCAACTTCGTCATTATCGATACATAACTTCCACGACTCGTTGAAGATGGAGCGCATGCCCTCAATCACTAAAGGTGTGAATATACTTACTAATCGACTGCACCATTCATTTCTGGATTCCTGCAGATTCGAGAGAACAAAATCATCCATATTTTATAGAAATCAACCATATTTTTTTACCTAAACATAAACGCAATCCACCTTTTCCACCTTTAAAAAGGTGGAGCCAAATCCACCTTTAGAAAAGGTGGAGCCAAACATTTATATTGTAAGGCATTTTACTATATGACATAAAGGTATAATTCGCCCACCTCCATAGCAAAAGGAGGGGTCAAAGGGGAACCAAGGTTCCCCTTAAACCTTGGTTCCCCTTCCCCTTAAATAAACGATATCTTGTTTATCTCACGGTTCTCTCGTAAAAACATGAAATTCAACAAATACATCAACAACATCTTCTCGCATCGAAATTCGGCCTTTACTTTATTGAAAAACATGAGA